TACCTGCATCATTTATAACTAAATAAGGAAAAGATTCAACATAGGCGGGTATAAATGGTTCTACACCTGGTGATCCGTTCTTCCAATAATAACCTAAAGACTTTAATAATTCATTTATTTCTTCCCATCTTTCTGGATTACGACAATAAATTACTTTTCTAGTCATATAACCATTTTCTTATTTCATATAAATCATCATTACAATCTCCGTCTATAAAAGAATCTATACTTATAACTTTTCCAATAGAAGTACTAGATCCTATTATATAATTATTTTTAGCTGCATGAGGACTAAAATTAATAATCATGAATTTATCATGAGTAATATATGCTCTTTCAGCAGGATCTTTACCAAAATAAGTATATCCCTGTTTTAATAACTCTTTAGTTAATCTATTATATTCATTTTCAGATAGAACTTCTATTGATAATTGTTTTTCAGTCATAATAAATAATTTTAAGTGCTTTTTGTAATCCAAAATAATCAGGATCAGATATTGTCATATAATCATCTAAAGAAATAGCAGTATATCCCTTATCAGTTTTATAATGATAAACTCTTTTAGTTGCACCAGCATATATTCCACATACATATAAATATGGACGACTAGAATCATATGGTACTAATTTAGTATCTACAGGAGAGTCAACATCTCCTGTCCATTTATATCCTTGTGATGCTAATACACCACAAGCTTTTTCGTATTCATTTATATCTTTTGTTTTAATTACGTATGTAATATGCATAATTTTAAATTTAAAATAGTGGCTACTAATTTCACCACTATTTAACGGGACGTATTAATGATAGTAATGTTTTCCTTGATCCATTATATTATGATCATAGTATTTGTAATCAAATAAATGTTCTATAAGATGATCGCAATTACATAATAAAGAAACACTAGTATCTTCTACCATGTAAGGTGTAGCATCATCAGTCTCTACAATAATATCTCCTTTAGAAAGACCTCTATTACATGATTCAATAAACATATCATGTGCTTTCTGTAAAAGACAATTAATGCTGGTAGCTTCTACTTCAGCTACTTTCTCATATGAATGAGAATTAAGAGTACCTAATAAATTAAGTTCTCCATTTAATGGAAATAAGATTAAGTATTTCATATTGAGTTGGTTTTAAGTTTTTGTTCAAGTTTATCTAGGTAGTATTCACATACAAATAATGATGCTGGTATTATTCTATCCGTATTAGCTAAGCCATTTTTGATATCATAATACTGAGTATAATAATGTCTATTATCAGCATACATAAAGATTTTATATCTTTCATCTTGATCAACACGATCGTAAATTGTTATTTCTCTTGTATCAACAAAAGGAAGTTTACCTAGTTTCCTATAGATAAGACAAACCTTTCTGAATTGTTCTAAATTATCTATAGTTATATATTCCATCAGTCTTTATATATTATCTTTCTAGCCTCTATCAATTCTATATTAATACCTTGTTTTATAATAGGTGCAAATTTATTCTCTTTCTCAACATATATTATAGCACTATAACATTGGGACCCATAACAACTAACTATTGATTTATTACTCTTATCATAAAGCATTATAAGATCTCTATATATATCTAAATAGTGATCATCAGTTATTTCACAATGATAAGACGTATCAGTTAATGAGTCTTCCTTATGAGATAAATGAGCAAATATAAATACAGTACCAGTAACATATATTTGTCTAGCTTTTTCCAATACTTGTTGTATATCTTCCATATTATTCTGAATATATTATTTGTCTGGCTTTATCAAGATCTGTAACTACCTTTTCAGTAATATCTGCCCATATACCTTGTCTATATAAACTATATGAGCCTCCCATGTCAACACTATTACTACTAATTGATATCACATTAGAACTGGTAATATATATTTCACTACCAGTAACAGTGAAATCTCCACCCCTACCATCGTAATTAAATAAATTTTTATTATTTACTTTAGTACCAATTGGATATTTCTCTTGAGCTTGTAATAATAGTTTTTGTATTTGTTTCATAGTATTAGATTAATAAATAAACTCTCCCTACCTTTCCTATATAATGACTTTCATACATTACGGGACAGGCTCCAGTAGGGAGGTTTATTATATTTTAATATACTGACTTAACAAATGCTCCAGATACTACTTTACCCTTCACATATTCTGGTTTCCAGTAATATTCATAGATATTCCTAACAGTAACTTTAGAATTACCTGATTGAAGTATCCAATAAGGTTCTTCTGCTTTACCAAAGGGTTTTGTCTCAATAATTTTCCATGATGATGCATCTTGGATCTGAGACTTATCAGTAATTATAATGTATGTTTCTTTACCATCCTTATTACCTCCTTCAGGACAGTAATATACTCTCTTACAGCTCGATCCAAATAGGAGAACTAGTACTACTAAACTTAATATTAAATTTTTCATAGATTTATTTTTAATTATTTGCAAATATCATATTAATTAATGATTGTTCACCAGATGAAAAAGATAAAATTGATTTATCCGTTACTTTAGAATTTGAGTATAATATATCTGGTTTAGTATAATCTATACTAATACTAGTTATCTCAAAGTCCTCATCAAATTTCTGCATATCTAAATTAAATCTTTCAAAGTCTTCTTTTGATGCCTTACTGAACTTATTTAATTGCCCCTCTATAAAAAGTATATCATAAAGTCTATACATAGTAAGTAACTTCTGCATATCTGATTCAATTGTTGGTGGACCAGATGATAATCCTAATAGATTTTTAGTCTTTATATAAGTAACAAAACTAGTTAGTAATCTAGTTACAGTACTCATATATACAGGCATACCACTAGATTCAACTTCATCCTCAATCTTAAAATCAGCTTTAAGTACTTTACCTTCTTCTAATTCAAATGATACATGATTACCAAATTGATATGCTGGAATAATAGTACCAGTAAAATCATTATCTGTAAATGTTCCATCAAAAAGATATTGAGCCAAATGAATCTGATCAACTGGTAACTTTTGTTCTCTAGCTACCAATACTCCATTAGTAAACATAGCAGATAACCATACTAATTTATTGATCAATGATTTACCTGCACCATTCATACCTGTCATCAGTGTTAATTCTTTGAGACCCATATTATGTTCCATTTTCATAGGCTTAGTAATGTTGATATCAATATCAATCATTTGACCCAATTCTTTCTTCTTACTCATCTCTTAATATATTTTCTATTTCTTTATATATAACTTGTTCTCTTACTCCCATATTTTCCATACCATCATTCTCAAATTGTAGTTTAATCCACATTAGAGTTTCTTTGTATTTATCTTCAGGAATAAGCTTGTCATTTTGACTCTTATAATATTCTACTTCATCTCTATATTTCTCTTCATCTGATCTTTGATCAAAATGCCAATCATTAGAATTAATCATATAACTGATCTAATTTATTATAATAATCTTGTATCTCTTTATATGTTGGTTCATATATTATAACATAATCTGAATAATCATTTTTAATATATGAACCAACACCATGTATAAATCTATTTTCTATTATACCCCAAACTATAAAACCTTTTTTTAGAAAATCACTATAGTAATAAATTCTACCATCTTCAGCTATAACATATTTAGGTTCTATAATCATAATCTATAGTTTTATAGTTATTGTTTCATTAAAATCATAATTTACACCATTAGAAGATTTAATTACAATTTGTGGATAAGTATATGATTGTTTTTTACTATAATGTTTACCATTTATTTTAACTCCTTTAATTGCATCCTTTAAAGTTTTAACATGATTAAATTCATCAACTTTAATTGTAGTTATATCACAATTATATACTACAAATGCTTGAATAATAGTATCATATATAACACCACCATATTTACTTTTATATCTAAATTCTTTTCCTACAAGTCCTGAAGGATCAATCAGATTCATATTCTTCTAATAGTTTTGTGATATATATTAATGCTATTAAAGCATTAATACTTGCAATTAGAAATCCAGCACCAGCTGAAGTATTACCAATATAGAATTGATAAACTGATATAAAAATATCCAATACTATAGAAATTATAATTAGAATCTTACCAAATTTTAATGTATCAATCATCTAATTTATTTTTTTATAAATTTAATTATAATAGGTCCTATAATAAAATACCCTATAAGAAATCCTACTATCCAACATATTACAAATCTTGCTATTTCTTCCATAATTATAATTTAATCCGTTTATAAATGGTTGTAGGATACACAGTATCCTTTTTATTAAGTATCTTGATTTCTGTTATCGTAGTATCATTGTAATTCTTATCACTTTTAATCCATTCATTATCTGATGATTTTTCTATAGTAATATACTTGGGCATCATTATACCATACATTACAGCAAAACTTATTGCTCCTACTATTAATCCAACCATATAAGAATTTGTCTTTAGATCCCACATACTTACTGTAAGTATACTAAATAGTATAAGTAGTATTACTGTTATTATTAATTGCATCATGACATATCGTATTCTAATATCTGTTTACAAATCTGTTCAAGTTCATCAGTCATTGGTACTTCATAAAATAATGGAGTAATATGCTGAAGAGCTCTCATATGAAACTTATCATATGGTCTTTTATTAAGGAATATTAATAACCTATCTTTTTCATCTTCATCAGAGAGCTTATTAGTCTGTTCTCTGATACTTTTTAAAAATCTTCTATCTGCATCAGTTAATACAGGTGTCTTTAATGCATAAAATAGCTTATATATTACATAACCTATAAATACTATTAATAATACAATTAATAAGTTCATACTTAATCCTCCTCTTTTAGTTTGTTATACACTTCATCATGGATCTCATATGCTTTATCTAGCATATCTTTCCATTGTTCATCAGTTAATTCCATATTTCTTTCTAAATTGTTTACTAAACCATACTTCTTCTGAAGGAACTATAATACACATAAAAAATAATACTATAATTACGCATCTTGTAACCATATAATTTGTGGTAGTATAGTGTATTATATCAGCTCCTACCCATCTGTAATCACGATCTTGATTAATATACCAATTTGCTGGATTTAATTCCCATGTAAGGAATGCTGCTAATATATATAGTGTAAGTATACTTGATACAAACACTATAACTCTTAATAAATACTTCATAATTTAATCTTTATATATAATATTCAAAGCTTCTTCCAAATCAGTAAGAGGTGGTACAAATCCAGCAGGATATTGTACTATCTTAGACCATCCTTTATCACTATAATATACAGCTCCTCCATTTCCATCAGTTATCCAATCTTGAGTGTTATCATGACTAGAATAATATTTAAATCTACTAGTTCCTACGTATATATTACTCTTGTAATTTGGATCTTTGTATAGAGTATTTGGAGGATAATATTTATTAGCATACTCTAATAATTCTTTTTCAGTCTTCATAGATGATTTTTAAAGCTTTATCTAATTCAATGAAATTATAAGATATAATATCAGACCATTTACCTTTATAATAAACAAATCCACCATATCCATCAGTTATATAATCATCATTAGAATAATATGTAAATCTACCTTGGACAGTACAGTTTGACAAAGATAAGTTAGTATATTCAGCACTTTTATATACTGTACCAATAGGATAGTGTTTATTAGCATATTCTAGGAATTCCTCTTTAGTCTTCATAAATAATCTTTCTTGCTTTCTCTAAATCTGTTAATTCATCAATCATATTAAAGAATTCAAATACTGATATAGGATCATTATATTTTCCTTTTCTAACTCTTAATGCCATATTAGGATATTTTAAGGATCCATGTAATTCTAGTATTGGAAATACTGATTCTACAGATGAATTTACATGTAATTTAGCAAAACCATGTCCTAAAGTATAACCATTCTTATCTAAGTAATCATAAAACTTATATCGTTCTTCAAAATCAATAAACTTTATATATAATGTTTTTTTAGTCTTCATATAATAGTTTTCTAATTCTATTTAAATCAGTATTATGATCTCTCATTTCTATAAATTCTGAATATGATATACCTCTATAAGAAGATTCTAATTCATTATCTCTATATATTCTAAATGGATCATCACTATAATTAAATATTAAATAAGGTGTACTCTCATCAAATTGAATATGTTGTATGTTATCTGCTCCATAAAAATTATATCCCCACTTTACAATTATATTTAATAATGATTTCCATTGAGTTTTATTAGAACATTTAACAGATAATTTTTCTTCAATCTTCATATATTATCTTTCTAATTATATCTAATTCAGTAGATAATATTCCTCCATTATTAAGGAAAGTATCAACACTTATAAATTTATTTCTATCTGATGTTCTATATACTCTTTTAGGTTCATTAAGATCAAGATGTAATTTTATTAAAGGGTGACTAATATCAGGTTCTTGTCTAAGTACTAAAGGTTCTAAACGTTCTCTAAATCCATAACCGTTTTGATTTAAATAATGATATAATCTTAGTCTTTCTTTATTATTCTTTACATCTATAACAATTATTTCAGTCTTCATATATAATATCTCTAGCTTTGTCTAAATCACTTTTATAACCTTCAGGAAGTGATACTATTTCTGCCCACTTTCCATTCCAATATAATGAAGAACCACTATGTATAACAGTTATAAAAGTATTACTACTAATAGTATGTTCTATAATTATTTTACCATTAACTATATGTTCTATAGCTTTTTCTGTTTTACCAGCTGAAGCAGATATATATACAGTACCTTGAGGATATTTCATTATAGCTGTTTCTAATAATAATGCATCTAATAGTTCTTCTTTAGTCCTCTTCATATATAATTCTTCTAGCTTCTTCTAGTTCAGTAGTATGTGTGCTAACATGTTTACCATCAGCCCATTTTCCATCCCAGTATACATAACCTATACCTACTTCAATACCTAATCCAGTAATAGATGGTACATACCTAACTATACAATTTTTATATAAACCTGCAACATCATTATATATACTTCCTATAGGATAATCTCTAGCTGCTCTTTCTAACATTTCTTCTGTTATCATTAGTCTTTATATATAATTTCTAGAGCTTCATTTAATTCATTATTTGGTTTTGATACTATCTCAGCCCAACCATCCCATCCAGTATAAATATATCCATATCCAGCCTCTATAGAAAGACCTCCTACAATTTTAGGACGAAAATCTACTTCTCTTATTGATTTTTTATCCTCTGCATCATAACCAACTGGATGATACTTAGTTCCAATAGGATATTCTTTTATAGCTTTCTCTAATAATTCATGTATATTAGGCATTATATAATTACTGTTAAATCAATTAATAATATTAATAATACAATTATTGTCAATAATCTTTTATCTGTCATATAAGAATTCATCAAGTCCTGATTTATATATTGAATCTTCATGACTATGATCCTCAATATACCTATAATATAAATACCCAATAGATTTAGCTGAAAATACTATTAAAAATATACCAATACATATACCTATAATACATAAACATACTATGAATGCTCCTCCAGTAATAACAGATATAACATCTAGTATAGTTAAAACTTTAGTATTTGTAACAATTATATTTACACCATTAATAATAAAACCTAATAGTATTAATATTATTGTAATCCAAAATGCTTTTACTTTATATTCTTTTTTCATTGTTATCTATCTAAAAAGTCCACCATTAATTTAATACCTATTATTGTAAAAGTAGACACTGATGTCCAAAATTTAACATCTGTAGACCAGAGTCTTGGATTAATACCATTAAATAATATTGCTATTATCCAAACTAGTATTATTAATGCTATTACATTATTATATTTTTTCATATTTAAGTTTGTTTAAAAGAAGTCATCAGGATTCTCAGTTAAATCATAATCTAATGCTTCAAAATAGTCTTTTATAATATAATATAGTTTCCTTATTTTATTATCTTTAGTACCAGTAATACCATCTCCTGATTGATCATATAGATATAAATGAGTTATATTAGTTAACCAAGTTTCAGCCACATCTTCTTCATCATTAAATGCCCCTAATACTAAAAATTGTCTTTCACCAATCATATCTAAAGGAATTATTATTTCATCTGTCCAATGACCTCCTTGACCTCTATTTATAATAGGTTTTTGATTTGTATAAGGTTGTATAAGTTTTTCTATAATAGATAACATTATAGTTGTATTCCAATGTTTCATAATTTCTTTAAATAAAAAGAGTAGACAGCATTACACCATCTACTCTCACATCAACCATAGTCTACGACAACTAATCTTTTTTATCTTCTATAGAGGGGATATATTTAATACTTTCAATAGCATATTCATATCCTTTCATAAAAGCTTCGTTTTGTAATTCTTTTACCCTACGTATAGGTACTTCATAAATAGCTTTTGTCTCTCTAGGATATACTTGATCAGCTAGTATTTGTAATTCATCTTTAGTCATATTATTATTCTTTATAAAAGTGATCTTTCTTAAATTGTTCATAAGCTGATGCTATACCAACTTCAGGATTTCTTTGTACAGCAGCCATACCTGAGAAAAATGCTAATTTTATTTGCGTCTCAGTATATTTAACTACTTCTTTTTCTTTTTTAGGAATGCTTTTATCTACAAATACTGTATTTATAAATATTAATGGTATTCCTATAATTAGTATTAGTATTAGGACTATAATCATGATTTTAGTTTTAATTGTGTTTCAAGTTTATTTAGATAATATTCACATGTAAATAATACTGTTGATATTACTTTATATTTTTTATCTGTATCTTTATAAATACGATCATACACAAAAAATGTATTATAATACATATTACCTCCTGTTATAGTTTTAGGATCTATACAATATAATTCATCATCATATAGTATATAATTTTCAATATTATAACGTATAGTATTATATTTCTCCATGTGACCTATGGAATATGATCCAAATATAGCCATGCTACTTAATAATCTAGTAGTAAGTAAAAATTGATTTACATCTAATACTTCTATATATACTAACATAAATTTTGTTTTAATATGGTTATCATCTCCTATAGAAACAATAACCATATGGTTAATTACTTAAGTTTGTTAGTATATACAACCTTGTTGTTAAATCTAACTAGTGACTTTTTAAGTCTTTTCAATTGTACTTTCTCTTGAGTTGTCATAATATGTGGTTTTAAGTTATTTAATCTCTTTTACTATTACTCCTATCATAGCAACAGAATCTTTAGGATCTATTGTTAATTTAGACATATTAATATATACTGTATCTTTAGCAGAAAATCCACCAATACTATCAGTTATATTAAATACTGTATTTCTTTCAAGTTCTCTTACTTGATAAATATATTTATTCTTTGTATGTCGTTTATCTTTTTGATCTGATGTTATTGCAATAGCAATTATTATTAAGAATGATATTATCATACCTATCATACCTATTGAACCTGCAATCTCTGAATCAATTACTAGACCTATTATTGTTATAATTAGGCTAATAAAAAATATTATCATTAATGTTTCCATAGTTTTATGTTTAAGTTTTTTATTATTTATTTATAAATCATATAAGACGTGAATTAATTATTACTCCCTCTCGTTTAAGCTTTTGACGGACCTCCCTTTACAGCTCTTCCTATGATTTAATTACAGCCATCTGTATTCTAATATAATATAGGATAGGTATAGTATTGTCTCCTATCGACCTTAGCTAAATAGTTGCTATGTTCTACACTGAACTACTATATTATATTAGCTCACCCTTTGGAAGCTGATACAAATCTAGCTTATCTTGGATATAATCCTCGTCACCGTTTTGAATATCAGGAGGATTTTAACCCTTTAATTAATCTACAATTACTTAATCGTGCTTTAATGCTTAAGACCTACTTTTATTTGGTCACCTTGATTGTATTTAATAATTAATTAGAAGAATTAAAACCCTCTGAGAATGATACATTACTATACAGACTATAACTGCTTCAATCCTGAAGTTTGAATTACACTTGTTCGCCAGAACATATCTTTATTTATCTTTTAACATTAATGGTCTCCATCTTCTTTTAGGATGTTTCTCAAATTGTATTGGATTACCAGTATTATGTTCATAATATGCATCAATAAGACCTGTATCTTTAGTACTAGCCCAACCTTCTTCATCTACAAAATCTGATACATGTTGCCAATACACACCATATGCTTCTATAATTTCTTCTTTAGTCATATTATTTATATTTATCTTCTAACTTATCTAGATTAGATATTATTTCATCTATATTAAAGTCTTTATAACCAATTTCCTCTTTTATATATGACCAAGTATATATTATATTATTCCTAGAAACCTCTTTTTTAAGATCATAATGGACCATAAATAAATTTTTATTATCTTCTGTTAAATATATATAAGAATTATAATCTTTTTGTTCCTCTGAATATCTAGTTTTAGAAGGACTGTAATATTTTATATCTATAGAATTTAAATATTCATTAGCTTGTTTAAATTCTAAATCATCATTACATTTTATAAATATATATTTTGTAATTATATCAGGTATCATAATATCTAACTATATAAGCCATATTCTATTCTACCAAGTATATTATCTACTTCTACTATTCCTCCAGGAAACTTCATATACTGAGCTGGTGTCTTACCATTTAATGCTCTAATATTACTATTAAACCATCTCTTAGCTTTCTCTTTACCAAATACATCTATAGCATGTTTATATACTTGTATCTTATTCATACTATTTTGTTCTAATATCTACTTGCTTGATAATTTCGTTAAATATATCTATCGTAGTACCATATAAAAATCCATGGTTCTTAATATCAACTAAATCTAATTTAATAGATATAAGATCATCATGTGTTGCTTTCTGAAGAATGTTATTTATCTCTGTAGTATCCATTAGTTAAATAGTTTATGATGATAACATTCTGTTGGATGGTCTTTATAAAACCATCTCCTACCTATTTCAAATCTTATATAAGCTAAACTATTACTTCTATTAGTATAACCATTTATTCTATTCTGTCTATACCTTTTTTTATTTGATTCCATGTTATAGCTATTAAATTAGTCTCCAGAATTATCCAGAGATTAATTAGTTTAATAAGGAATCACACCTCTTTCACATCCTTTATTGAAACCTCCTTTTAAAGGACATCCATTACACATTTTCAGGATTTTGTGTTGCTGTTCATAAACTAGCTTAATTAGTATCTTATTATTCTGCTATTTCAACTAAAGTTAATGTAGTATGTGATACCCATTTCTCTAGTTGTTCAGATTCTCCTCTTCTATTAAGTGCAGAGTATTTAATTTGTACTTTACTATCTTTAATAGTATTGATATCTGTGATAACACAATTACCTATAACTACATATTCTTGATCATATGTAACTGGAACACCTAATTCTCTAGTTGTTTTAGGTACATATCCATATATCTTATCTGAACATACTACTTCTTGACCTATTTTAAAGTCAATATCATTAGTAAATCCACAAAGATTATTATAGATAAGACTAATTGTATCCTTCTCTATTCCTATAGCAATAATAGTCTCAGTCAACATCTCAGCATGAGGAAATGACTTATCAAATGATGCTAATAGATTGTTAGCAATAGTGTCTACTTGTACTGTGATTTTAATTTCTTGATTGAACTTTTTCATGTTGTCGTATTTTAAATTGTGATTGATTAGTTAAATAGTGGGAGCTGATTCCTTATATATCAGCTTTATCCCATCTTATGAGTTATTCCACTTATCTTTTTCTTCTTGTGTATCTACTATCCTGAAATTATAACCATAATATGGTTTATTTGTATCATCTCCAATATCTAGATTATACATTATATCTTCTAATTCTTTAATAGATAATGATTCTAAGTCATCTGGTTGACACTGTCTAATAGCTTGAGCAGCTTCTGCTTTAGTTAGACATAATGATGATTTCCATCCCATAATATTATAGTTTAAGTATGTATATTAATTTAATAAGATCATCTACATATAACATGTTTCTAGTTATAGTATTTACCTCATCTTCATGTCTTTGAGCTGTTGATCCCTCTCTTATAAAGACATAATATTCACCCTTTCCTTTATCATTGCATACAGTCAATGTTATAGATTTATATGTAATATATCTTCCTCCAGGAGTAAGTGGATCTTCTTCATCAGTATCAATAAGTATTAACTCATAACTATCTTGAATTAGACTTGGTCTAGCTATAAATCCCTTCTGTAGAAGAATATCAGGTGTAATCTTAATTCTACCCCAATTGGGATTAGTTATAACATAATATAGAGCTGCAACATATATTGCTATAACTGCAATAAATAATAATATAATATATGTTGACATAATTAGTTAATTAAATACATATACCAAATAGACCATAATAACGATATAACTACTATAGATAAAGGATCTGATATTTCCTTATTTTTTATTATTGCAAATGTTAATGTTAATGTAAATGCTAAGTATAGCATTATTAAGAATGTTATCATTGTCGTAGTTTTAAGAGTTAATTATTTGGTTAATAATGTAGTATGATAAGCTGTCAATCCAAACCTATCTCCTAAATAGTTTATAAGTTCAATAGCTTGTTCTCTGTTAATAGAACTTCCATAACCTTCATTATTCTGATTATAACTTGTTATTTGAACTAATTCTGGTTGTAATGGATTGTCAGCTATAATAATAGTTCTATCAGAATTATGAGCTGATGACTCTAATGTTAATATTTTCATGATTATTTGATTTAGTTAATATTTGAGGTCATAGTTGGATTCGAACCAACGTTCCTTTCGGTTTTAATGGTGTTGCAGACCATCTCATTACCACTCTGACATATGACCTTATTATTTGATTAAATAGAATACCTACGTGATTCACGTTTATCAAAATGTATATAAACAAACTTACCATCATAACTAAAATGATATAAATCTTGTTTAATACTACTAGATTCTATATCCCATCTAATAGCATTATTTAATGCATTATGAGGAATCATAGGTAATAATTGTTTTTCTTCCTTTGTCATGATTATTTAATTTAGTTAAAAGCCTCCGTCTCTATTTCCTGAAGAAAGAACTATTCAGGTAAAGTAATACATATAATAGAATAAGCTTTGGTATTATCTTTAGTAAATCCTGTTAAACAGTAATCACTACCAATATCACTAACCTTTTGAGCTTCTCTACTTCCACCTATGTTATTAAAACCACCTAAGTGATCATTAATAACAGGTATAGTTTCAGCAGCTGTATTTCTAGTATAATCTCTTCTACTTCCTGTAGAAAGATCTATAATTGTTATATAGTATCTCTTCATTATCTAGTTCCCCAAGCTTTAGTTAATTCATGTAAGTTATCTAGTTCATGTAACTTATTAGTACTAGTTTTATGTTTATCTCTAATCTCATCTAGAGTATATATCTCATTAAGATATATATTACCACTAATATCACCAGCTACATATTTGTTTGTATTTACTATTGGTAAGTATACCAAGTTAGCAATTAATATCTTTTTCATTGTCGTATTTGTTAAAAGGTTGATAATCAATTAGTTGTGAAGGATACTATAACTGTATATCTTGATTAATAATAATACATTTAGCAATTAGATCATTATTGAATACTTCATTATCAAGTCTTTCTATAACAATCATATGAGTTATAATACAATCACCATACACTTCATATGCTTTATTTACTAGTCTTGAATCCATATTTGTATCAATCCAATTAGTAATAGTATATATATCATTTACTTGATAAGGTATTATAATACCCATTTCATATTCTTCACAATCTACTATATTAGAATGTATTGGACATATTAGTTTTGGTGTTCTCATTTGAGTTAGATTAGTTTATAGCTATTAGTTAGTTATCTCTAATTGGTAAAGTTAGACTAATCTAACTTGTTATGGATTGTTCTTCTTGATAATACCCACACACTCACTCACACCTAAACGTCCTCTAAACATGTTTTAACGTCGATTATATAGATATAACAACTAATAAAAGAGTAGATAAGTGCAGAATATACAACGAATGTATTAGATAAACATTGTAAGAAAGTGTTTGGTGTTATATGTTCTGGAGTAATTAGATGATCAACAGTATATAACAACAGAGCTAGTAGTATATATATAGACAGAGATAATAATAAACAATTAAATAACTCTGTTTTGTTTCTTTTTATAAGGGAAATCAGTTTCATAGGTAGAAGTTTAGTTATTATTAGTTAATTGATAGTTAATTATATTTCAGATGTTTATACTTTATCACAGGATGAGTATGAAACATATTTTACTTTAAAGAAAATAACTACTATAGATGATGTATTATTGGCTGATTGATCATAGATCTTATAACTTAATCCAAATAACATGTCTATAGTAGTTAATATACTATGTCTATTAGCCTACTCAAGGAGTCATCATAGGTTGCTGGCCTTCACATAAAACCAGACTAATAAGATCTATAGTATTAATAATAGAGAATAGAACCACAATGTGGACAAAGTAAGAAGCTTACAATGAATCACTCTCTATAAAAGATTAATATAACATCAACTTCCTCCATGGTTTAGCTGTCTTGTTCTCTTCATAGTATTTGAGACCCAATTAGATGTTATAATTAACTATATTAATAAAGAACATAATATAGGTAGAACATTAGTCTATCACATAATGATAGTTTAAGTAACAAGCATGTCTATTATAACATGCTTGTGTACCCATTAGAACTCCCGTAGGAGTGGTGTTGATTAAGCACCAATTAAATCACCATCTTCTACTTGAGCATTCACCAACCACAATGTGCCTTCTAAAGATACACCTTGTTTGGTTTCAACACCTGGACCAGCTACAGTAATGAATTTCTGTACATCATCTTTGTTGAATTTGTCAGCCATAAAGACTACTCCAACAGGTGTAGAACAGAATTGTCTGCCTTTACCTTTTTTGAATTGAAGTCCATCCAATCCTGCTACTTTCATAAATCTGTCTAAAGGAATTAATCCTTGATTGCTTAATTCAGCCATAATAATATAGTTTAAAGTGGGGCACCATTGCCGCTAATAGTAAGACGGGGAGCATTGAGTAGTACCCACATACACACTAAAACACACTATAAAAATTATGGGTAAAAATTTTTATATTTGTACATGAAGAAACATGATAGAGTAATATGGAATAATAAGAAATGTATTATATGGAATGTATTAGAGGATGGATTTATAATAAAGATTATGTCAAATGATCCAATAGAATCTATGGATTTTATAGATATTAAAGTTAAAGTTGATGAGATAGAACTTTATTATAAATAATTAGTATATTTGATTTATTAAGGTAGTCCTTTATAAGTTAGCGTCGACAACCAATAATAATAATATATGGCTTGGGAGATAGATAATGATACAGGAGAAATATTAAATACTTATATTTATAATGGTATAAAAGTAACTACTGTATATAATCCTAAATTTGATATAATATCTCTTGGAGATGCTAAAGAAATAAATAGATTATTAGAATTGTATAATATTAGACAATATTTAAAAGAAGATATATGAGTGCAACATTAGATGAGACAGCAAAATTACAGGATTATTCAAGTAGAGCAATACCTACTCAAGAACAGAAACAAAAATATGTAGATCAAATAGCTCAATCAGCTAAAGAATATATACAATCAGCTCATAATAACTCAGGTATAATGATGGGGAAAAATAGTTTAACTATACAAGGTACAACAGCATGGACTACAATAGCAGCACCAAGTACAGGCACAACATATACAGATCCAACATCTATTAAATTAGCAGTAGCTGAAGGAGAGATTAAAAGCCTTAAAGATGAAGTAAATAAACTTAAAGAAATGTCTAATCAATTATTTGATATGATTAGTAAAATAACCACAGATAAACAAGATGAGTTGGAACGAATCAGAGAAATTATTAAAGCTTAATGGTCCAGGTACAGGACCCTTACAATCTTTTAGATTAGTATTTTTAGATTTTAATAATGAAGATATATTAATTACTCCTGAAGAAAGATTTAAGAAAGATCTAGAAGAAATACGTATCTTTATATATGGAGAGTAAAGATATAGAGCAATATTTAAAAGATATATTTACAAGTAATGGTCATTCAGTAAAATCTATTGCTGTACATACAGGTAGTGGAGGAAAAGCTATGATTGATAAGGCTGTTCAAGATGCATTTAAGTTAATGACTATTACTTTAGAAACTACTATTAAAGAAAAAGAACTCGAAGATGCTAGAAAAATTATATATGAAGACTAACTGGGAAGGAATAGAAGATTAATGACAATAGAAGATCAAGATGAAATAACTAGATTAGGTTATTATCCAGTTAAAGAAGATAGTAAAACATATACTAATGGTAAAGATTGGATAATGTTAAATGAGTTATTATATCTAATAAAATTAGATAGAGAGAATAAAAGAAAAATGTTTTGGGGATATTAATAATAATCACTATATTTACTATATGAAAGTACAACAAATCTTTATACAACAACAATGGCATCCGTTTTATTACGGGGGTTATATTTGTGTGTAAAGGTTTAATATAAAATATTACCCTTTCTCCCGAAGGTAAACCCCTAGTCTTAATTGATTAGGGGTTTTTTGTTTAAGGAGAATTTATCTTGTGGTATAGGAGTCTGGTTTATCTAACCTCAATTGGACTGAGGAGTACGGGGGTTCAAATCCCTCCCACAAGACTGATTATGGGTTCACACTAAACATTCGAACGAGAATGGAAGTGTAATTGGAACTGTAACTCAGTGGTAGAGTGATTCCCTGAAGAGGAGTTGGTCATAGGTTCGAATCCTATTGGTTCCACATATATTCAGATAGCTCAGTTGGTGAGAGCAACAAGCTTATACCTTGTAGGTCACTGGTTCAAATCCAGTTCTGAATACTATATTGCTCTATAGTATATTGATAGTACAAGAAGTTTTGGTCTTCTTAGAAATGGTTTGATTCCATTTAGAGCAACTGTGTCTATAGTGTTAGTGATAGCACGACAAATTGTGGTTTTGTTAGGGTCAGTTTGAATCTGACTAGACACCTTTGTCAGGGAAGCTTAATTGGTCAAGCATTGGATTCCAACCCCAAAGAAAGTAGGTTCGACTCCTACCTCTGGCGCATAGTAAAGCTAGTATATTAATTTATACTAGCTTTTATTGTTTATAACTTAATATAAATTATAATAACTATTACTAGTTTATATCTATAATTAGAATAAATTTGTAATGTTTAAACTTAATAAGTATATTATAATATGAAACCACAAAATAATACGGAAGAAAGAGTACCAACTCAAGCAGAACAAGTTAATGCATTAAAACAATTGATGCCTTTAAAAAGACTTCAAGTTGAGTTACAGAATCTTAATACAACATTTGCAGAATTAAAAGTAAGAGAACATGAAGCTGTAAATAAATTACAACAATTTGAACAAGCTCAAATGGAAGCTCAAAGAGCTCAAGAGCAATTTCAAATGGAGAATATAGTTAAACATACTATTACACAAGAAGATATTGATCTTAATCCTGAGATTAAAGAAGCTGGTATTAAAGTAGGACAAGAAATTGGTATTCCTAAAGAAGTGTATACTAATTTAAACTTAGCTAATAAAGTATCCCTTGAAGATGATGCTGTTAAAGATGAAATAGATCCACCTTCTGAAAAAGATTCAGAGTTAGATGAAGCTAGAGAAGATGTTAAATCTAATCTATCAGTAGTAAAAGATTAAACATAGAGGGTTTAAATACCCTCTTATTGTGGGGTGGAGCAGTTGGTAGCTCGTTGGGCTCATAACCCAAAGGTCGTCAGTTCGAGTCTGACTCCCGCAACTAAACTAACAATATGAAAACAGTAACAATTGAAGATGTAAATAATGCTATTCTAAAGGAAGAATATGTTACATTAGGAGTTAAAACAGCGGCATGTATATTAACACTTAAAAACGGATTTGAAGTTATAGGAACATCAGCTGCTGTAGATCCAGCTAACTATAATTTAGAAGTAGGTAAGCCATATGCTAAACAAAGAGCTTTAGATAAAGTATGGGAACTAGAAGGTTATCTATTACAAAGTAAATAATCAATAAGGCAAATTGGGTGAGTGGTTAACTGACAGTCTGCAAAACTGTTTACACTAGTTCGAATCTAGTATTTGCCTCATATATAAATAAACCAACACTTATGAATAATACAGATATTGAAGCATTAATAACAGATCCAGTTAAAGTAACACAAATTAATTTTACTCTATCAGAAGATAATAAGCTTGTTAATGGTATGTATAGAATTCCACAATGTGATTTAGTTCCTTCTAAATTATGGGGACACACTGTAAGTACTCCTCTTTTTACATACTCAGGTAGTGATATCAAAGTTATAAAATAATGGCACGAGTAAATCAAATATTAAAGAAAGTACAGATGTCTAAATGGGATATAGTTAAATATCAAATTCTTACATACTGTTACTTAAAGAAAATTACTGTTAGTGATTCTGATTTAGAATGTTTAACTCTACTATCTATCAATGGAGAACAAGAGCTTACTACCTTTTGTACAGAAGTACATACTAGAAATATATTTCAGTCATCACAGACTGTAAGAAATGCTCTAAGTAAAGCTGAAAAGAAAGAGTTGATACTTAAACAAGGTAGAAGTAAAAAAAAGATTTCTATTAATCCTGAATTACAAGTACAAGTATTAGGTAATATATTATTAGATTATAAATTTTTAGCAGTTGAATCCTAGGAAATCAAAAGATCTTATTGAAGAAGTTGCTGATGATTTGTCAGTGTCACAAAATCTAGTAGAAGCTGTAACAAAACTTTACTGGAAAGAAGTATGGCAGAATCTTACATCTTTATCTTCTCCTAAAGTACATATAGAAAACTTAGGAGATTTTAATATAAAGCATTGGTTACTAGAAAAAGAAATACTTAAATGCACCAATCTTAAACTTAAAAATAAAGATCTAATTAAATCTAAATATGTATCAGGTATTACTATTGAGGAGCGTATGAGTATGATTAGTAATATTAAGTTACAAGTTGAAGAGGAGAAACAACGTAAAGATTTTATATATGAACATAAAAAAATTATTAAAGAATTTGATTCAGATATTCAAGAATAGAAAAGCTATACTACAAGGATTATACTTTAAGTTTATTAAGTTTGATTCATATGTAGAAGACGTAGCTTTATCTAGATTATCTATTTGTGAGATGTGTCCTAAAATAGATTATGTAGGAGATAAATGTATGGTAACTGGATCTCAACCTTGTTGTGCTGAATGTGGTTGTTCTTTAGCATTTAAATTGAGAGCAATGTCTACAGAATGTCCACTAGGGAAGTGGAAGGCTGTTATGAGTGAAGAACAAGAAGATAAATTAAGTCAATAATATGAAATTACAATTCCACGAAGAAAAGCATGAGTACATATCTCCTGAAGAAGATATTGATTGGATTTCTGCAACTACATTAATAAGTGCTTTTAAACAACCATTTAGTCCAGATCAAGCTGCTAAATCTTCTAAGAATAAGAAAAGTAAATGGTATGGTTTATCTGAACCTGATATTTTATCTCTATGGAGTAAAGAAGCTAAAAGAGCTACAGATCTTGGTACATGGTATCATAATCAACAAGAAAAATTACTATGTGAAGTATCTACTATAGAGAGGGAAGGGACAGAATTACCAATATTTACTCCAACATATAATGAGGGTATCAAGTATGCACCTGATCAAAAACTTACTACAGGGATATATCCTGAACATTTTATGTATTTACAATCAGCTGGAGTATGTGGTCAATCAGATAGAACAGAAGTTGTTTATGATGTAGTACATATTAGAGATTATAAGACTAATAAAGAAATCAAACATAGAGGTTATATAAATTGGGAGGGAATAGCTCAGAAGATGCAAGCTCCTTTACAACATCTTGAAGATTGTCATATGACTCATTATGCTTTACAACTAAGTTTGTATATGTATATGATTTTAAAGCATAATCCAAAATTAAAACCAGGAACATTAGCTATTGAACATATCAAATTTAAAGAGGCAGGAAGAGATAAATATGATTACCCTATAACTTATCTAGATGAACAAGGAAACCCTGTTGTAGAGTCTGTAACAGTGCATGAATTACCATATATGAAGTCTGAGATTATAACACTATTAGCATATCTTAAAGATAATAGAGCTAAGATCAAAAAGAAATGATTAAATTATAGTATAGACATTTAAATTTTAAAAGTATGGGATCAATGCTAATCAGTGCAGATTTTGAATTAGGTCAAACAATATATGTGAAAACTGATATGGAACAAAGACCATATATAGTAACAGCAATAACTGTTAGACCAGGACATTTAACATATCAAGTAACTAATAATGATGTACAATGCCACTTCTATGATTTTGAAATGACAGTGGAAAAGAATATAAGAGCATTATGACAGATAACAAAGAACAATTGATTCATAGATTATATGAATCAGGATATATAACCTTTGAAGAAGTACTAATCTTACAAAGAGATAGTATTGCTTTACCTAACACAAATTTACAATATAATCTAAATAGTATTTATACAGAACCAAATGATTAAATTATTCGATGTTCAAAATAAAGTATTAGTACCTACTGAACATTGTTATGCTTTATACTTTTTAAAAAGGATAATGGATAACTATCCAGATAATCATATAACTGTATACAAATATTTATTCTATATGACTTGTCCTGATCCTGATCTTAATCCATTCTTTCATACTGTAGAAGAAGAAAGAGAAGATATAATTTTAGATGAAATAGAAGCAGACTTTTCTACAGAGGATGATGATGTAATACATGCACTGGATATGTGTAGAAAATTATATGAGACTGAAACATCAAGAGCATATAATGGTATTAAAAAAGCTTTGGATAATATTGCAAAATATATGGCTAATACCTCTATAACAGATGGTAGAGATGGTAATATAACTCAGCTAACAAATGTTGCAAAAAGTTTTGATAGCATTAGGCAATCTTATAAAGGAGTCTTTAAAGATTTACAAGAAGAACAAGAATCTAAAGTTAGAGGTTCACAACGTTTAGCATATGACAGTTAATACCCCTTTATGGGAAAATATACCATCATATAATTATAGTACTGGAGTTTGGAGTACACAAACATTCTCATCTAGAGATGTTTTTAAATTTAAGATTTTATCTTTATTTAAAGTTCCAGGAGAATATAATTTTGATGAAAGTTCAGAGATATTTAATCAACAAGGAAACCTATTCAATAAGAATGGGTTTTATTGTTCTGCACCATGGATGACCAAAGACTTTATTAAGTATTGGGATGATCAGAAAATAAAGTGTAGAAAAGGAATATTTGTTACTAATGGAGATACTGAATACTACATCTCCAGAGATTATTATATGTGGATAAATTTTCTTCCTATATATGATAAAGTAGATAAGAAATATAAGTTTCCTAATCTATGGGATTCTCAATATCATATGGCATTATACGAACTCTTAGCTGAGTTACATTATAAACATGCTGCCATTGTAAAGAAAAGACAGTTTGGTTCATCATATTTTCATATGGCTAAACAACTTAATCTTTATTGGTTTGAAGAAGGTGCTGTATTAAAAATTGGTGCATCCATGAAAGATTATATCAACGAGAAAGGCTCATGGAGATTTCTTAATGAATATAGAAACTTTCTTAATGAACATACAGCTTGGTATCGTCCTAATGAACCAGATAAAGTATTAACTTGGCAACAACAGATTAAAGTTCGTGTTGGAGGTAGAGATACATTTAAAGGACTTAAATCAAGTTATTCAGGTATGTCCTTTGAAAAAGATCCAACAAATGGTGTTGGGGGACCAGTATCTATATTCTTCCATGAAGAAGCAGGTATTGCTCCTAAGATGGATGTTACATTTGAGTATATTAGACCAGCATTAAAATCAGGTAATATTACTACAGGATTATTTATAGCTGCTGGATCAGTAGGTGAATTAGATCAATGTGAACCATTAAAAAACATGATCTTACAACCTAATAATAATGACATTTATGGTATAGATACAAATCTTTTAGATGATTCAGGTACTTTAGGTATATCAGCTTTATTTATTCCAGAGCAGTGGAGTATGCCACCTTTTATAGATAGATATGGTAATTCAGTTGTATTCACTCCTACAGAAAGTCAAGCAAAAGATATATTGACTAAGTGGGTTGAGTTAGGTTTAGATATGGCTCAATATGATCCTAAAATGGGATCATTGGAATTTATTCAACGTCAAAGAATTCAAGAAAAGAAAGATCTTACTCCAGAGCAGTTTCAATTACGTAAATCTCAAGCACCTACTAATATAGCTGAAGCATTTGCTACACGTAAAGTATCTATATTTCCACCGCACTTAATAGCTCAACAAAAACAGAGAATAGCTGATGGAGAATATCCTGTAGAATACTTAGATCTAGAAAGAACTAGTGAAGGTAAATTAAAAGCTATTAAATCCAATAAAGGTCCTATTAAAGAATTCCCTGTAAGTAAAAAAACAGAAGATAAAGAAGGTGTAATATGTGTATACGAAAGACCTATAGAAAATTCATCTTGGGGAACTTATTATGCATCTATTGACCCTATTAGTGAAGGTAAAACAACTACAAGTGATTCATTATGTAGTATAATTGTATATAAAAATCCTATAGAGGTAGTTAAGAATGATGGTAATGGTAATCTTACTAACTATGTAGAAAGAGATAAAATTGTAGCTGTATGGTGTGGAAGGTTTGATGACTTAAATAAAACACATCAAAGATTAGAAGCTATTATAGAGTGGTATAATGCATGGACAATTGTAGAGGTTAACGTATCACTATTTATTGAATACATGATAGCTCAAAGAAAACAGAAATATCTTGTACCAAAAGATCAAATGATCTTTATGAAAGATCTTACTAACTCTAATACATATCAAGCATATGGTTGGAAGAATACAGGAACATTTTTTAAAGTCCATCTTATATCTTATGCCATACAGTTTTTCCAGGAGGAACTTGATGTAGAAACAACTATTGATGGTACTATAAGTAAACTAAGTTATGGAGTAGAAAGAATACCTGATCCCATGTTACTTGAAGAATGTTCACAATATCAACCAGGACTCAACGTGGATAGACTTGTATCATTTGCTGCATTAGTAGCTTTTGCTATAGTACAACAATCTAATAGAGGTATACAAAAAAGAATTGAAGTTAAAAATGATGATTTGTATAATTCATCAAAAATGAGTAAATTAAATATGAGTCCTTTTCGTCATTTAGGTGGTTCAAATTCTAATCCTAATAGTCATAAATCTTCACGAAGTGCTTTTAAAAATCTAAGATAATATGCAAATATTAAATGCCATGCAGTTAAAAGCTGGTGCAAAAGTAACTAAAAATACATTCTCTAATTTAACTCAACCTATTCAATTTCTCTCTGAAAAAGATAAGGATGATGATTGGAGAGCTAGTAATATGGATTTTATTGAACTCCAAGGTGTTAGACAATTAAAACATAATGCTAGAAGATTAATTAAAAATTATAAATTAGCTAAAGGCATAATAGAGAAATCAGATTATATAGTTGAGGATGATAATGCTATGGCAGATATGATCGAAATCTTAACTAAAGAAGATGATTCAGCATTAGAACTCAAATTTTATCCTATTATACCTAATGTAGTAAATGTTCTTACTACAGAATTTTCTAAGAGAGCATCTAAAATAATGTTTAGAGCAGTTGATGATACCTCATATAATGAGATGTTAGAAGCTAAAAAAGAGATGATAACTCAGAGATTGTTGCAAGATGCTATGATGAAGCAACAAGCTAAGTTAATTGAAATGGGTTTAGAACCTGATTCAGAAGAAGCTCAACAAATGACTTCTCAACAAACTCTTATGAGTTTACCTGAGATTGAAGATCACTTCAAAAAAACATATAGAAACGTTCCTGAAGAATGGGCAGTACATCAAATGGCTGTTGATAAAGAACGTTTTAAGATGGATGAATTAGAAGAAACTGGATTCAGAGATATGTTAATTACTGATAGAGAATTCTGGCATTTTAAAATGATGGAAGATGACTATGAAGTAGAAATATGGAATCCTGTATTAACTTTTTTTAATAAATCTCCTGAAAGTAAATACATATCAGCAGGTAATAGTGTTGGTATGATTGAAATGTTATCTATATCAGACGTTATAGATAAATATGGATATAGAATGAATCAAGCCCAACTTGAATCTTTAGAAAGTATTTATCCAACTTCTGGTGCTCCTTATGCAACAATGGGTGTACAAAATGATGGATCATTTTATGATGCTAGTAAATCACATGAATGGAATACTAATATTCCTGATTCACTAGGGATGAAACAATATAACTCTGTATTTGGTGAAGGTGCAGTAAATGGTGATATTGTTGATTGGATAATGAATGATGATTCAGAAAATGATCACTTTAAGAAAGGATTACTACGTGTATCAACTATATACTGGAAAACTCAAAGGAAGTATGGACATCTTACTAAAATACTTGAATCTGGTGAAATGATTCAAGATATTATTGATGAAAATTATCTAGTAACTGATAAACCAATTTATAATACTAATGTATACAAAACAAAAACAAAAGATAATTTAATTTTTGGTGAACATATAGATTGGATATGGTTAAATGAAACGTGGGGTGGTGTAAAAATTGGAGCTAATAGACCAACAAATTGGAATGGATCTAATAATTCAAATGCTTTTGATCCTATATATTTAGGTATAAGAAATAGTAAACCATCAAGAGTACCTTTCCAGTTTAAAGGAGATAATAGTTTATATGGATGCAAGCTTCCTGTAGAAGGTTGTGTTTTTAGTGATAGAAATACAAAATCTGTTGCTATGGTAGATAGTATGAAACCATTTCAAATAGGTTATAATATAGTTAATAATCAAATAGCAGATATATTAGTAGATGAATTAGGTACTGTAATTGTATTTGATCAGAATGGTTTACCTAGACATTCTATGGGAGAAGATTGGGGTAAAGGTAATTTAGCTAAAGCTTACGTTGCTATGAAAGATTTTCAAATGCTTCCTTTAGATACTACTATTACTAATACAGAGAATGCATTAAACTTTCAACATTACCAAGCTTTAGATCTTTCACAGACTAATAGATTGCTTTCTAGAATACAATTAGCAACATACTTTAAAGCTCAAGCATTTGAGGTTATTGGGATCAATCCTCAGAGACTTGGACAACAATTGGGTAATACTACTGCTACTGGTGTAGAACAAGCTGTAACAGCTTCTTATGCACAAACAGAGGTATATTTCACTCAGCATTCTGACTATTTGATGCCAAGAGTGCATCAAATGAGAACTGACCTTGCTCAATACTATGTTTCTACCAAACCTTCTGTAAGATTACAATATATTACATCTGCTGATGAAAAGGTTAATTTCCAGATAAATGGTACAAAATTATTAATGAGAGATTTTAATATATATGCTGTAACTAATAATAACTCAAGAGCTATTATGGAACAACTTAGAAGTTTAGCTCTTAATAATAATACTACTGGTGCATCTATATTTGATTTAGGTAATGTAATTAAAGCTGATTCTATAGCTGAATTAACTACTGTATTGAAATCTGCTGAAGAAAAAGCTCAAGCTGCTATTCAACAACAACAACAAGCTGAACAAGATAATGTTAATGCTCAGATTGAATCTCAAGAGAAACAAAAAATGATGGCTTTACAATTTGAAGCTGATCAAAAAGAGAAAGATCGTCAAAAAGATATACTTGTTGCAGAAATTAGAGCAACTACTAGTATTGGTAGTAATAAATCTGATATGAATTCTAATAGTCAAAATGATCAAATTGATGCTGCTAAATTAATACAGCAACAAGATAACTATAGAGAACAAATGAATTTTGATCGTGAGAAAGAAGTTAATAAACAACTTACTGAACGTGAAAAGTTAAATATACAAAAAGAAGAATTACAAGCTAGAAAAGATATTGCTAATAAACAACTTCAAGTAGCTAAGGAAAACAAAAACAAATATGATCGTAAATAATTAATTATATGACAAATTTAAAATATTATCCTACTATAGATAACATTAAAAAGCTTTGGTCTGCTTTAGGTAGTTTACAAAAATCTAATAGTAATATACAAACAGGTCTTGATACTAAACTAACTGCAAATAAAGGTGCAGCTCAACCTAACTCTACAGCTGTTGATGTTGCTGGGTTAGTAAATGACTTTAATTCTTTATTAGCAAAATTGAGAGCTGCTGGAATTATAAATCCATAAGTATAGCTATATCATCCTACAACCGATATAGTAATATTATTGTAGTTTAAAGTTTATAAGTTTAAAATCCTATATTATTAATGTAGAGATTATTTAAACCAACAATAATATGTCCACAGAAAATACAATTATAACTCAAGAAGTAGATCTAGATATAGATTCTTGGTTAGCTGCTCCAGGAGGTGATCAAATTACATTACCAAAAGATACTAAAGTAAAACCATCTAATATATTTGCTCCTAGAGAAAAACTTAATTTAGACTTTATTGATGATGTTGATAAGGTTGATGAAATTATAGTTCAAAAAGAGGAACTAAATGAAGATGGTTCTGTTAAAACAGAAAAAATCACTCAGAAGTCGGATGACTTTTTAAATGAACTAACAAATGAACCTGCTGATGATTTAGAAACTGAACAACAAGTAGATAAATCTAAAGGTGGTAGACCTAAAACAGAAAAATCTGGACTAGTAGAGTTTTTAAAGAAACGTATTACAGAGAAAGAAATGGAAACATTTGATGACTTTGATGATGAGACTGGAGATTTAGATGAGTATTTAGGTGCAATGTCTGAAAATGATATTGAAGAGCTATGGAAAGCTAATATGGATACTATTAAAACTAAGGTTGCAGTAGAAACTCCACAACAGTTTTATGATTCCCTACCAAAGGAATTACAATATGCTGCAAAGTATGTAATGGATGGTGGAGATGATCTTAAAGGTTTATTTAAAGCATTGGCTCATGTAGAAGAAACTAGATCATTAGATCCAGAAGCTGAAGATGATCAAGAACATATAGTTAGGAACTATCTATTAGCTACTAATTTTGGAGATGAATCTGAAATTGATGAAGAAATAGATGAGTGGAAGAATCTAGGTAGTTTAGAAAAGAAAGCTAAACAATTTAAACCTAAGTTAGATGCTATGCAAGAACAACAAGTTGCTAACAGAATTGCAACTCAAGAACTTAATAAGAAAAAACAAGAGGAAGCTGCTACTACATATGTAAACAATACTTTTGAAGCTCTAAAAACTGGTGAATTAAATGGTATTAAACTAGATAAAAAAGTACAATCTCAATTATATACTGGTTTAGTTAAACCTCAATATACTTCAGTTAATGGTAATCCTACTAATTTACTAGGACATTTACTTGAAAAGTATCAATTTGTTGAACCTAATCAAGCCCTTATAGCTGAAGCATTATGGTTACTTTCTAATCCAACTGAATATAGAGAGAATCTTGCAAAAGTTAGTAAGAATTCAGTTATAGAAGATGTAGCAAGAAAGTTAAAAACTGAAGAATCACGTAAAAAAGTTACAGGTTCTGGAGTTTTAGAAGATAAATCTAGAAGTTTAAAACCTACAAGACAAACAAATATTTTTAAAAGATAAACAATTAATTAATTAACTTAAAACAAAACAATAATTCAATTATGGCAACACCAACTTTGAATAACGGGATTTTCCTACGTGATACTCAATATGAAGTGAGCTCACATGTGGATTCCTATCACATGACTCAGATGCTAAAAAGCTCTGATCCTATGGATTTAGGTCCAGTGGATTTATGGGCAATGGCTCAGAAAGTAGAAATGCCACTATATCAAATGAGTTCATTTGGTGGAAAGAACGTTATCGAAGTAGATAATGCTCGTGGTGAATACAAATGGTCTGTACCAGTAGTTCAGGATCTTCCTTATATTCTGGAAGATGTAGAACCAGGAAATACTACAAAAGGTATTGATGGTAAACCATTTCAGATTAAATTAAATAAAAGGTTTGGACATGGTGATATTATCAGTTATGATAAATACAATGGTGCAGAGCTTTATATTACAGCTGAAGATACTATCCCAACTGGTGATGGATGGATTCATACTGTAACCCTAGTTAACAATGACAGTCTTAAGTTCTTGGATAACAAGTATCTTAAAACTGGAACTCAATTCTTCCGTAAAGGTTCTGCTAGGGGTGAATATGGAGAACGTTTCTCTGATATCCAAGTAGGTTCAGGATTCCGTGAATTCTATAACTATGTTGGTGGATCAGAAGCCCACGTTCATTATTCTATTTCTTCTAGAGCAGATCTAATGATCAAAGGTGGTATGACTGCTTCAGGTACTATTCCTGTAACAGAAGTATGGCGTAACTTTGATAAAGGTATTGATCCTTCAATTACTTCTATTGAAGATATGGCTAATAAAATGGGTAAAGACTATGTTAAAAATGCTTATGCAAAAGGAACATTGTCACGTACCTTCTTAACCAACCTTGAATCAGCTCACTTAAGTAAAATATCTAATGATATTGAATCTTACTTGATGTGGGGACATGGTGGTAGGATTAAACAAGATGGTCCAGATGATATGAGATTATCTGTGGGTCTTTGGAAACAATTAGATAATGCTTATAAACGTATCTATAACAAAGGTTCATTTACTTTAGATTTGTTCAAATCTGAATTATTTAATTTCTACAATGGTAAAGTTGAGTTTAAAGGACCAGATCCAAAACGTAAACTAGTTGTTCAAACTGGTATGGGTGGTATGAAATTGATCAATGAAGCTATTAAACGTGAAGCAGTTAACTCTGGTTTAGTAATTAATGCTAGTGATATTGGTGCTATCTCAGGTCAAGGTATGGATCTAAACTTTGGTTACTCATACACTTCTTATATTATTCCATTCTTGGCTAACGTACAATTTGTATTGAATCCAGCATTTGATAATATTCATACAAGTGATATTGAGAATCCAATTATAGATGGTTTCCCACTAAGTTCATATAACTTTATTATCTTTGATATCACTGATAATACTAATGACAACATCTTCTTGTTGAAACTTAAATGGGATAATCAATTGAAATGGTGGTATCAAAATGGTACGATGGATTATATGGGTCGTACCCAAGGATTCCAATCATCAGGTCAATTCAATGGTTATCGTGTAATGATGAGTCAAACAATGCCAGCAGTATGGGTTAAAGATCCTACTAAAGTATTGAAAATTGTAATGAGAAATCCAATTACTGGTGGATCATTCTAAATAATAATAAATCCCCTGATTACGTATCTTGAAGAGCTCGTAACTCTTCAGGGGATCAATAAGACTTTAGTCTTATATATTAAACCAAAAACCAACAATATGAGTGAATTTACATTAGTTGAGAAACATCAACATAATAAACGTTCTACAATAGCTATCAGACCATATTTTGATCCAAGTGTAGATAATATGGGACTTCAGAAATATGGTTTATCATTATTTGATGGAGCAATACATGAAGAGCAATTAGCATGTTTAGAACAGAATGGTATTAAAAGATACCTAACAGGACTTAACGAACATGCAATTGAAGTTAAGAAACTTCCAGAAGATGAAAGAGAAGCAAAAGGTAAGCAGATTAGATCTGTATTATCTTCTATAGAAGGTGAATTAGCAGGTAATGTAATTGATGTTAATGACAAAGATTTTTATAGTAAATTAAAAATAGTAAGAGCAGACAATCATGAATTTTGGGATAAAATTAAGATCAGATGTGGTAATCAACCCATCTTTTTAGAACCTGATAAAGATCCATTTGATCTTATTAAATTATATGCAATTGAAGCTGGAGGTTTCTCTATAGTAGCTAAATCATTGGAAGAAGCTAGAAGTATGGCAACTCCTCCTAAGTTCTATTTAGATAAACTAGAAAAAACAGCTAATACAAATACTGAAGTTAAAAAACTTAGAAATAAAGCAGCAGCAGAATTACAAAAACTATTTGATAAAAATCAGAATAAGTTATTTTATGTTGCTAAGATTCTAGATCCAGATAGTGCTCAATATAAGAAATCTACTCCTAATGATATTATATATGATAATATGGATAGATATATTGCTGGAGAACTTATTGATAAAGATAAACGTAAAACAGCTACTAAGTTTTTAGAAACATCAGAGTTAGATATGGAAACATTGAAACTTAAAGCCTTAGCTAAAGATGCTTCTTATTTTAAACAGATAGCTACTAAGTCAGATGGTTTTATATATCATATGCAGAGTTCAGCTTTAATGGGAAGAACATTAGCTGATGTAGTAGAATATTTAAAGAATCCTCTTAATGAAGAAATCTTAAAAGATATTACTGCTAAAACAGAGAAGTATTGGAATGCATAACATAAATTATGACTAATAACAAAGTTCAGATAAAGGTTAAACAACGTTGTAATAAAATAGACAGTAATGACTATGATAACTTAGAAAGTTGGGTAATACAAGAAGCTATGAATAAGGCTCAGACAGAATTCTGTAGGAGACAATTACATGGTGGAAATCAATATCGTGAAGGGGCTGAACAAAGTATTAGGAGAATTGATGACTTACAACAATTATTAACACCATATAAACTTACTGGAGAATCTACTAGTATATATTTTGAATCTACCAATCTACCCAAAGATTACTTTGAATTTAATAAAGTAATTATACAAGGTACTAAAGATAAATGTACTGTAGATGGATTTAAAGTATTTTTAACAGAGGAGTCTAATACAGAAGTACTATTATCTGATGAAAATTATAAACCAAGTTTTGACTGGAGAGAAACTTTTTGTACCTTAATTAATAACAAGGTTAGAATATATACTAATGGAGAATTTATTTTAAAGGAACCAAAACTTATATATTATAGACAACCTAAAGAAATTAAATTTTTAGGAACTATAAATCTTGATACTGGTGAGAATAATACTATTGAACAAGAGTGTGAATTCAAAACAGATATAGTAGAATTAATAGTAGATGAGGCAGCAGCAATTATAACTGGTGACTTAGAAAGTATACAAACACAAAGATTATCAGCACAAGCTGAAAGAAACAATTAAAATTTTTTATTTATAACCCTAAATTTTTATAACCTATGTATTTTAATCATGCATTTAAAAAAGTATACGTATCAGCAGTGAATGCAGGTGCTATATCTTTAAGAACTACAGGATCAACTCAAGATCTAACTGCTGGACAGTTGGGATTGTTTGATGCTAAGACCTATGCTGCTATTGCAGCTGCTGGTGCAGTTAATCAACCTTTTATCTTAGCTCAAGGTAGTTACCGTACTCAAGATAAAATTGGTAAGTTTCATGGTGGATATAAAGAATCTATCAAATCAAAAACAATTAACCCTAAGTATGTTAGTCGTTTCTTTAAAGTAAATGCTGTTACACCATTAAGTCAAATTATTGATGTATCTGGTTTAGATATTACTTGTGGAAATACTTATCAACTGAGGTTAGATATTAAAGGATCTCCTGCTTTAAGAACTCTAAAACGTAATGCTTATCATACACTAGATGCATTTGCAGGTTGCTGTGCTGATGGTTGTGATGCACCATGTAATGGTGATCCAGTAGATGAGAATGTAATTTTGTTACAATGGGCTGCTCAAATTAATGAAGATCCAATTATATCTCTTTTTGTTAGAGCATATGTATTGAATAACTCATTGACTACTACAGGTACTACTTCTGTAGCTGCTGCTCCTGCTAACGTAAGGATTACAGCATTAGCTTCTACAGCTGGTGTAGCTGTTGGTGATTATGTGACTGGTCCTGGTGTTGGAGCTGGTGCTAAAGTAGTAACTGTTGATTCAGGTACTCAAGTAACTGTTGATAAACCAAGCACTGCTGCTGGTACAGGAGTTGCAATTCAATTCTCTAAACCTCTCGTAGCTGGTACTTATGTTCCAGTAACTGGAGCTGGTGCTGCTGCTGTAGTTGGTCATTTAAGGATTGAAGCTGCTTATGAGGATACTAAATTTGGTGATTGTACTTTCTCAGTAACTGATCATTATGAATTAGCTCCATTACGTCTATATGTATCTGCTGTAGATGAAACAGGTGATCCATGTGCAGTTAAAAATATAATTAATAGTTCAACTGGTGTTGGTGTAACTGAGATTCAAGCTGCTCGTCAAGCATCTGGAACTGGTGAATCAGTATTAAGAGATCTTACTTTATTCATGCGTTATCTTCAAGATCCGTTCCCTGAAGGAGCATCTGTTGATAGTTTAAGGATGAGAGAAGTTCAACTTGATCCATCATTGGGTACTGTAGCTAGAACAGGTCTTTATGATCAAGTGTGTATTCTACACAGTGTTCCAAGGTTTAATAACCCATCAGGTACATTTGATGATGATCAATACCTATTAGTTGTTAATGTACCAACAGGTACTGTTACTACTACATTTACTACTTTAGTAAGTAACATTTTAACTGCTGGTGGTAATCCGACAGCATTAGAACAATTCTAATACTAATATCAATAAATAATTAAAGGGGTGGACTTAGGTTCTCCCCTTTTTTGTTTCATTTATTAGAATAATATATGTATATTATAATGAGTACTCCCTATAAAAATCCTTATGAAACACCAATTAAGTCTTGAAGTTCCTGATACTTATAATTGTAAAATATTAAGAGTTATTGATACTTCTACTTATGTAGAAGATCTTCAAGTTACTTGTGGTTATCTACAAATTACAGGACCAGGATTTATAAATCCTGTACAGATAGAGGTTAATCCTAATTTTTCTTTAGTATTAAATGCTTGTAGTCTAGGTTTTCAAAGTGAAGATTGTGGAGAAGTTCAATATACTATCCCTGATGGAGTATATAATATAAAATATTCTGTATCTCCTAATACTGAAGTAGTTGTAGAATATAATTATTTAAGAGTAACAAATACATTGAATTCTTATTTTAAAGAACTAGGATTACTAGAACTACAAGGTTGTCCAACTGATGATTGTTTAAAGAAAAGATTACATGATTTAAGAGAATTTAAATCATTTGTAGATGTAGCTAAAGCTAAAGTAGAATATTATAATCTATTATCAGATGGTATAGATCTATTCAAATATGCTAATAAAAAATTAACAGCTTATCAAAAAAGCTGCTGTAAATAATTAAAACCAATAATTATGATCTGTAATAACTGTAAAGCAAATTTATCTTGTTCTTGTAAATTAAGAACAGCATCAAATGGAGTAAGTGTATGTTCTGCCTGTGTAGCAGCATATGAATTAAAACTACAACAAGAAAAAGTTAAAGAATCCTAATGAAGAATATATTAGATTTAGAATCTAAAATACTTAATGATTTTACTGATGCTATATCTGATCGTTTCTATAAATTAAGATTCGGAATTAAAAGATGTTCTAGACCAGTATGTGATGACTTAGCTATTATTAGATATGAGTTATTAGAATGGTGTAAAAATTTAGATGATATTTATAATCCTACACCTATACCAACTACATATAATTTATTATGGGGATATGTAGATACTGATCCATTTGAATCAGAAGAGAGTTTATTCTTTCAATTTCAATCTACATATGATAAAGGAAGTTTAGAAGTCGAATTAGATTTTACACAATCTTCTGCTGGAAAGTATTTATTTTGGAGAATTCCTTCTGATGAACCAATTTTTACAAATTGGTATAATAACGATAACAATAATGGAACTATACCAGATGTTATTTGGAGAAATAAAAAAACTATAGGAAGCTATGATTATTATTTAACAAGAGATAAATATTATGTAGATGAGACTACAAAAATAAAATTCTTCTCTAGTGGTATATCTCCAGTAGATCCAATAGTAAATGCAGGTACAGATCAAAATAAACAATATCCTATAGTTTCGGGTACATTATCGGGTACAGTAACACCAGGTACTTATCCTATCATAAATTATATATGGTCTAAAATTTCAGGTCCTAGCATTACATTTAGTAATCCAACTAGCTTAACAACTAATTATACTGCAACTACAGAAGGTGTTTATTTATTAAAATTAACAGTATTTGATTCTAATAGTAATTCTTATTCTGATAATGTTACTGTAAATATATTATCTGAAGAATATAGAGTATACTATGGATTTAAATCTGATGATACAGTTCTTAATGAATCTCAAATATTAGCATCATCTTATATTGTAATAAATAATAATCAAAGTGCTTATACATTACCATTCCAGAATGCTACAGGTTTAGGATATGTTTGGTTTGCAGAGAAATTAATGGAACCAATTAAAACAAAATGGCAGGATAGTATTGTACCAATTAATAATGGATTTATAGGTTCAACTGATGATTTGTTTGGACCTGCTATTACAGTGGGATCTCTAAGATTTTATGATACAGAATATGCTACCCAATTTGATAACCCTATTATTATAAAAACTATATAATGCCATATAATCCAACAGATCATTCAGCTCAAAATATACCTTTAGGTGCATATGATAAGCCTCTGGATGGTAAATTTATGTTTTATGATAAAGTTTATTTTAAATATAGACCATTTATATCTAATAATGAGGTATTAAATTACTTTATTGGAGATAATAGAAAAGGTAATTTTGATATATTAATTAATACAGGCGGTACTTTAACAGAAGGTGTAGTTATTGGTGGATCAAACTCTGTTTGGTGGTTTAAAGATGGTATAGCAGATTCTAATTTAAATATTAAATCTAGTGGTGGAGGAGATCTTACTAATTATTATACAATAACACAGACAGATAATTTATTAGATGCAAAAGCAAGTCTTACTGGAGCAGACTTTATAGGTAATATATCTGCTCCTAATCTTTCAGGTAATAATACAGGTGATCAGAACTTAGATGAAGTACTGAAAGAAGGTAATCAATCAGTTGAATCTATTACATTAAATATAGATGAGAATTATGATCAGTATATAGATCCAAATAGAAACATAGTAGTCTATACTGATAGTAATGGTGGAGATGCTAATGATAGTTTTGTTATTTATCCAGCTAAGAGTTGGGTAACTTTATTAGGTCAAGATTTGAATGTTAATGTAATTAATAGATCAATAGCTGGGGCAAGACTACAATCATCAGCAATACCACCTTCACCAACAGATAACTCATTGTACAGAAGAATGGATTCAATGACTCCATTTATAAGTAACTTTCTAACACCTTTGATGATTATAAACTTAGGTACAAACGATGTTGTCTTTAATCCATTCAACTCATCTAAGTTTACACAATGTTATAATGAGATTATTGATTATGCACACCTAAATCTTGGATGGCCTTTAGATAGAATCTATATAACATCACCAATGTATAGAGGTGAAGCTAATGCTCTATATGCTACTAACTTAGCACTCATGCGAGACTTAGTTGCAGATATATCAATTAATAAACAAGTAAATTTTGTAGATCTATATACTGCTTTTAAAAATGTATATTCTACTTCATTATTTGTAGATGGTACTACATCTTTACATGTATCACCAGATACAGGACATCTGCTTATAAGAGATGTATTTAAAAAAGCAATATTACAAAACGAGTTTTATAAAATTGGATATGATAAGTTAGATGTACAAGGTAAAGGTAATTTTACAAGATTAAGCGTAAAAGGAACATCTGAATTTACAGATACAATGTACTTAACAGATATGTATCAAAGAGGTGCTAGTAGATATAGTACCTTTGATCCTAAGTATTCTCTGCCTACTATAATTGGTTTAGAGTTATTTGATAGTTCTTTATTTACTCTAGGAGCTGGATGGTCAGGAGATCAAACCACAGGATTTGTACATACGATTGGTAACATTGAAAATCTAATAAATTCATTTGCACCTATTGTTAATACTTGGTATGTTCTAGATTTAACTATGTCTGGTAGAACATTAGGTAGTGCAAATATATCAGTAGGTGGTTACTCTATAGGTGGTGTAGGTTCAAATATTGTAGGAAGAAAATACTATTTCAAAGCAATTGCTACTACGGGATTAATTATAATACCTACTACAGATTTTGATGGAGCTGTTATTGTTTCTTTAAAAACAGTTAATTATAAATTACCTATTATCTCTTCACAAAATGATGAATACACTGTTAGAATAGGCCCTACTGGATTAACTCCATCTTTATTTATTGGTAGTGAAGCAGGTAAGTATGCCACAGGAAACAATAATCATAGTTTTGGTAATAATTCTTTTGCTAGTCTTGCTTATGGTTCTGATGATAATGTAAATATAGGTGGTGGTAATGCAAACGATCTTCAATTAGGTATAAGAAATATATTCATTGGTCCAAAAATCGGTGGAGGCTTACAACTAAATGCAAATGCTAATGTTATCATAGGTGGTAACGTCAATGGATTAGCAATTAATATGTCGAACACTATAATCATCGCTAATGGAAATGGTGTTCAGATGTTAAATGTTAATACGTCTACAGATAGAGGACAACGTAAATTCTTAGCTACTCCTACAGGAGCTACAGGACCTTTTGGTTCTAGAGTAATAGATAATTTGGATCTACCTGTTGTAGATGTTACACATGGTGGTAATGGTATAAGTGTTTATGCTATAGGTGATTTGACTTATGCAGCTACTACAACAACGCTTGCAAGAAGAGCTGCTGTAGCTACTGGTAGTGTATTATTATCACAGGGTGTTGGGGTAGCACCTATTTGGGGTAAAGTTACATCTGCTCAGGTAGATACTACAATTGCTATTACAGCTTCTCCTACATTTACAGGTACACCATTGTCAACTACAGCAACACCAGGTACTAATACTACCCAAATTGCTACTACTGCTTTTGCTACAGCAGCAGATAATTTAAAGGCTAATATAGCTTCACCTATATTTACAGGTGTTGTAACTAGTCCAGCTTATAGTTTGTCAGCATTAAATACTGCACCTGCTAGTAGTACATCAACTGGTACTACAGGAGAAATAAGAGTAACATCTGGATTTATATATGTGTGTACAGCAACTAATACTTGGGTAAGAACAGCCTTAACAACTTGGTAATCATAAAAAAATGTCTATAACACTTAATGATAATATTTTTAATAAATCTCCAAAAGATCAGAATGACAAAACAGGTGTTTTTCAATCTGGTGTGTGGAGACCTTGGAATAATATAGCTGAAGCATTAGCTAGTGATAAGTTAACCTATAGAAATAGAGGTCTAACTATCTATATATTAAAAGATGGTCAATTAACAGAATACTGGTGGAGAGATGGCATATTAGATAATCAATTAGTAGAAAAAAAACTATCTACAATAGATTATTATGTTCCAGGAAGTATAGTTCCTAAATTTTCTTTTTATGCTTATCAAGTAAATAATACTACCTATTTATTTCAATCTCTTGTAGATAATAACAATCAGCCTCCTAGTAATGATATGATTAACTGGAAAGCTATTGGATTGTTTCATATGGATATAAAAGAAAACCTATTTATTAGTAATGGTTTAAATTTATATTTTGTTGCAGATCCAAATAGTCCAGATCAAGATAGTGGAGATATAGTTTGGACATATATTGATGAGGAAGGTAATTTTGTAGAAAAATCTAGAATATTAACAGCACCTGCTGGAGATAAAAGAGTAATAATTCAATTTGATGCCGATGAAGATCAACAATATGAAATTATACATGCTAATAATATAGATGAATATATTGATGTTGATCTTTCAGATTATTATACTAAAGAAGATTCAGATAGTTTATTAAATAATAAAGCAAATGTTTCAGGACAAGTATTTACAGGTAATATATCAGCTCCTAATCTATCTGGTGTTAATACTGGTGATCAAGATTTATCAGGATTAGCCAGTTTATCAGGTGCAACTTTTACTGGAAACATAGCTGCTCCAAATCTCTCAGGACTAAATACAGGTGATCAGGATTTAACTCCAATTTTAGAAAATCTTACTACAAAACAACCATATGGAACTACTCTTTATAGTAAGTCTAGTTGGAATGATCTAACGGACTTTACAGCTACAGGATTCACTCCAACTATATCTTCGAATAAAGGACTAGTTTTTAATGGTGGATCAGAAGATGCTACAAAGTACATCATTTTAAATGGGCTCGTTAATAACGATGACAACATCGATATTGAGGTAATGTTTAGAGTTTTAGATATTACTGGATACGGTATTGCTATTGGCAAAAAATCGTTATTCGGAGCTAATAACGGAACTGTAGGTTATAACATTCTTGCTAACAGTTTACAAACATCGAGAGAACTAAATTCTATAGCAAATACTATAAGTGATTTTACTACTGATCCTGGAGATTATTGTATTATAAAGCTATCTCAACGAGGGAATCAATTAACTGCTAAGTTCACTAACCTTAGTCAAGCTAAATCCGTTATATCTTACAGACCAGGTTTATATATTAATACTTCTAATATAGTTGTATACAACTATGGAGGTAGTATAGAGATCTCGCAGATAAAAGTCACTACTGCGAGCAACAGAACACCTGACACGATTGTAATGGGAGATAGTAAAATGACTATCCCTGTATTACAGAGAGTCCCTTCGTTTATGCAAAAAGTTGGTATTGTAAGTCCATATGTAGGTGGTAGCGATAGAACATCAGAATTCTTAGCAGCAGTACCTTATATCATTATGTATAATGCCCCTTGCGTAGTAACAGTCAATTATGGACGAAACGATCTAGCCACTGGTATTCCTAGTGAAGTATGGCAAGGTAACTACACATCAGCTGTCACCTTACTAGAAACAGCAGGTTTTACAGTTATACATTTATTACCGATTCCAGAAACAGTGACTGCTAATCAGTCAGCCTTGTATAACTGGATTGTAGCAAATTATACTAAAGTTGTAGATGTTTCACCTGAATGGGACAATGCTATTCACTTAGCTGGTGATGGCGTACATCCTAACGTATCAGGTGCTCGGTTAATTGCGGATAAGCTGATTAATAGCGGATATTTACCGTTAAAAGACAGTACTCAATCTGATGCCATCTTGAGTGTAGAGGGAGAATATGCTAAAACCAATTCTGCTAATACGTTTCTAAGTACTCAGACAATAGCAGGAGCAGTTTATCCTAACGCAGGAGAAGCAAAGGCTGGTTATATAAAGACAAGTTTAGTTCCGATAGCTAATAACGACAGGTTAGTGGGTTATAGGTTTGGGGCTAGTTTCAATAGTGGTTCTGGAATGTTAACTGCGAATATAAACAGTGGAGGAACAGGCTATCTTGACGGAGTTTATACAGGTGTTCCTTTACTGACTTTAGCTGGCGCTGCTGGATTTGGGGCAATAGGAACAGTAACAGTTTCTGGAGGTGTAGTAATCAGTGTCGTACCAACTACAGGAGGTAGAAGTTATACTGGGTCTCACACATTTACAGTTAACCCATCTTTTGATGGATCAGGGTTAGGTAGTGGTTTTATAGGCCAAGTAGCCACTCGAGGTTACACAGGGGTTATAAAAAATTCAGCTGTATTTGAATCAGCAGCTATTAATCTAGAATCAATAACACCAACTACATGGACAAATGGAGATGTTTGGTCACAAAGTAATAATCTTTGGACTAGACAATCAGGAGTATCTTATCAACTTTCGAGACCTACTGTTCTAGGTACTGTAACTACTGGTATTTGGAACGCTACTACAATAGCGGCAGCTAATGGAGGTACTGGACAAACTGTATATGCAATAGGAGATTTATTATATGCTAGCACTACTTCAGCTTTGTCTAAAAGAGCTGCTGTAGCAACAGGTAATGTATTATTATCTCAGGGTATTGGTATAGCACCTATTTGGGGTAAAGTAACTTCTGCACAAGTAGATAGTAGTATTCTTACATCATCAGCACTAACTCCATATGAGTTATTAGCTAATAAACAAAACTCATTAACAGTTGATGGTACTGGAGTTAAGTACTTAACAGTTGATGCAGCTAATGCTGGATTACTTTCAAAAGTAGATGCTTCTACTAGCTATATCCAAAACACTACTGTCATGCAAGCAAGTTCAAACTTCAATATAAGTGGAGTAGGAAGGGCTCAAGACCTTAATATTAGGAATCGTATATTATTTACAGACAACCCTAACATTGGTGGTGGACAGATTGGTAATGATGGGGGAAATGCAGGCCCTGCTAAAACTCTTCAATTAAGAATTGGAAGTGGAAATGGTGTTATTAACGGACTTTTATTTAATCCCAATGTAGGCCCCGTAGTAATAGGTTTTGGTTCAAATTGGAATGCTTCATTTGGAGATACAGGGATGGGAGGTGATATCCTAAATTCTGTGGGAGGAGCAGGAAGCAGATACTTTGTAATGGACACATCAGTCAATATACTAACTAGTAATTTGGTAGGTGGAGGTATATCAAATACTAGTGGTATAGCGTCTTTTCAACCGCTAAACTTATACGGTGGATCAGGATCAGGGACAAATAATAACGGAAGACCTATTAACTTAAGAGGCGGTGCTGCAACAGGGTCAGGAACAACAGGAGATATTGTTTTATTTTACTCACCAACAGCTACTTCGGGTACTACAGTAAATAGCGTCAACACAGAGGCTGTGAGGTTAAATGGAGCTACTGGTAAATTAACAGTTGCTTTAGCTCCAACTAATCCAACTGATGTAGTTAGAAAAGTAGAATTAGATTTAAAAGCTAATTTACCTAATACTCCTGTTACTGTAACAACAACTACACAACAAGCAACTGTTAATACTAAATACATTACAAATAATGCTGCACTTGTTACAATTACACTTCCTTTGGATGTAAATGCTAATATAGGTGATCAAGTAGCAATAAGAGGTTTAGGAGCTGGATTATGGAGATTAGCTCAGAATGCATTACAAGTTATCCATGGAGCAAGTGATACCACAGTAGGAACTGCTGGATACCTTCAGGCACAATCAAGATATGATACTGTTGTAGTTGAAAAAATAACTACTAATGAGTGGAGTATTGTAGCAAATAGAGGAACGTTAACTATAGCATAGAAAGTATATGCCAAATACAACAAAATTAGAAGGAAATAGAGGATATGCAGTTATGGAAACTGGTGGAAACACAATATCTAATACAATAAATAAAAGTCCATTGTTTACTACTGTAATACCAGGAGGAAAGATGGGTAGTAATAAAATATTAAAATTAGAATTAACTTGTCAATTAACTACTCCTGCTTTATCAATACCTTCTTTAGCATTAAGATTAGAATTTGGATCAGCATCCGTAGTGTTAGCTACTGGATTAATATCAGCTAATTTAACTGATAGACCTTTACTTATAGAAGCTAAGATTGCTAATCAAGGAAATAGTAATCAATATGTAACTGTTAAAGTATTAAATAATAGTGGATTATTAATATTTGCTGGATTATCTTCAAGTTTTTTAATAACAGATACTAGTTGGACTGTTGATACTACAGTAGATCAAACTTTAGCAGTTACTGCTCAATTTGGGGGATTATCTACTACTACAAGCATTATAACAAAATTAGTAGAGTTAAACTTAACGTAATCTTTTAAAGGTATTATTGATAATTATTTGTATATTATATTGTAACATAAAACCAATAATATGAGTATTACATTATCAGAAGAACATTTAAAACAATTAGATTCTTTTATACAGGAAATGCCTGTTAAATACGGCTTACCTATTATAAACTTCTTAAATAATATTCCTCCTTCTGAAAAAGAAACAGTTGGAGAAGTACCTGGAGAAGAAACTACATCTCAAGAAGATTTACCAGAATAATATGAAATCAGTTAATTCAATCAAAAATCAAGGATGTACACCTGTATCATCTAATTGTGTAATTTATCAAGGCCCTTGTCTTGATTGTATCAACGTTAATACAGGTGATACTGTTTCTGATGTAATGTTTGAATTGGCTACAGTATTATGTGAAGTAAAAGATCAATATGATCTAAGTGTACTAGATTTAGACTGTTTAGTTAATACATCAGATCCTGAAAGAACAATAGAAATTATATTACAACTTATAATAGATAAGTTATGTTCTATTGATCCAACACCAGGTCCTGATCCAGATACAGGAGAAGTAATTGTTACTATAGCATCTTGTTTTCAGACAACTGATTTGAATGGAGATTTGGTTACTTCCATGAAAGTTTCTGATTATGCAAAAGCTATTGGTATTAAAGTATGTACATTACAAAGTTTAGTAAATCAACATACTAGTACTATAGCTAATCATGAGACTAGAATAATAGCATTAGAAAATGAGGAACCTGTTGTAGTATTACCAAAAGTTACTCCTAATTGTGTCGTCACTCCAGCAGTAGCTACTGATATGGATATTGTGTTAGAGGCACTTGAAGATCAATTCTGTCAATTAAGAACTGTAACAGGTACACCTACAGCATTATCACAAGGTATTACTAACCAGTGTACATCATTAAATACTAGTCCTAAATTAAGTGGATCAGGAACAATGTCAAGTATTGCTGGATGGAAAACTACTGTTTCTACAGTTGCAGATTCATTAACAAATCTATGGTTGACAATATGTGATATGAGAGCAGCAGTACAAGCAGTACAAACTTGTTGCAGTATTACATGTCAAGATATATTAGTTGATTATATTGTAACTATAGTAGATAATGGAGCAACATTAAGAATATACTTTTCAGGATATTCTAATATACCTTCAGGATTTACAAGCTGTAATCCATCAGGATCAGTTATGAATATTAGTGATGGTTTAGGTGGTAGTTATAATTTAAATATAGATATACCTGTAGCTGCTAATAATCCAGCTCCTATAACAGTTAATGTAGCAGATACTCCTTTAAGTAATTCAGGAACATTTACTTTTACATTAGCATCTTGTTTAACAAATGGAACACTAACTTGTAACAAAACAGTACCAAAAACTGCATCTGTTCCACAGAGTGTTTGTAGTATACCAACTAATGTAGTGGCAACAATTAACTAATAATATATATGGCTACTTGTCAACAATGTAGAGATTGTGATCCAATCGAACCTTTAATTCCAGCATGTGATAATCCAGAATATTGTGCAGAAATTAATTATAGTAGATGTATAGTATATAAAGGATCTCCTCTTACTAATTTAGGAGTTGTAGATGGTGAAACTTTAAATAGTATATTAATTAAATTAAATGCATTACTAGCTCCATAATGGCATCAATAACTATTAACTGGATACCAAGTATTCTTAATTCAATAAATCAGGAAGTACAGTATAAGCAGGCATCAAGTTCAACTTGGGCTACTCATTCTATTGTATCTCCTAGTGATACTAATGCAGTTATAACTGGATTAAATAACAATGTTTTATACGATGTAAGAATATTAAATAATTGTACATATGGTGTAGTTATTAGTTCTAAGGATTCTGTAATAGCAATGACATGTCCTACTTTATCAATAACTCCTGGTGAAAACAGTATGGTATACTCTTTTTCAGGGACTATTACTGGAGTAACATCTTATACAGTTCAATTATTGAATTCATCAAATGTTATATTACAAACACAAAATAAATCAGCTAGTACATTTATATCTGGAACATTTAGTGGATTAACAGGTAGTACATCCTATAAACTTAAGCTTATAGTAGTATCTCCAGTAGGAAATAAGATTTGTCCACCTATTAATTTTTCAACAACAGTACCTATTATACCATGTGGAAGTTCTACAGCTTATAGTGGTGGAGAAGCATTTCCTTCAGAAAATATTATTACATTAGGAAATGGAACTGGAACAGTAACTTTATCATTTGATGCTATAAGTGTTCCTGATAAATTTATTGTAATATATGATGGAGTAGAAGTAATTAATACAGGTTATAGAGGAGATAGTGCTCAACAATCAGAATTAGATATAGCATTAGCTGCTAGAGGTTTACCATCAGAAACAATTATTAGTGGAGGAGCTGGAACGTTAAACTTTAACAAATCAACTACAACTGGTACTGCAATAGTAAGAGTTTATGCTCCTATATCAGGAACTGCTTGGAATTATAATTTATCTTGTCCTGCTAATCTTACATATACTTATGTTAAGACATCTGATTTTCAGAAGAATAATTGTGCTGGATTTGGAGAAACAGGTTCTATTGTAACATTTAGTAAAACATATAATTCTTCAATATCTTTAGCTGATGCACAAGCTCAGGCTGCTGCTGATGATTCTGTATTTGATACACAAGGACAAGCTAATGCAAATACAAATGGTATATGTAATCCTCCATTACCTTCAGATGCTGTAGGTATAGCTGTTATTGATATTTATGGTAATCCAGGATTAGATGCTTGTTGTTATATAGATACACCAGGAGCAACATTAGCTTATCAGCATCCAGTATATAAAATGGGTAATAATTTTTATCCTAATGATGGAACTGCACCAGAAAACTGCTGGTTATTAGCTTCAGACTTAGTCACAAGTGATCCATTAGATTATAGATTTGAAGTTAATATAGCAAGATTAATTAACACATATCCTCTAGAAACAGAGTTTGTTATTAAAATAAAAGGTAGATCTACATCTCAAAGTTTAGCTGGTGGATTATATGCACTTAAAGGAGCAGATGTTGGTAATATGACAATGCAAGGTTCTCCAGGAAGTTACATACCATCCACAGCAGCTACAAGTAATTTAACAACAGAAGATCTTCCTGATAATGCAGTACAAGCAGGAGCTAATGGAAGTATTGGAATTAATATAGGATCAGATATATATACATTTGTTTATAATGTAGCAGCAAAAACCTTAACAGTATCATAATGGCAACTTTAACAATAGACTTTACAGCTCCTACACCTGTTCCAGTAAATGGATTTTCTGTTAAATATAGAAAAATAGGAACAAGTACATACTCTACAGTATATCCAAATCCTACAACATCTCCCATATTAATTACTGTACCAGCTGGAGAATCATATGAAGGAGTAATTAAATCAGATTGTGGTAATGCATCATCTAGTCCAGAAACTAATTTTTTAGCTTATGGATCTGTACAAATATATGCACCATATGGTAGTAATACTACTACAGTTTGTTCTGGAGGTGTTCCTCCACAATTATTCATAAGTAATGCATATAGTGATATATCTTCTGGAGTATCAGTATATACAAATCAACAATTAACAACCTTACTTACTGGACCATCTTATATATTAAATTCTTTAGGAGTAATATATAATATCTCTGGAGGAGTGGTTGGCTCATCTACTAATACAGTATGTGGAATATAATATAAATTCAGAATTTTGTTGGTTTATTCTGATAAGGGGTATAGGTCCCTGGGAGATAATACTTTCAGGGATTTCCCTTTTTAAACCATTGTTAATAAGTTAAATATATAAATATAATTTATTAATATACATTTGTTATGTAAATCATTAATTTAAAAGACCTTATGAATTCAGATTCAGAATTATTAGACAAAGTTTACAAGTCATTAAAATGGAAACAATCAGATCATAAATCAGCTAAAAGATTAGGTATAGATATCTTAAAATATAGAGAATTAAAACAACTAGCCATTTCAAATAAAGTTAAATCAAATCCAAATGTTTCTACATCAAAAGTTGATACATCACATCCTGGAGTATTTGATTATAAATATGCTATAGAAAAGGGACAAGCAGAATATAAAGCAATCTCTACAGAAGAACCAAAAACATCAGAAGACATTGAAAAACTATTAAATTTAGATACTACTAAATGGAGATTATCTTCTTACTGGAATAAACAACAGTCAAATGGTAACTGGTTAATATCAGCTAATGTATCTCAAATTAAGTTAACACAAGCTGAAACTGTTAGATCTGTATTTGATTCAATTAAATTAGAATATATTCCTGAAGTAGACCCTACTACACAAGTATTTATTAACTCAGTTCATGAGGAAGATACATGTGCAGTATTATCTTTACAAGATATTCATATAGGTAAGGAGAATTTAGATGGTTCTGGTCCAGAAGATATAGTCGAATCAGTTAAGAAATGTGTTAAAAGTCTTATTATGAGAAGCTACTACAGCTCTAAACTAGATAAGATTATATTCGTTCTTGGAGGAGATCTTATTAATATGGATACATATTCTGGAACAACTACGGGTGGTACTCCAGTAGATAATAATACAGACTCATATAATGCATATAAGATAGCATTTGATCTTATGTTCTGGTGTGTTAATTATCTTAAACAATATTGTAAAGAACTAGAAGTAGTTTATATTCCAGGTAATCATTCTAGATTATCTGAAGCCCATATAGCATATGCTTTATCTAAATCTATTATAGATCCCAATATAACATGGAATGTAGATTATGCTGAAAGAAAAGCTATATCATATGGTAACTCAATGATATGTGTAGAACATGGAGATTTTAATACTAATAGATCATTCTTTGTATTTGCTACTGAGTTTGCTAAACAGTGGGGAGAAGCTACTAATAGAACTTTATATATAGGTCATACACATAAAGAAAAGAAAGTTGAATATATAACTACAGATGAAGTTAATGGATTTACTATAAAAGTATTACCTTCTTTGACTAAAGTAGATAAATATCACTATCAAAATAAATGGACAAATAATCGTAGAGGTGGTATAATCGAATTACATAGTAAAACTAAGGGTGTAACAGGAACATTTCAATATTTCGAATAATATAAATTAATTCAATTTAAGCACCAGTGAGTATATTGCTGGTGCTTTTTTGTTATTGTTAAACACTTGAGGTTTAATATAATAAACTCAATAAATTTTTGTAAATTATAGTGTACCCTGCTTATATGAAGGAATTTAAAAAACCAGATCTTAATGCTCCAAGATTTAGACCTAAAAAACAAAGTATATTAAATTCTGCTTTCTATAAAAGATTTATAAAAGCTTATCCTAAATATAAAGATATTACTCCTGATCAAGTAAAAGCTATTATAAAAGCTTATAATGGTAAAATATGGCAGACAGTAATAGATAATAGAGAAGGTATACAACTACCTGAACAATTAGGATATATTTTTTTAGGATCAGCACCAAAGAAAATTGGAGATAATATTGATTATAAAAAATCAATAGAAGTAGGATATAAAGTTCAGAACAAGAATTGGGAATCTGACGAATACTTAGCTAAAATATTCTATACTAATTATGAGTCTAAATATAGATTTAGATTTCATGAGTTATGGTCGTTTACAGCTTTAAGAGATTTTAAAAGGTCTGTTGCTAAGATATATCCACATCAATGGAAGAATTATATAGTAATAGATAACAACCAAAAGATATCTAAGTTATTTAGGAAACAAGTATATAAATCAATAGTTGAAAAAGAAGTTGTTTCACAATTAGAAACATATGATGAATTTGACTTTTCATAAAGAAAGATGAATAATACAATAGGAAGTGTAGTATCAAGAATTAGAAAACTTATTAAAGCTGAAAATCAAGATGCTTTTATTACAGATAGACTTATTTATAGTGTAGTAAATAAACATGGAGCATGGTTACTTCGTAGAGAAGATAATACTATGAAGTTAATAAGAATGATATCTGCATACGAATCTTTAGATTTAGTTGATCTAATTGAAGTAGATAAAGTATCAGCTGGATGTGCTGGTATTAAAAGTAATTGTATTATAATGAGATCAGATGAGAAGATACCTGATTTATATGAAGGATATTTTGGACCATTAATTAGAACTATAAGTTCTTTAGATGGATCAGAACAAATTTATCCTACTACAGCAGTTCAATATACTAAACTAGCTAATAGTAAAAACTATAAATATAATAAGACTAAGTATTATTGGTTTGAAGATGGTTACTTATACTTTCCTAATATAGATTGGGATGCTGTAAAAGTTGAAGGTATATTTAAATCTGATATATCAGATTATAAATGTGATGATTGTAAAAAAGGTAAATGTAAATCTGCTCAAGAGAGAAGATTCAATATACCTGATTATTTAATGGGTGAACTTGAAAATTTTGCTAGACAAGAATTAATGGGTCTACATCAAATACCAACTGATAATACTAATGATAAACAATCTAATTTAAGAGGTTAATGAAGACACAGATAAACTATCGTACATTTAATGAACTCTTAGATGAAGTAAGTGTTGATTTTACATTATTCTCTATGGAGGGTATGATTGAACCAGCTCAATTAATTAAAGTAGCTACACGTGTAAATTATGATTTAGGCTTACGTATACATCAATCTAAAGAAGATCTTATAGATGTAGAACATGGTAAAGCAAAATTACCTTCAGACTTCTATGTGATGAATCATGCATTACTTTGTCATAGATATAAAATACATAGTGAAGTACCAATGGGTAGACATACAGAAGATGTATTAATTCCTGATTGTTGTCCTAAATGTGAAGAACCACCACAAGATTGTAGCTGTCCATGTCCTCAAAAATGTAAGGTATCTTGTAATGAAGATTATCAAGTAGTTCAAACAATTAAACATGAGGTTAGAGTCTATGATGAAACAGAAAAATTATCTTTATCAGGTAATAATCTATCCTCATTTTGTCCTAATAAAAAATATATATGTGGGCATCATGGTGAAATAAAAAATGGTTATATATATCTTAATATCGAAGATGGTAAAATATATATATCTTATGAAGGATCATTAGAAGATGAAGATGGTAATTTATTAGTATTAGATCATCCAATGATTAATGACTATTATGAAGCAGCAATGAAGGTTAAAATTCTTGAGAATCTATATATGAATGGTGAAACTGTTGAACAGAAACTAATGTATATGAAACAAGAGTTAAGATCAGCTCGTAATAATGCATTGAGTATTGTTAATACTCCTGATTTTGCAGAACTTAAAGCTATTCATGATATGAATAGAAAAGCTATGCACAACAAATACTACAGAGCTTTTGCTTCAAACTAATTATGGCTGAACAATCAAATCTTAATATAAATACTAACAGCTTTACTAAAGGGTTACAAAAAGACTTAAATGATACTTATGTAGATAATCAGTCATGGACTCATGGTAGAAACCTTGTAACTAATTCACATGATGGGGAATTAGGTGTTATTGGTAATGAACCTAGTAATATTCTATGCGTAAATCTTCCTTACACATTTATTGGGTCTATTCCTATAGGAGATGATGAGTGGGCTGTATTCACAACTGATGATCTTAATTCTGAGATAGGTATATTCAATGAAGCTAAATGTACATATACGAAAGTAGTAAATGATTCTTGTCTTAAGTTCAATAGAAAGAACTTAATTATAGGGGCATATAAGAAACGTTTTGATTGTGGTAGGGAAATATACTGGGATGATACAAATAATCCTTCACGTAAGCTTAATTTAGATAATATACCATTTAAAAAGAAACGTGTTAAACAAGGTGATTGTTATATTGAAACTGATACTAAAGATTTAGATTGTGAACAATTAAGATTAGCTGCAATATTAGATGTACCATGTTTAACATTACGAAGAGGAAAATCATCAGGAACATTAGCTAATGGATCTTATCAGGTTGTTATTGCATATACTGTAAATGATATAAGGGTTACAGACTTTATTGCTCAATCAGAAGTACAACCTATATTTAGTCATCAGAATATATCAGGCTCTTTAGAACTAGATGTAACTGGATTAGATCAGGATTATGGTGAATTTGAATTAGTTATTATAACATCTGTTAATCAACAAACTGTTGCAAAAAGATTAGGTATTTATTCTACAAAATCTACTACAATTTATATTGATACCATAGATCCAAGTCTACCTACAGTACCTTTAAACTTAATACCATTGAGAACATATGCAATAGATAGATCTGATGCAATGTATACTGTGAATGATTATTTATTAAGAGTTGGTATATATACAAAACCTGATTTTAATTATCAAATACAAGCAAATAATATAGTAACAAAATGGGTATCTGTAAAATATCCTGCTGACTATTATCATAAAGGAGGTAATAAAGCCTCATACATGAGAGATGAACAAGGTGTATTTTTTATAAGATGGATTTATAATACTGGAGATAAGTCTGCTAGTTATTTTATATCTGGAAGGGAACCTATAGTATCTGATAATCAAGTTGTATCTAATGCTGATGCTTTAGAATCACAACAAGGATTAGTATCTAAAAGATGGCAGGTTTATAACACTTCTACAGTCACTAATCTATCTCCTGGAGTAACACTACCAGATGGAGGAGTTGTTATCTCTGAAGGACTTACAGGCTATTATGAGAGTACTGAAAAGTATCCTGATAATCAACCAGAAATATGGGGTGATCTTTGTGGTAAAAATATAAGACTTCATAAGTTTCCTGATAATACTGTTGATATAACTTGTAACCATTTTAATAGTGGAGGTGAAAGTATAAACATATTAGGAGTAAAGTTTGAAAATATTACTCCTCCAGTAGATAATGCAGGAAATGTTATTGAATCTATTATAGGTTATGAAATATTAAGAGGAAGTAGAGAAGGTCAGAGATCAATTATAGCAAAAGGATTAATCTCTAACATGAGAGAATATGATATTGAGAATAATGATGTAAAAGGTTTATATGCTAATTATCCATATAATGATTTAAGACCTGATTATTATTTAACTTCTAATAAAGAATTATCTCGTAAAGGTCCTTCAGGGGGAGCAGATTCATCTATTGAACCTCTAACTAATTATAGGAAAGATATATTTTCATTTCACTCACCAGAAACAACTTTCAGTAAACCATTTTTAAGTGGAAATGAATTAAAAGTATATCAAGAAGTTCATGGTACTACTACTGGTAAATTTGAAGTTCCTTATAAACATCCTAAACATAAATTAGCAACAGGATTTTCAGATACGATAAGTAAAGTAATTGGAGTACTTGCTACTCTTAATTCTTTACTTGGAGCATTAACAGGAGCTGATGGTGTATTACAATTAGAAGGAACAGAAGATATTCCTTTAACTCAAAATTTATTAGCTCAACATAGAGCTGAAATGTTTGCTGGTACTTTCTTTGGTTTATCTAATGGATTTGTTAACTCTGTTGGTGTACCAGGAGCTGGTGGTGCAGCAGCTATAAAAAGACAAGCGGCTAATACTGCTATAACTATTGGTAATGCAGCTATGGTAATAGCATTAAGTACTGTAACTGCATCAGCAACAAGTGAAAAGTTATTTAATGTTATAATGGGATTAATTCCTACTAGACAGTATGCTTTACAATATAATTCACATGGGTTTTATGATAAGGTAATATCTACTAATGTTTCATCTAATCATAGAAGATCAATAACACAATCAAATTACGTAGGTTCTAATGTACAAAGTTTTACAGGAGAATTTAGAATTAATAATTTATATAGACCTAATTATGTAGTATTAAAACTTAATCAAGAAATTAGTAATCCTTCTGTAGAAGATAAATCTAGGAATAGGATAAAAGGTGATCAATTTAATGGAGAGATAAATGATACATTTACATCTACAATATCATCTCATTATGCTGCTTTAAAAACTAATTTACCAGCACAATATGGACAGATAGGATCTGTTAAACAATTACCTATATCTACATGTATTCAGAAAATCACTCCAGTTAAAAATCAGAAATTTAAGTCTGATATATTATTTGGAGGTGATACTTATATAAATAGATTTACAGAGAAAAATACTTATTTCTTTTTTAATGATTGGTTACTAGGACAACCAGATGAATATGAACATGACTATAGAAATTATATTAATGGTCCTTATCCAAGATATTGGGTAAACTTTGAGAAAGGTAATTATAGTTTATTTTCAAGTAATTCAACAGGACAGAGACATTTAAACGATAGAGAATCATCTACATTTTATGTAAAAAAAGGATACTTCTATTTATTCTGTAATGGAATAAGAGATTTCTTTGTTGAATCTGAAATTAATTTAGCTTTAAGAGATTGGGAAGATACTGATTCAAAACGTCATTATGATCCTTATGAGTATACAGATCTTTCTAGTTTGTTAAGATCTGATATTGTCAAGTCCAATAACTTTTATAAATATGATTATTCTTTAAGTAATAGTAGAATATTTAACTCATACATTACATGGGGAGATGTATTGCCTAGAGACTATGATCCTTTAGTAGCAGAAACATGTTTTGCATATTATCCTAAACGTATACATTATTCTTTACCTCAACAAACAGAATTAAAGAAAGATAACTGGGCTTCATTTTTAGTTAATAATTATAAAGATATGCCTAGTGATGTAACTTCAATTAAATCAATTGGTAAATCTGGAGCTCTTATAATGATGAAAAGTCAGAGTCCTTTACAATTTGCTGGAGTAGATGAATTACAAACTACTTCAGGAGCAAAGATTACAATTGGTGATGGTGGTTTGTTTGCTAGACCTTTACAAAATTTAGTTAATGCAGATGAAGCATATGAATATGGATCATCTCAATCTAAATTTGGAACTATAGCTACTCCACAAGGAGTATTCTATATATCACAAAATCAGGGTAAAATATTTAATTATGCTGGAGGATTAGATGAGATATCTAGGAATGGCAATAAGTTTTGGTTCTCACAATATCTTCCATCATATTTACTTAAAGATTTCCCTAATTTCGAATTAACAGATAACCCTGTTATAGGTATAGGATGTCAAGCTATATATGATAACACTAATGAAATTACATACTTCTCTAAAAAAGATTATAAAGTAAGAGATGAATTTAAAGGTCAATTAGTATATGTAAATAGTAATCAATTTTTATATAATGGATTACAAGTTACATTAGGAGATGAAACATATTTTGAAGATGCTTCTTGGACTATGAGTTATGATCCCAAAAGTAAACAATGGTTATCCCACCATGATTGGCATCCAACATTTATGATTCCAGGAAGAAACCATTTTATGACTGTTAATACAAATTCAGTATGGACACATAATAATATATGTGATTCTTATTGTAATTTCTATGGAATAGATTATCCATTTGAAATAGAATATATTTCATCTACAGGACAAACTGTAAATACAGTAAAAAGTGTAGAATATATATTAGAGTGTTATAAATATTCAAATGGTTGTCAAGATAGATTTCATATTCTGGATTATAATTTTGATAGAGCTATAGTATATAACTCTGAACAAAACTCTGGTATGTTAAAACTAAATCTTTTTCCTAAAGGAAATCCTATTGCTGGTCTTAAATATCCAATTATAGGTTTAAACTTTACAGATATATTATACTCAAAAGAAGAAAATAAATACAGATTTAATCAATTTTTTGATCTAACTAAAGATAGAGGTGAGTTTACTGGTAATGATAAATCAATGTTTATATCTCAATCTAATGGTTATATATATCAATTAAATAATAAATACTTAGATTATAGTAAGGGTTCCACTCAACATAAGAAGTTTAGGATGTATACCAATAAAGTTTTTCTAAGGAAAGTTGTTTCAGGAGAAGTAAAAATGAATTTAAAGTTGATTAACACAAAATTATCACAAAGTTTAAGATAATGAAGAAACTAAAAAAAGCACAGAATGGTTTAACATTAGATACCTCTGATGAATTTGCTGTTGGATCTAAACCACCAATGAAAATTAAAGACTGGTTAGATGTTAGTAAAAAAGCTATGCCTAAGATGACAAGTAATCTTATGAATGGTTTTGTAGATCCAACAAGTTTATATAATACATTAGGTTATGCTGATGCAGCTATTGGAGCTTTTGGTAATTCTAATAAACAACAAGAAGAGTGGTTACAATCACAAACTAATACAGACCAATTTGCTACTGTTAATCCAGGAGGAGATAGAGGTGATTATACTGTAAATGGATCAGCATATGGAATGTTAAGACCTGACCAGATGGGAGCTAAATCTCCATATGGTGTACAGGGTATATATTATCCTTCTATGGAAAAAGGTGGTGAACCAAAACCAAAAAAGAAAGCAGTACAAGGAGGCAATAAAATTTATACTTCTCCTAAAGGAAATGTTATAACTCAAGAAGATTTAGATAAGACATATAGCTCTACAGGTATTAAATGGGATAATCCTCAACAGTATGGAGAGTGGTTAGATCAATTTGCATCTCCAATACCTCAACCAACTAAAAGTGTAGTAACTTATCCTTTTGGAAGAATGGGTGAAGTTATGACTCAGGATGAATGGGATTACAGTAAAAAGAAAAGGGGTTATCCTGATGTATATTCAGATAAAGTTCAAGGTAAAGATAACTTTGCTCCAGGTGAGTCATTTGCAAATGAAATTAGAAATGATATTAAAGAATTTAGAAATCTAACTAAGAATGCTAAACTAGAGTATGGTGGACAAACTGGATTTGGTTTAGATCTTACTAATATCAAATCAAGTCTAAAAGGAACTAGAGGAGCTATAAGTAAAACACTTAATGCTGTTGATGAAGATGAATCTAATATAGAAGCTGAATTAGGTGAAACTATATTTGGTGACTTTGATGAAGATGGTATTAATGAACATATGAATATTGGTGGTAAAAAACATTCACAAGGTGGTACACCATTATATGCTCCTCCAGCTTCATTTATATTTTCTGATTCAAAAGATATCAAGTTTAAAGGAGAAGAACTTATTGATTTTGGTAAATCTGAAAATGATAAAAAGAAATATACTCCAGCTGAATTAGCTAAGAAGTATGATATAAATAAATATAAAGCTATGCTTGATGATAAGGATGCAGATCCTATTAAGATACGTACAGCAGAAATGATGATAGAAAACTATAATCAAAAGCTTGGTAAGTTAGCCCTTCTACAGGAAGAAAAGAAAGATTTTCCTAATGGAATACCACAAGTTGCTATACCATATTTAATAACACAAGTAGGTCCTCAATCATTTGATGAGTCACAGTCATCTGAAACAGTATTTGCTACTGGTGGTGAATATAATCCATTTTCATTAAATCCGTTAGTTGATCCATATAAAGGTGGTAAAACTAAACAAGGTACTATAACTCCAACTGGTAAAATAAATCCATATAATAGACCTAAAGATCATTTAACTGAATGGGAAAGTATTATACCAGGTATTAGAACTATGGATAATACTAAAGCTCAAGCTTTAATGTATCAGTATAACCTTACAAATAATCCAGATTCTATAAAAGATATGTGGAGTACTTATGGTCTTACTGCTAAAGGATTAAAAAATAAAGATCTAGCTTCATTATCTAAAAATGGTGTATTAGATCAATCTGTACTTACTCCAGATAATCTAAATAAGTTACAAGATGCATTTACAGATGGATACTTTGGAGTTAGACAATTAGATCCACAATCTAATACAAGGACTTTAGTTAATCCTAGAGATAGGACTCCTGTAGTTGCACCACCAGAATTTACTGATAGAACTAAACCTGTTATACCAGACAATAGTTTACAACCTAATATATTTACTTCTAAGACTGGACAACAAGCTCCAACAGATTTTTGGACTCAAGATAAAATTAATATGGGTTATGCTTTACAAAATAAAGCTAATATTAAAAAGTATTTACCTTGGGCTGCACCTGTTGTGGGAATCACTGCTGATCCAACATTTTATGATCCGACTAGAGAATTAGCATCTAATGCTGAAATGATGAATACTGAAATGATGTATACTAATCAATTCTCAGGTCCTCAATCTGCTGGAGTACGTAATTCCTCTGTAGCAGGACAATCAGCAGCTAATGCAGCTAATATACTAGGAAGATATGATAATCAGAATGTAGGTGTAGCTAATCAATATGCTGGGATGAATGCTGAGATTATGAATAACTTACAAAATGCTCAATCAGCTAGAGCTAAACAATTGTATGATGGTAATGTAATGGCTAATCAACAATATGATAACTCTAGATCACAAGCTAATGATGTTATTAGAAAGAATGCTGTTGGTGCTTTGAATAATAGACAAACTACTCAATGGATGAATTCATGGTATCCACAATTTGATATTGATCCTTCTTCAGGATATGTGAACTTTGCTGAAGGTACTGGACGTAGTGGAGTAACTCCAGGAGGTCAAGCACCACAAAGTTACTTGGATGTATATAAACAATTGAAACAACAAAATCCTAATGTTGCAGATGAAGTTCTTAGAGAACAAGCTAAACAACTAACAGGACAAGCTAGAAATACAGTTAATAGTGATGGAGATGTAAGATCCACATATAATGGTCCAACACCTCAACAACTAATGCAAATATTAAGATCTCAAGGTGGATAAACAATAAAAGTTTATTAAACTTTACAGATTTTAATAAGTATATTATAATATAACATATGGCTAATTATTTAGGGCAACCAGATTTCATACCAGATATTCAACCATTTCAACCAAATTGGGATGTGGTTGATAAGACCTTAAGATTAAAACAAGGATCTTATGATCAAGGGTATTCCTCCCTACAGGGGACTTATTCTGGATTATTGAATATGCCTCAATTAAAACAAGATCAAATATCTAAACGTGATAAGTTTTTAAAAGATGCATTTAAAAATCTAGGAGACTTATCTTCTGTTGATTTATCTTTACCTGAAAATGTAGCATCTGCTAATAACGTATTTGCTCCTTTATATAATGATACAGAGTTTCTTGGTAATTCTTCTATAAGTAAACATTATCAGCAACAAGAACAGTATGCTGATTCTTTACGTCAACAAGATGGAGGTAAAGACTTTAGTATTGATAATTTAAATTATGTAAGACAACAAAAAGCCGAATACATAAATGATGGTTCTCCTGATTCATGGAAAAAGTATTATTCTAATAAAAGATACTATGAACCATATTATGATACTAAAAAAGAAATAAGAGAAGTTATGGAGAAGTTTAAACCTTCTTCATCTTCTTTAGTTAGATTAAATGGTTTTTATAAAGAAACTGTTGATGATAAAAGTTGGAGACAATCTGAAATTAAAGATTATCTTAATGGAGTATTATCAGATAAAGCTAAAAGACAATTACAAATTGAAGCAACAGTAAGATTAGGTGATCCTAATACTATAGCTTCTATGTATAGAGATACAGCTAATAAAGATATATCTCAGTTACAAGATAAGATTAATGATACAGATAATCTTATTAAAACAACTAAAGATCCTGTACAGAGAGATAAATTAATTGATCTTAAAAATCAATTATCTGCTTCTATACAATCTATAGGAGAAGACTCTGATAAAATATCTAAAGGTGATTTAAACTATATTAAAGCTAATCAAGAAAAATTAGCTTATAATCTATATTATAATTCTGTTATAGATGGTGTATCTAAAGGTTTTGAACATCAAGATATCAAACAAGAGATTACAGAAGATACTGTAGCTTTTGGTATGTGGAAAGATGCTCAGGACATGAAGAGATTCATGATTGGTGAACAGAATGAAAACTATAGAGCTAATCTTAGAGAAGCTGGTGAAGATCGTAGGTTTGGTCAAAAGTTAAGATTAGATGCTCTTAAGGAACAAAAAGAAGGTAAAGATAAAAATGGTGAAGCTGTTGTTATAGATTTACCCGCTGGACCTGGAGATGTATTAGGTACTACTTCTTTAACTGGATTAGATGATCAAGTAAGAGTAGTTCAAAGACAAGGTTATCAAGATAGTGTTAATTTAAAAGAACATATATCTGAAGTAAGTGGTGTTCCATTAAATAAATTGACTGCTAAACAAGTCAAAATGTATATGGAATCTCCTAAAGGAAAACAAGATAATGCTGTACTTGAATTCAATCAAAGAAGTAATATGAGACATCTTACTATTGATGATGCATCAAATACTAGAAGACAAGCTCAACAATATGCTGAAAGTAAAATGCCTGGATATGTAGCTAAATCTAAACAGGTGGATAATGTATTAAATAACTTAGCTAAAACAGATACTTATACTTTACAAGGAGAAGATGGTAGCTCAATTACTGTAAGTCCTAAAAGAGTTATGGAAATGGTTGCTAATAAAGAATTTTCTATTGCACCAAAAAGAGGTGATGCTTTTAATATTTCTATAGGAGGTAAATCATATAGACAAGCTGATAATAAGACTGGTACACTAGGTGGTATAGCTGGAACAGCAGCAGAAGTATTAAAATTCTTAAATAGCAATAAAGACACTAAAAAGTATAATGAATATATAGCTCAGTACTTTGGTGAAAAGAAAGTTGATCAACGTAAAGCATTTACATTTAGAGATGACTCAGATAACGTTAAAGCTACTAAGAACAAACTTACATCACTTACAGGATTAGATATGAGTAAACTTACAGAAGTAAGTTATTCTCCTAATGCTGATAGAAATAAAATATATTTTAGTGTACAAGATCCTGAAGGTAAAATTGATACAGAAGCTGTAGTTAATAAATTAACTACTAAAGGCTATCCTACAACATTCAATGAACAGACAGGTCAATTTGAAGTAACTAATAAATCATTAGATACACACTTAGATCCATTTGCTAATATGTCTGGTTATAGTAGACAACTAATATCTACTCTAGAGAATAGAACAGGTAAACCAGGAAGTAAATATCAATCTACTTTTTATAACTTTAATAACAATGGGGTTAAAAGTGCTTACAGAATAGATAAAAAATTTGGATCAGATAATGATAATATTTATTATCTTTACCCATCAGGATCTAATACTCCTGTAAGAGAGACATTTAGATCTGCATTTGATGCATATCAATTTTCACAACAAATGGCAGCTAATCCAGATTTAGCTAATGCCATTATGAAATAAACAAAACACATGACTGAAGAAGTTAATACTCCATTAATAGATCCTACTAAACCCGTTACTTCTACAACCCCTCCTGTTAAAAAACCTGAGCCTACTTATGAAGAAGCTATGTCAGCTTTGAAGACTAAGACGGCTACATCAACACCATTTTATGGTACAGGTACTTTAGCTCCATCTCAAGTAGATTATTCTCAAGCTAAAAAATATTTAGATCAATCTTATGGTTTTTCTAAGAATAGAGATAATGAAGATTTCTATGCTCAACAACAAGGTATAGGTGGAGATCTTGTAGACTTAGTATCAGCAGTTGGTTTAAAATTACCAGCATTGGCTGCTACTAAAACTATTGGTGGATTAGGTTTTGTAACATCTCTATTAAATCCTACTAACTGGACATCAGAAGATGGATTTATTGCATCTGCTTCAGATAATGCTATATCTAAATGGGCCGAATCTGCTGAAGAAACAGTAAAGAATGAATTCTTACCTACATTTCAAGAAGCAGCAGATGTTAATAAAGGATTCTTTTCTAGGGCATTTACTGACTTAGACTTTTGGACAAATGACGTAGTTGATGGTGCAGCATTTATGGCATCAGCATTTATACCTGGTATGGCTTTATCTAAGCTTGGTACAGGAGCTAAATTAGCTCAAATGCTGTCTAGAACTAGAATGGGTGTTAATGCTGCTGGTGAGGTTGTAAATGGATTAGAAACAGCTCAAAGATATCTTGGATCTGCACAAAAGTTTGCTAAAGGATTTGATGCTGCTACTACTTGGGCAATAGCTACTGCTTCTGAGTCAATGTATGAAGCTTCTGATGTTAGAAAGAATGTGTTAGCATCATTAGATGGTAAGATAAATCCTACTACAGGAGTAGAATATACAGAAGAAGAAAAAAAAGTTGCAGCAGGTGGAGCAGCACGTAATACATTCTTAATGAATGCAGCATTACTTGGAGCTACAAATGCTTTACAGATGAAGTATTTATTTAAAGCATTAGGTGTAGCTGAATCTACTGTAGGTAGAGTAACTGCAAATACTGCTGGAGATACATTTGAAAGAGGTGTTGCTAAAACTAAATGGGGTAAATTCTTAGATACAGGATATGGTCAATTTGCTAAAGGTGTAGCAATTGGAACTTTATCTGAAGGTTATGTTGAAGAAAACACACAGTTAGCTATACAAAGATTAAATCAGGAATTTGGTGGGGCTGGAAAAGTAGCAGGTATTGAAGACTATACTCAAGTACTTAAAAAAGCTGGAAAACAGATTGTTGATGCTACAATGGGAGATGATCAAGAAGCTGCTACAAGTATTGGACTTGGTGCTATACTTGGTGGTGTAATGGGTGGTATAGGTAATGCTAAACAACTTGGAAGAGATAGAATTACTACAGACCAAGCTATACAAAGACTTAATGAATCACAAGGTCAATGGTTAAAGTTTGGTAATTTATATGATACAATAGAAGATGATATATTAGATACAGAAGGTAATCCAACTGGAGAAAAAATATCTAAATTAAAGTTAGATGAAAATAATCAACCTATAGTTAATGAAAGTAAACTAGGTGAAATTATTACTAACTTTAGTTTAAACTCAACTATGGCTGAGTTAGCTGATACACTTAAAGATAAAAATCAAGCTAAATATTTAAGAGATATATCATTTAGAAATTATGTACAAGCTCATATTGAAGCTGGTATAGAAGATACTTTAACTGAGAAATTAGATCAAGCTAGTAATGCTTCACCTGAAGCATTAGCTAAAATGGGATTTGATCCATCTAGTAGAGAAGATATAGGTGAATATAAAACCTTAGCTAAACAAATTATTGCTCAAAATAACTTAATTAAGAATAGTATTCTTATTACAGGTAAACCTGCTGAAGAGAATGCTAGAATAAATAGATTAACAGGATTAGCTGATGAGCAAAGTATTCTTACTGGAATAGTAAATACTATTAATAAAGATGTTGAAGCTATTAAAGCTCAAACACTTTCACCAGAAACATCAAACTTATCTGACATGAGTGTTGATGCAGTTAATTCTTTGCAATTTAGAATTGATTCACAAAAAGCTTTTATTACTGCTCTAGAAGCAGGTTCTAATAACTCTACTAAATTAAAGGTAGCTAGACAACTATTAGCAGAACTTAATAAAGAAAAAAATAAACATCTTAAAGATAATAGTTTATCATTAGAAAATCTACCCCCCTCTGAAGGAGGATATTATGGTTATGAAAATTCAGCTAAGAATACTAGTTCATTAAATATAGCTTATCAAAAAGCTTTGATGGAAAAAGCTCAGTATCAAAATACTGCTAGAGCTATGGGATTAGAATTTGCATTATATGCAGATACTAAAAATGGATTAAAGAACTTTAGAGATTCTATTGAACAAGAAATTGTTGCACCTATTAATCAACATCTTCAAGAAGAAGAAGTAAGAGAAAACTTACAAGTTACTACACCTCAAGTTGATCCTAATGATCCAAGGATTAAGGAAATTAATGATCGTAGAGACTCCTCTATAGAAGAACTTGAAGAACTGTATGAAGAGGATGGTGAACATGTAGTTGAATTATCTAAAGATGGTATAGTAATAACTAATATTAAAACAGGTGTAGAAACTAGACTTGAAGATCTTGTTCCTGGACAAATATCTGATGAATTAAAAGATCAATTAGATACTATACAACAACGTATTAATAAAATTAATGAAGATACTGATCAGGAGATTAAATCATTAAACAATGAAGCAACCCCTTTAACAGAAACTCCAGCTCCTAATAATCCAGAAGTTGTTGCATCAGAAGATAATGTAACAGGTTTTTATGTATTTGATGGTCAGAATATAAAGAAAGGTTTTATATTTAATGAGACTTCAACTGGTAAAAAATATGAAGTTGTTAGTGAATCACCTGAAGCAGGTTTAAATGTATTTGCTATACGTATTAAAAATGTTAATGATGCAAATGATACTAAATCAATTACTTCATTAGATGGATTAGTATTAGAAGGACTACAAACAGAAACTGAAGTACTTCCTGCTAACTTACCTCCAGTAGATCTTAATGGTCCTAATAAATTTAAGATTAAAAGAGTAAATGAACTAATTAGAATATATCCACATCAAAATGAAGTTAATGGTAAGCGTGAAAGTATACCAGCAGCTCAAAAAAGATTGGATGAATTCTTAGCTAATATGACTAAAGAAGATATAGCTGATAGGTTAACTATGACTGTCTCTAAAGGAGGTCCTAGAAGTACAACTCTTGCTGGTGAATCTACAGGTAATCCTAATGGTAATTTAGAAGTTAATAGTGATTATTTAAATGTAAGATTAGAATATGCTGGTTTACCTATTGGTTACATAACTAATTATACTCATTATTCTGTAAGAGATAAACAAGGTAAGAATGTTCCTATAGAGAAATTAACAATAGCTCAATTTTCAGAAATATTTGATACTACAGGAGTAGATGCTAAGCAAGCATTAGATACTTTTAAACAAAATTTTATTAAAGGTAGAAGACTATTTAGTACTTTATCTAAAGTATTAGGTAATAGTGTATCTACTAAATTAACTGAACCACAAATAGAACAGATGTTAGATCTTAATATATCTGTTGGTGAATTTGATAATGCTCTTTCTGAAGAAGGTGTTAAACTATCTGAACTAGAACATAGTACTATCAATGGTTATACTTATGTATTAGATAGAGTAAGAAAATATAAAAATGGTAAATTTACTACTCAAGTAATTCCTATTACAAATGCTATTGGAGCTGATGCTAAACAAATAGCAAAAGAAGTTAAAGAAGCTAAAGCTCAAGGTAGAGATTTAACAGAACAGTTAGGTAGATACGTAGCTGTAGTTAAACTTCCTAATGGTACAATAAGATTTGTACAATTATCATCTGATCCATGGAATGATACACAGTTTAGTGATTTAGTATCTAAGATTAATGAAAGATCTAAATTATCTAAAGAGAACAACTTAACTGTTAAAGAATCTAAAACAGTTGAAGTATATGACTCAAAAGGTAATGTAACTAAACCTAAATATACTGGTGGTAAAGATGAAACATATAATGATGTATTAAATGATGAAATAGCTAGTAAGTTATTCATAGCTCTTCCTTTAGAAAATAGAGGTACTTATGTAGATTTCTACGTAAATGCTATGGGAAATCTACAGCTTAAATTTAATATACCACAAGGTTCTAATACTATTAAACATTCTATAGTTGTAAAAGAAAGTGAAGAAGATATTCCACTTAACTTTGAAGATATAGACCAAGTTATTAGTAGAATAAATGAAGCTATAGTTAAATATAATCAGACCGCTAAAAATCCTAGTGAATTTATTACAGTTACTTTAACTAAAGATAATTTCAAAAATGCTATTAGTAGTGATATAGGATCAGCTGGAGTTAACAACTTAAGTACTTTCTTAAATCCTCCAGTAGTTAAAAATATACAATTAACATATAATCCTAAAGATACTATTGAAGCTGTTATTCCTGCTACTCCTGCTCAAGCAGTTGACACAAGAATACAATATGATGTAGTAAATCCTAAGACTTATAAAGTAGATCCTGCTAAAGTTAAAGAACTTAATCAAGCTACTAGTCAGGATAACATGGGTGTACCTATTGATGAAGCTTTAAGGGCTCAGATATTAGGTGAGATAGCTGCATCTAAAACTGTACAAAATACATTAAGTGTTGGAGAACAAGTTACAGCAGCATTTGATGCTATAGCTGGAAGTATTGAAAACGGATCAACTGATGCAGTTCAAAAATATGCTCAACGTATTGTTAATGGTGAGAGTAGAGAAAGTGTTATAAATGGTTTAGGACCTAATTTTATACAAGCTATTGATAATGCTGTAAAAGCAATTCAATCTAATCCAACACAAACAGCTCCTGCACAAACAGGTTCATTTAAAGAACTATCTGATGAGATCAAAGCTAATCAGATGGAATATATTAGAACTAAATCTGCTGAGTTAATAGCTGAAGGATTAACTGCTGGTAAGGCTAGAATACAAGCTACTCAACAAGCTAAAGTTATATATGGTAAACAATTAGATGAACTTAAAGCTAAACTTAATGTAAAGAATGGTAGAGCATTTAAAGTTATATCAAGAGAGAAATTTGAAGCATCTGATGTAGAACATATTGATAAATTTAATACTTGGGTAAAAGATAACTTACCTGAGTTTATTTCTGTAGAAGAAGTTAATGATTTAACTAAAAACCTATCTACTAATAAGATTACTGTAGGTATGTTTGTATCTTATTTAGATACACTAAGAGATGGTAATACTACTATAAAAGGTAGAATTAATATTGGTGAAAATACTCCTTATAAATATCATGAGGCTTTCCATGCTGCATTTAGGTTATTACTTAATGATAAGCAAATAACTCAATTAAGAGATATAGCTAAACGTGAATTAAAAGCTAATAAAGTTAATATTAAATCTGCTTTAGAGGAATTCAAACAATTACATCCTTCATATGATAATCTAACTCCAACAGAATTGGAAGAGCTTTATTATGAAGAATATTTAGCAGATAGGTTTGATGATTGGAAGTCAGATAATAAAGTTAATACTTCATATGTAGCTAAAGGTTTCTTTGCTAAAATAATGGAGTGGATTAAAAGATTATTTACTGGAAGATCATTTACTGATATAGAAAATCTATTCAGTGATATTGATAATGGTAAATACAGAAATAGTAATTTACAACAAAATCAATTTACCAGGGAAGAATCAAATATGATTACTACACCAGCTTTAAAAGTAATTAAAGTAGGTGAAGATATTGTACAAGATGAAAATGGTAATGATATAGTAATTGACAGATATTTATCTCAACAAGAAGGGGATCAACTAGCTGCTAGTATTAGTTCTATATTCTATGATAGATTATCCCAAGTAGAGCAGTATAATAAAAAACAATTACTAGAAAGTATTCTGGATGAATATAAAGAATTGTATAATCCTTATAGAGAGGATGATTACTATTCTAATGAAATAGATAGATTATTTCCTGATGAAAGTCAAGAGGCTGACATGGAAAATTATCTTCAAAGATTACAAGATAGATATACAGTCTTCTCTGAAGAAGAAAATAGAGCTTCTTTATTAGAAGCAGTTGATGTACATTTAAGATTAATGGGCTTTAAACAAAGTCTAGATAGTGATGTATTTGATGAAGCTGTTGATGAATATGGAGACAGAGTAACTACTGACTCTTGGAAAGAAACACATTCCATTGGTGGATTTGGTTCATTATCAAACTTCTTAAGACAATATATAGCAACAACTACATTTGAATACGTAGATGAGTTTGGTAATAGCCAATTAAAAGATGGTGTACCTTTATTACAAGCTGTTAATGCAAACCTTGTATACAATGGTATGCTTAAAGCTGTAGCTAATATTGGTGATCAGAATATGGTTATGAACAGACTTAGATTATTAAAGTCTGATGAAACTGAAACTGGTAAATTTATTACTAAATTCTTTAATGATGCAGGTATTGAATTCAATGAAGATGGAACTTGGGTATCTACAAATCCTCAAAGAGCTAGACTTGTACAACAAGTTATAAAAGGATTTAATCAATACTCAGTAGATTATTTGTTTATTAACAAAGATATACGTGAAGAAGCTAAAATGAGTAATGTCATGTTAGCTAATAGAAGGGATTCTGCTAAGACACAATTCTCTGCATGGCAAAATGCATATGTAAGAGTATTTCAGGATCAAGTATTAACTTTAAGAAATGCTGATGCTAGAAGTGAATTCTATGATGATAGAGTTGGATCATTAAAAGATTTATATACTTTAATGGATAAAGACCTATCTATAGAAGATGACAAGTTGGAGGTTCAATCTAAAGAAATATCAAATCAACTTAAGAATGATATAGGTATATCATTAGATCCAGCATTTGTTAAGTTTTCTATTGTATCTAATAAAGATGCATCTGTATTAACTGAGGCTCAAAAGACTTTAATTAATGCATATGCTGAAACATACTTTGCTACTAGAGAAGATATACAACAAATAATAAGATCTATTCAATCTGGTGAAGATCCATTCTCTAAAAATATTGATGATCAAAGAAATACTGATCCAGTAAATCTTGAAGAAGGTGAAGAAGAAGCTGAAGAAGCTGTTAATGATCTTGGTAAAGGTGGTGTAATAACACGTATTAATAATTTAGCTAAAGGTAATGGAGTATTTGATGAAACTGTTTACAGCTCATCATGGAAAAATGCTGATGGTGAATTAGTATATGCTCACCAATTACCTACTTATCACTTAGTAAGAATACAACAACTTAATAGTGATGCTTATATTGATGAACTTAAAGCAGATCCTTTCTTAGAGAACAACTATTTATTAAACTCAGAGAAATTTGAAGTACTTCAAGGTGACTTAAGTATTAAACGTATTGACGGAGCTAAATCTTCTGTATTAAGTAAATCTGAAGAAGATGGTTCTATAAGAGAGGATAAAGGTATATCAGCTAATAAAAATAAAGGTATCACTTATGGGTCATTCTCTAACAGAGAATTCTTAACCAGTTTATTTGATGTATATGCTTATGGTAAAGAATATAAAACTGAAGATGGTGGAACATTTAGAACAGCTCAACATCTTATTAGAGTACTAGAAGCTAGTAATACTGGAGATACATTAGGACTTCCTGTAATTAAAGCGGTTACTTTAGATAAATCAGAAAACGTAAAAGTATCTGATGAGGCTGCTGATATATTATATAACGAAGTAGTTAATGAATTTGAAAGAATTAAAAGAGTTAAAGATGAAATAAACAATATAGGAGCTGGTGATAGAATAATTGATGAGATTGATGGTTACCACTATGGTACTAATAAGACTACAGGTAAAAGAGATTACTCTAAAGGTAGAGGATTAACTCTATATAAAACTGGTCTTATGTTAGGTGATCTTAAAACTTCTATAGAAGAGTCTGCATTAAATGAAGAGTTTAATATTAGCTCAATGAAATCTGAGATCACTAATCAGATTAAAGCTTATTGGGAAGGTCAGATTGCTGATACTGTTGAGTTATTATCTTCTACAGGAGTAATTACTAAGAATCAAGTAGATTTAAATTCAGGAGTAAAACAAACATATACAAATAACTTAATTGATAATTATATTCAAGATGGTTTCTATACTCAAGAAGGTAAAAAGAAAGTATCTAATGAAAGAAAGAACTCTCAATTAAATATTATATATAATAAGATTGAACATAATATTGGTCAAGTACTAGTAAATGATTATATCAATACATTATCATTAAACCAACTATTATTAGGAGATCAAGCAGCATCATTAAAAGATGGTGTTGATGAAGTTAAAAGAGCTAGAGGTGCAAATGCATCTGGAGCATCATTAGAAAGTACTGTAATAGCACCACAAGTGGGTATTACTGAACAATTTACTGAAAGTTATATACTTCAATTTGAAGATCCTCAATATAGAGGTAAATATAGTGGTGGTATTGGTGAAAAAGCTGATGCTCAAACTTGGGGTACTGTAAAAAGTATGAGATATACTTTGCATGGTCTAGGTAAATTAGATCCATTTACAGCTAAAATGCTTGATAAGATTGAGAATGGTGAACAGCTTACTGCTAAAGAAATCTTTGGTACTACTGATCCTAAAACTGGTAATAAGATAGATGGTCTTAAAGATCTTCATTCCATGTTCAACTCAATGAAGTTAGTATACTATGATGGAAAGATGTATATCAAGACATCATTTGTTATGCTTACTAAAGAATTAACTTCATATAACGATAATGGGACCTGGAAAGCTTTACCAGGTAAACAAGAATTACATGATCTTAGAGAAAAGTTAGAAGACTTTGAGTCTAGAAATAATACTATTGCATATTCTGTACCTAAATCGGCTTCCAAAGGATTGAAAGTTAATGTTGCAGCATCTGCTAAAGAAGCTAAAGATCACAACTTCCAACGTCAGGAAACTAAATTCTGGAGATTACAGTTAGAAAATCCAAGTAACAAGTTAGTTATTACAGATCCAACTCAAGCTAAACAGTTAATATTAGCTGAACAAAATGATGATACTGAAGTAGATTTCTTAGGTAACAAGACAAGCATAGGAGCTCTTAAACAATTGTATCTTGCAGATACAGCTCAACGTGTTAAGAATAATTATATGACTGCTAGAAATGAGATCTTTGATATTGAAGGTGCATTTGAAGAGTTATCATCATCTATTAATTTAGAAAATGTAACTCCTAAGTTAGCTAAGTTTCAGAAAAGAGCTGTAGATAATCTTAGAGCTACTGGAGCTGACTCACAATTGATTGATTTCTTTGAAGTAGATAAAACTGGTAAACCTAAGTATAACTTAAATAATCCAATTACTCTAGATAAGTATACTCAATTATTCTTAGCTTATTTCTCTAAAGGAGTAATGAGTGAGAAAGTACCTGGACATTCAATAGCATTGATGTCTAACTATGGATATAAAGTAGTTAAACAAGTAACTAAGTTAGATCCTGTTACTAATCAACCAATAGCTTGGAATATAATCAGAACAGATGAAGTTAAATTATCTCCAAATGATTATGCTGAAGCTAATGAATGGAATAATGTATTAGATAGAGAGTTTGAAGGACTTAAAGTTGGTGATTATTACATAGATGATTTACGTCACAATGTAGCTGAGTATGATGAGAAAGGTAATATAATTGGAAGATACTCTGAATTTGTACTTCCTCCTCACTTTGCTGAACTAATGGATCTAAAACCTGGTGAAAAAATACCAGAAGCTTTAGCTAAAGCTTTTGGTGTACGTATTCCATCACAGGATAAACACTCAACTATATCATTAAGAATGGTTGATACAATGCCAGCTTTTTATGGTAGTACAGGTATATATCCACACGAACTTATAGAGATATCAGGAGCCGATTTTGATATTGATAAGCTATATATGCATATAGCTGATACTTATCGTAAAGATGGTAAAAGATTAGCTTATGGCACAGCAGTTACTACAGAAGAGAAATTTGATGAATATGTAACTTATATGCTTGGTAATAATAAAGATTTTAAATTAACTATTAGAGAACTTAAAAAAGATATTACTGAGTCTACAATATCTGATGATTTAGAACCAGGAGAAGCATTAGGTATATTATCTGATGTATTATCAGTTGAAACAATTGATGATAAAATGGTTCTATATAAAGAAGCATTGAGACTTATTGGATTACCTTCAACTCCTAAAGAATATATAGATTACGTTAAAGTAAATGGTGAAATAAACACTGGTGTTCTTAACAACAGAATATTAGCTCAGAAAATTGCTTTAGTTAGTAATGAATATATGGTTAATGAACAAGAAGAAGGTAGAGCTCCAATTGCATTTGAAGTTGCATCAGTAGATCCATTAAAAAACATAGTAAATGAATTACTAAGTGACTTCTCTGAAGTACCTGAAATAGTTGATATTGTTAATGAGGGTGCTGTAGATACAGATAGTATAATAGGTAAGTATAAATCCTTTACAAACAATAAAGAGGGATCTAGAAATATTGGTCCTGCTGTAAACTCTATCTTAGCATACTCTATCTTAAGTTCATTCAATATAAACTTAAGAAGCTCATACATATCTGCTATATCTGAAGAAGTAGCTGAAGATGGTAAAGTAACAAGAGTTCCTAATTATGAAGACTTATTCTTATTCAAATTAAATGGTCATACATTTAATACATATTCTCCTAGAGATAAATCAGGTAAAGAGTCATTAAAAGCTTTTGATCCTATTACAGGAGATTATACTGGTGATAGAATATTTGGATCTATTTCTACAGTAGTATCTGCAATGACAGATAATGCTAAGGAAAGATTAGCAGCTAGATTAGGTCTTAATATAGAAGCTATTGGATATGTTACTAATATGCTTGCACAAGGTGTACCTATTAAATCTGCGATTAGATTTTTATTACAACCTTCTATAAGAGAGTACTTTGCACAGATTAAGATTGCTAATAACAAAATTAAAACTGGTACAGAACAACAAATTAAGAAAGGTGAATTATTAGATAACATTATAGAAAAATATAGTAAGTTAAGATCTGAAGAAGAAATTATGGATCTTACAGATGATTTATTAGATGATGGTCTTAATACAAATGGAGATAATGCTGATTTACAATATGCAGTATTACAATCATTCAAAGGTATTAAAGCACAAGCAGCTAATTTCTCTAAAGTAGCTAAAGTACTTAAATTAACTAAAGGTCTTGGAACAAGCTTTGAAAACTTAGCAGATATTAAAACTACTATAGAAGAGCTTGGGTTAAGAATGGATAATTCAGATTTCTATAAATCTAAACTACCATTTGATTTACGTCAAGTATTTATGGCTACTAATAAATCTAGACCATATCATGAGTTTATGTATAACTATATTCAGACTGCTGATCAAATTGATCATATGTCTCAAACTATGTTTATAGAGAAAACTCCCGTATTCCAACGTATATCTACTATAGTCAAAGAAAATCTTAGTGTAAGAAAATCTACAGAAAAAGAATTTAATACAATTCTAAAAAGAGACTTGTTATCTTACCTTTCTATAAAAGCTTATATGAAGTCTTTATTAGACAATAATAAATTGAGAACACTATCTACTTTAGATAATGCAATGATTTATGATGAGTCTGCTAAACTAAAAGGTGAAGATTTCAATGATATTATAGATACATTTAAAACTATCAGAGCTAAACTTCCTGATAACTACTTTGCTTCTAAATTTGTTAATATTATTTCTACACAAGTAACTAACAATGATAAAGTTACTGCAATGAATGATCTTAACAGAGATGGTATTAATAAAGCTGAAGCTAATACTTGGGCTAAATTAAGTGAGTATCAGGTTGAAAAACTTAAAGATAGTTTCTTAGAGATATATCAGAATGATGATACTAGAGCTAATGCTGTAGATATATTTAACTATCTTTTAGTTAAAGATGCTGGACAGTTCAAGTCTAATTCATTCATAAGATATATACCTACATTTATGTTTGGTGATTTACTTAAATCTACTGAACAAGTTAATAGTGTATTGAAAATGCCACTTGATACAAAAGGTATTGATCAGAAATATTCTGATACATTTGGTGTTCAATCTACTGATTTGTTTAATGAATTTATGAAATCCTATACTTCTCATATAGGTAATACTTTTGAGATTACAAAGATCATGAATAGAAATCCTGTATTTGAAGAAACGCAAGATCCTGATGTAAAGAAATTTGTTCCTCAATCTTATACTAAATCTGGACAAATTAAAAAAGATGAATCAGTTAAAGAACTTACTTTAAGAGAAAAGTTAGCCCAACTTGATCCAAAAGTTAAAGATGATACTACTAAAACTCCTGAAGTTGAATTACCTAAAGCTCGTATAACTATTAACTTATGGGCAGGTATCAGAGATGAAAAAGAAATGTTTGATACTGGTACTACTCAAGGTATAATACAAATAAAAAGAACTGGTAAATTTAATGATGCTGAGAAAGCTAAACTTAAAAAAAATAAAGCTTTATTAGATGCTAAAGGTTTTCGTTCTAATGCTCTAGGTAAATATGCATTTCCTTATGTAATTGTAGATAGTAATATTCAAGGTAAAAGAACTTATTATAAACTTATAGCTGTTACTAAAGATAGTAAAGACAAAAAGAAAGTTGGTGATATTACAGTAGATGAATCAAATCCAAATAGACTTATTCAAAAAGGTGAATATGTTGCTAATGGATTAGGAGCTATATATGAAGAATACACTCCTACAGGAAGTAGAAAATCTACTATGATTGGAGAGTTATTTGGACCTATTCCAGTAATACCTAAGAAACCAAGAGTTAGAAAACAATTTGGTAATGCTCAAGAGAATACTGGAAGATATTCTAATATGGATGCTTCAGATATTGAACAACGTATGGGACTTGCACCTATTGGTGAAACTGTTAAGAAAACTGGTGCATTATCAGGAAATAATATTAACTTTACAAATAGTGAATCTCCAGTAGATGTTTTAGCTAAAAAGTTTGGTATAACATCTAAAGTAACAAACAAAGGTGTATCTTTTAGTGGGGGGTTATATAATGACTTAACACAAGAATTAAAAGATAGTGTCAAAACTCCATTGGATTTACTTAATTTATTTGGATATAATTCAGAAGACTCTGCTGAAGCAATTACAAGTTATCAATCAGAACCATCTGCTGATATGTATAATGAAGTTCCATTACCAGAACAAGATGATTTAGCATCTAATATGCTCAACTCATTCTTTAATGCTAATGCAGATCAAGCAGATGTTGATCAAGATAGAATGAAAGATTTTGCAGATCTATTTAAGTCAACGTTTAAGAACAATAATAATCCATTAGATGATAATTGTGCATAATTTAAATTAATAAAATATGGCAGCATGCCAAGTGTATCGTAGTGAAGATAAAATAGAAAAGGTACTAGCTACTAATGAGCAACCATCAATCTTATACAAAGACTTAGTTAAGTATGTACAAGATAAAGGTGCAGCAAAAGTAATAGCTAGTACTCCATATATACAATCTGCATTAGCTGAAGGTAAACTATTAAATGATAGTGTTGAAGAAATAGCATTAGGTCTTTGGAGTATAGCATACTCTGATGATTATATGAAAATGTTTAAAGGTATGGTTGGATTAGGATTACCTTTTGCAGATGTAAATGGTGAACCTAAATTCTCAAGCTTTAACAGTACAGTATTAACTGGTGGTAATTTTAAAAAAGGAGAACCATCTTATGTATTAGATGTTGCTACTGCTAAAATAGTTAACAAAGCTATCTCTAGAGGAAATATCTTACAACAGAGAATAGCTGAAGCTTTAATGATATCTCCAGATAATCCTGTAATACTTGAACCTATAGAACATGTGTATCATGATGTAGATGGTAATCCGTATACTTCAACTACAACAGCTATTAAAGGTAAGTTACATGATCCTAATAATCTATATGGTATTAATAGAGAATATGGTCAGGCATTTGATAAAATCTTAGAAGGTATTATAACAAGAACACCTTGGACAGAACTTCAAAAAGATCCACTATTAGCCGTATTATCTGAGACACAACAAAAAGAAGCATTTAACGTATTACAAGCTTATATAACAGGACTTACTGCTGATGGGAGTATAGTTATTCCACAAGTAATATTAGGTGATCCTGGGTCACGTATTGCAGGTGCAATGGATGTTCTAGTAATTAAACCTAATGGTAAATTAAAAATTATTGATTTAAAGGTTTCTAAAAATTCAATTAATGATGATGCATATAGAAATAATCCTTATCCAGTAAGTGAAGGATCTTTATTAGAAGGATCATTAACCACTAAACAACAACATGGTATTCAAGTAGCTGTATATAAAAAGTTAGCTGAGTTACAAGGTTTTGAAGTTGAAGCTACAGAATCTGTACACATAAATTTAAAACTAGATGCTAATAAAGCTATAACTGAATTTATATTTGAAGGTATTGAGTCACATAGTCCTTCACAAAATGCTGCATTTGTAAATAAAATTATTCCTACTAAAATATCATCTGCATTTAAGTACAATGAATTACGTGAAAAGCTGGGTATTAATAATCCAGTAGACAATGATGATTTTTTATCAGAGGAAGAAGCCCTTCCTGAAGAAGAATTAGAAGGAGATATGTTTGATAAACTCTATAATAGAGTTGAAAAGATTGTTGATGCTTTAGAAGTAAGAAAGGGCTACTTTGAGAAATTAAAAGATTCGATATCATTTAGACCTAAACAAGTTACTGTAGATAAAATAAATGAATTGATTATTATGCTGGGATCTGATCTTGAACAAGACAAACCTAGTTTAGCATATGGTAGATTTCTTAATTATACTAAAGATGAATTAAATAAGATTATTGACTTTGTTATTAATGATGCAAACAAAGACAGAAAAGAATATGCTTCAGTATTAATTGAAGCTGATAAGTTTTTAGAGTCGTATAGAGGATTGATTAAGTATCAAGGATTTGGATCTAAAGATCAACAAATACTAATGGGTACTGTATTAGATACTTTAGATGATGCTAAAGATACTATTGATAGAGCATTACAAGAACATACACAAAGATTATATCAGAAGTATTCTAATGAACCTTTAACTAAAGAACAATTAGATTCTATTCTACAGGAAGTAAATGATATATCATCTGAGGATTATTACTTAGGAGATATAGCTACTTCAACAGATCCATTGTTAGCTACTATAGATAAGATTGTTAAGAATGGTGTACAAACTGCATTAGATAAAACTGATACTGCTATTGATAATATTAAATCATTAGGAAGATCTTTGCTATCTTCTCTAGGAATAAGTAAACCTAAGTCTGATACTTATGACTTTATGAAAGTATTTAATGCAGCAGGTAAATGGACTGGTAGATACGTAACAAGAGTAGGACAACAGTACTGGGAAAAGTATTATGAATTAAGAAGTCATCTTAAAGAAAAAGATGGTACTATGAAACAATATATACCAATCAGTAATGTTAATACTGCCTCTAAAGAAGATATAACTTACAATAAACAATTATATATTGATAAGACTAATAATAGAAAGTTTCAATCTGCTGAAATAGGTACTGCTTCAGGTATGGAAGATGGTGATTATCATAAATACAGTGATGCATTTAAAGCTATCAGAGATAAATATGAATACTTAGAAGTAGTTGAGAATGCTGATAAAGAAACTAGATACTACTGGAACAAAAAAGAAACAGTATCTCATGAAGACTATGACTTATATAGAGCTAAATACTTTAATAAAGTAGAATATATGGGTCCTAATATTGATCCTAAAACAGGTGAATTTGAAGGAGCTGTATCTTTAAAAACAGGTTTCTTTCCTAAAAGTGAATATGTAGAAATTAGAGATGTTGCTAGAAATGGTATGGATCTAAGAGATCCTAAATATGTAAAACTTAGCAATCCTAGTTCTCCAGTGGAAAGAGCTCAATCTGAATTCTATAAAGGTTGGACTAATGAAATGGATACTACTTTAGAAAAACTTCCACCAGATGTACAAAGATCTATGAATGGTAAAGTAGGTCGTATTAGATCATCTTTTATAGAAGCAATGACTAAGAATGGATCAGGTTTCTATGAAGCAGTATCTAAGAAAATGAGAAACTTTTTTACAGCTGATGTTTATACTAATCAACGTATAGTAGATGAAAAAGGACAAATTGCAGAATCAGTGCCAATTATGTACGTTGGTAAACTACAATCAGAAAAATCAGTACAAAATATTAAAGACAAGATTACTAAACTTAATGCTGATAAGCTGTCCAAAAAAGTATCCCAAAAAGAATACTTAGCTCAAAAGAAAGATCTAACTAATTGGTTAAGAATAGAAGAGGGTAAAGTATCTTCTAGTGAACTTGAAGGTGATTTAGTAAACAACTTAATTGCATTCAGAGCTATGGCTGAGAACTTTGAAGCTATGAGTAATGTAGAAGCTGATATTAAAGCTATCCAACGTGTAGTTGAAGATAGAACTTATATTAAAACAGATTCAACAGGACAAAAGCTATTAAAGAAAATAGGTGGTGGTTCTGTATTACAACAGGATAAGGAATCATTAGCTGCCCGTAGAGTACGTAAGTATATGAAGATGGTATTCTATGCTGATGAAGAGTTTAATAAGACTACAATGGCAATGGTAGCTCAACGACTTCAGCAACTTACGTCTTTAAAAGGTATTGGTTTCAACGTATTTGGTGGTGTAAATAACTATGTAATGGGTAGGATTAACAATGCTGTAGAAGCAGCTGGTAATCATCACTATACATGGAAGTCATCTACTAGAGCAAACATGGCATTTAATAAAGAATTAGTTCCAGGTTGGTTAGGAAAAGTAGGACGTAATCCAGGATCATATGCTGAAGAAAAAAATGGATCTAAATATGAAGCTTTAGTAGAAAAGTTTAGAATTGTAAGAAAAAATCAACAAGATTCAGGTAGAGTAGATCCATTATCTTGGGCATATATCATACAAGAAGGAGGTGAGTATAATGTACAATCTAAGACTGGTATTGCAATACTTATGGATAAACAGCTAACTAACTCTATTACAGGAGAAACTGAATCTATATATGATGCATATGAATTTAATCCTAATACTAATCAACTTAAATTAAAACCTGGATATACATTGTCAGATGAAGAAAGACATAAACAAACCAATTATATATATGAAGTAAATAAAAAGATACATGGTAACTATGCTTTTGGTGATAGAATGGTTATTCAAGAACATTGGATAGGTTCACTAGCAGCTCAGTTTCATAAATGGGTTTATCCTTCATATAAAAATAGATTTAAATCTAGATATATGGATCAGAACTTAGGTGAACTTGAAGGGAGATATCTTACTGTATGGAGTCTAATTAAATATATAGCTCAATCAGAGGGTGCTATATATGATAGAATTAAATCTGGTTGGGCAAATATGGATGATATGCAGATAGCTAATATGAGAAAAAATATGGCTGAACTTGGATTTCTTATGTCTTCAATAGCAATGTATAATATAGTAGCTTTAGTAGGTGCAGGTGTTCCTGATGAAGATGAAGAACTTAAAAGATTTATGAACTTCTTACAATATCAACAATCAAGACAAGCAAAAGAATTACTTACTCTGGTTCCTATATTTGGTTTACAAGAACAATTTCAATTGGCTAAATCTCCTATAGCAGTATTAGGTACAGCTAAAGATTTTGGTGATGTATTATTATCTGCATTGAAACTACCTATTCCTCCTTATGATAAGAACTATTATGAAAAAGGTGTTCATAAAGGTGATTTAAAAGCTTGGAAAGAACTTAAAGATGTTATTCCAGCATTAGCTATGCTTAACAGATGGGATTCATTTGAGACTGTTAAATCATTTTATATCAAATAAGAATGGGGGATTAACTCCCCCACTCCTTTATAACTCATATAGTGTATATGTAAATAAGATAAATACTAATCCTATTTGGATATCTGTAGTCATCATCTTAATATCTGACTCATCTTCTTTCTCCATTATCTCATAACCCCTACGAAAGTTAATTCCTAAAAGTATTTGAAAAGGACTTAAGAAATCTATTTTTAAATGGTGTGCCTTCATGATTCAAATTTAGTTATTTGTTCATAACAGAAAGAATCAAGTTTAGCATGTTTTATATAACCATTAATATAACCAACTATATTACTAGTTCCTACAGGATTAAATGAATGTACTAATGATCTAGGGAAGTTCATATCTGGATTATCCTGATGTAACTCACATACATATTTAGCACAATCTAATCCTGTCTTTTCTTTATATAAATCATATGCTGGTAGTTGTCTACCAAACTTTCTGAATTGCTCATAATAGTCATCCATATGTTCATCAGCTAAGTCATGATCATATGATATAAGATCAGGCATACCATTATCAGTAATATATTGAACAAACTCATTATAACTCCTTACAATAATCCATTCATCATATCCTGGTATAGTTTCTATAGGTGTTCTTACGTCATCAAGATATAGTGCTTTCTTCATTTGTTTCTATATTAACCCAACCTTCATCCATAATGGTATCAAGTTCTTCTTCTACAGTATTCATATCAACTCCATCTTTAATCATTTTCTTATTAAGAAAGATCATTGTTGTTATAGTTTGATCCTGTAGCTTTTTTAACTTGTCTGCCATTTTCTTTACATCAGGGTCTTTACTAACCCTAGCTTCATGGACAGCTACCTCTAAGTTTTTTATAAGCAAACTGCTATATACATAGCTAAGTACTATTGCCTGTTTTTTGTGTGTCATTATCTTCTACTTTTTCTGTTATCATACCTTCAATGAGGTATAAATAGTTGTGTGCATCATTCATCTTTTCATCTATCAAATCTTTAGATGGTAATTTACCTTTCTCTAAAGAAGTTAATACATCTTTTATAGATTGGAGATGTTTTGATAATAACTCCCAAGCATATTTCTCTGGAGTATTATTATATGATATACCTACACCTTGTTTAAAATTAGCAAATACTTCTTCTTCAGAAGCATACTCATCATTCTTTGATTTAAATACACCAATTGATTTCTCAACTCTGTGATCTATAATATGGTTAAACCTCTTTCTGTTCATCTTTAGTATTTATTTCTCTTACTTTTTCTAATAATGTTTTGGTAACATCTACTAAATATTTTTCTGAACATTCTGTTTCTATTTCTAGACCAGGACGTAAAAGAGGTGTTTTTACTTTTACTTTATATATATTATTCATCTTCCCAGGCTTTTAATGTATGTTCAAATGGATTCCCTGGTATTTCTTTAACTAACTTTAACATTTCAGCAGCAACTTCTCTTATTTCTAATTGAGCATGTGGAGAATTACGTAACTTAATGAAGTTAGCAAAAGATCTCATATTAAAACTAACATCACCCTGTATCTGTGAAGCATATGTTTTAAAGTATCTAGCAGACTCTTTAGCTCTTTTTCTACCTAATACAGGAGTGATATCTTCTAAAGCCTGATGATATAATTCATTACCTAATTCGTTATATCTTTCTAAAACTTGTGTCCAAGTTTCATAACCATGTAAGAAATTAACTGTATAAGAGTTAAATTTATCAATATCAAATTCGATTCCTATCCAATCTTCAGGTGAATATGTCTTATCCTCTTTTAACTCTTTATATCTAGCAGATTCACCATTAAATGATGATATTCTATGTTTTAATAAATGTATATGGGATGCAATATCTGTATCTACAAGAAAGTGAACAACACCCTTTTCGAATGGAGTTTCATGCCCATCTTTCCATAACTGATTAATAAGCTTAGGTATCCTAGCTTTCTTCTCTTCTGATAATTTTCTACTAGTACTAGTCCAAGCTGAACTTGCAATAACAGTATCAGATCCATAAAAACCTATAAGTTCTACTGTATTCTTCAATTAGTTTTTAGTTTCATAATGAGCTATAATGTGATGTTCTAAAATAACTTCATCATCAGTCTTTAAAAAATCTTTAACAAAATCAACAACTTTTTGATCTACACCGATCTTATCTGCTAGACTTTGTTTCTTTTCTGGTTTCTTATCCTCTTTATGAGTTTTAATCTCTTTCTCTTTATGATCTTCTTTTTTCTCAGTCATGATTATTTGATTATAATTATATTATCTTTTTGTTCTAACTCTGTACAATAACCTTGTAACACAAGATATGGTTGTATTTTATTTCTTTTAGTTTGACAAGGTACTTTACAATCTACATTATCTGTAGAATAACAACTACCTCTAAAATGAACACTCATCTTTTTATCAGATCTTCTATAATGATAGAAAAATCTATATTGTTTCATTATTTAACTAAATGAGTAATATCTACTGGTCTATAAGTAGATGGTTTAAGTATTTTACCTAATGGTCTTTTAGTATCAAGTATTCCATTTTCACCATTAATAATAGGTTTACCATTTTCATCTAACTTAGACATATTATTATCATGTATTGCAGAGAATACATCTTCAATAATATTCTGCATACCATGTTTTAATATAGTTCCACATAAGATAACTAACTTATCCCCTAGAGCATCTGCTATTTCTACTAAATCATCTTCCTGACAAGCTTTTAAATATTCATCATTTTCTTCTTTCATAAGATCATATCTTAATAGATAATCTATCTCATCAATATTAGAAGGTGATTCACCATTTTTTACACCAAATGATGTATGGAATTGTTCAATTTTATTTAATTGATCTTTCATTTTTTACGTTTATAGTCTTCTGAATAATATTCTTGACTTGTTAAGTGATATCCTTGACATCCTTCACAAAAGTAAACTCTTTTTTGTTCTTTCTTTTTAATCCGTCTATTTCTACGTTGTAATGTGACAGGGTCCCAGTTCCTGAAACCAAATCCAAACATTGAGTCTTTAGCTTCAGAAACTGATTCAAAAGTAGTTTTACCCGTCAAATTACATTTATAACGTTTCATCTCATGAAATAAATATTACACTTGGTATTTTTGATATAAAATCATGATCATCTATTAATTCTTGATTAACTGATTTAGGTGTTTCATTTGGTAAATATAACTCTTTTGGTTTAATTTCTTCAGAGAAACTATCTTGAAAGAATAAATAACTATCAATATGATCATTCATAAATTGTTTAGGATGTGAGTCTCTCAATCCTTCAGCAAAAGATGTATATATATCCCAACCTGTTTTTATAGTATTAGTTAATAACCAATCTTTTATTACAGATGCTTGAGATGTAGTTAAAATATTAAACTGTACATACAATATACCTAAACTAATAGCAGCTACTTCTAAATTAGCTACAGAACCTTTAAGTGTATCTTTAAATTTAATAATTTCATTAAAACTATTTAATATATACGATATCTCTAATTGTAGATCAGAGAATATTTCATCTTTATATTTAATTGCATCAGATGATCTTCTAGCTTTTGTAACTGGAGTTTGTACACCTTTTACAACTATTAATCCATCTGTAGTAGTTGCTGAACTATTACATTGAAATCTGATAGCTTTATGATAACTATGTGTCCAAGTAAGACTCATAAATATATCTGGATCAGCAATTACTCCATCATCTAAAATAAATGTTGCAGTTACTGTATCTCCATTACTACTAGGTTTATATATTACATATTTAACTCTTATATTCTTTTCTTCTAGTAATCTATATGTTTCATCAATTACATCAGAATAAGAGACAAGACCTGTCACTTTGATATCCCTTATCTCTTGTTCTGTTTTATATTCTATTTTTATTGGCATTTTAAAATAATTCTAATTGTTGTGTTCCTTCTTTTATAACTTCTTCAACTCTATTTTCAAGATTATAAATCTCATTATATATCTTCTCTAGATAGTATTCTTTATCTATAGGGTAATCTTCAAATTTCTTATTAACATCAATCTTATTACATTCAATTTGCATCCATTTACCTGCCTCTAATTGACTTGTTGTTCCAGATATCTTATTATACTTAAGTAACTTATTACCTTCTTTAGAGATGTAATAACGTACAATCTTATTAAGATCTCTTTCTATTACTTCTCCATCTTCAATGTACTTTTCATATAATCTAAATCTGCCATCAACTTTAACTCCAGCACAGTAATCAAATATATTTTTGTTTGATTCTAAATAATCTTCTGGTAATGTACCATTAATAAAATACTCATGAATAGCTTTAGGTATAATTAAAAAGGATTTATTTTTATGAAAATAACCTACTTTCTTTTTATCTTGATCTTCCCATTCATATCTACCTTTAGATTTAACATTTCCATTAGTATCTACAGCAATATAACTATTTACGTCACCTATGATCATTTTGGTATAATCAGCATACTCTAGTTCTAGTTTAGTAAGCTTACACCATTCATTACATATTTCCATATATAGATCAGTATATTTCTCATCAAACATCATTTCTAAACCATCTGTATTCTGCATTAATGGTTGAATACCTGGAATTCTTTCCCCAAGCATTTCATATAACATAGCTAGTAATAATTGACCATTAAGAGTAATCTTCATAGTTAATTCTGGATCAAACATAAATGAGTTTGCTTCATTACTTAATCCATAAGTAGCATTTAATATAATCTTATATGTATAGTTAATTGGATCTTTCTTAGGAATAAGCTGTCTCTCTGTATAAAAGAATCTGTACTCAGGTATAAATATCTCAGGTGGAATGTGTGCAGGAGACCAATTATTCTGCATAATAAGATTAGGATAAAAACTAGTAACATCAGCAGATTTAATAACCTTACCGTTACCAGATTCATATATTCCTGTAGGAGCAGCACCATGTATTCCTCCTAATGCAAATTTAGTTTTAGCACCTTTATATTCAAAGTTATATGTGTATAATTTCTTACGTTGCTCTTTAGTCATCTTAGTATGAAAATCTATATTAAGATTCTCAACCCAAGTTTTAACAGCTTCAAACTTCATAGTTTTGAAGTCCACATAATCTAATATAATATCTCTACCTAATACATTATATCTTGGAGTTCTTAAAGCTTTAAATTCTTTAAGATCCATATTCATTGCAGAAGATAACTTAGGACCTAATATAGCTTTACTAATAGCTGTCTCTGAAGCAGAATATAAATCTAGATCATAAAGTTCAGACAATTTAGCTCTTAACTCAATTCCTCCTTTAGAATATTCATATATCTTCTTAGTAGCACCTACATCATTCCAACAATAATCTATTACAGTTTGTAAATCTTCATCATTTTCTATTCTTGTTGTATAATGAATAGGCATCTCTTCAATGTTATACCAATCCATAGAATACTCTGCCCATTTAAGACTAGTCTTTTTAGCTTTGTTATCCCAGTGATTCTGCTTAAATAAATCTATATGTCTATGTTTAAAATTAGCAAAGTAATATGGTGGAAATTCACCTTTATTAATCTTTTCAATTACACCTCCAGCAAATCTTTGTATATCAGCAGATAATCTTTCTGAATCCATCTTAAGATATCTCCACTTATTCTTTAGAATATGGTGAGTTACCTGACCATCAAATGCTAAACCATTAAAACTTATATGCCATTCTACATTAGTAATATTCTGCTCTAGAAAATCTATTAATTTAGCTATATCATTTCTATCCCTATTAATTACAAACTCATGTCTTTCATCAGTCTTATAATCTTCTGCACATAATATAGTACAGTTGACCATAGTTTCAAAATCTACTATCCAATTCTTATTCATAATCTATAAGATAAAAAAAGAGGGGCTGAAACCCCTCTTAATTAACATGTGTATGACGACACTAAACTGTTTCAACAGCTTTGTTTTTAAAGGCTGATTCTAATATATCCTTATAATTATAGGTAAAATCATTATCTGCCATTGACTTAATAAAGTCTACTATCTCTTCTTTTTCCTCTATGAAATACTCATAATAAGTATCTAACTTTATTCTTTCTTTTGCACTTTTAACCCCACCAGTTATATCTAGTTGAGGTATCATATGCAGGTTCTTTTTATATTCTTTAGAAACGATAGCTAATATACATTCAACTGGATCAAAAATACATTCATTATATATACACCTATCATTAATAGGTAACATTTTAAATGTTTTTTTATCTTCCCATGAAGATGTAATTAGTATCATTGTTTTATTATCTCTCATATTGTGTGTACAAATTTATATATAATTTGTCTTATATACAACTTATAATTTTACTAATCCTTGTGCATATTTTGCAGGAAGTGTATAATCATTCTTTAAGTAATGATAATCTAAATCATCAAATACTTTCAATAATCTATTATTCCACTTTAATGCAGTATCAGCACTTAGGTGAAAAGGATATACATTAAAATATTTATCTATTACTAGAAAACAAAATTTAATTTGATATCCTTTCATTATTAGATTCATATAGTTAATTCCTACTAAATCTATATATATTACGGCTTGCATCCAATAATTCCAGAATTCAATAGACTCTTCAAATTTATCAAGTGATTTACTTGATGTTTTAAAGTCATTGATATAGATAATCTTTTCATCATGATTAATTACTAAATTATCTAATATTCCTTTTATACCATATACTTTACCAGGAAATTGTCCTTCTAAATATAGCTCATTAAATACCTCAATATTATCTTCTGGTGTTACACCCATTCCAAGTAGTTTGGGAACTCCAGGGGTACTTTTAATGATGTCTATAGCTTCTTTACAATAGATAAATGTTTCTTCATCTAATAACTCTTTATTATTTTTATTTTTTAAGAACTCAAAATAACTTTTGTTCTGCTCAGTTATTACTTTATCAAGTCTAGCTGAATCTTGTTTTAAACTTTGATGTAAATTAATATCCATCAGAGTTTCTAATATACTATATTCTAAAGTATCAAGCTCAATTGTATTATCAAAACTTATAGCTTTCTTATTTTTTCTATATACAGAATCTATAATAGACTTAGATGGATCTTTTGGTAAATTAGTAGGAGAAACAATATATCTATTATCAAATTCATGTGGTTCTAATAATAGACAATGTATAACACTTCCAGTTAAGAGATGTTGTTCTCTTGTCTCTGGTCTATGTCCAAGTATATACATTTGATAAAATACAGCAGGACTGTATAATAGCTTTGATATACTAGAATATGAGAAGTAAAATGTTTTACTATAGAATTCTTCTTCAAGAATTTCAACTGTTTCCTGTACTAATTCTTCAATCATGCTAAACCTTCTTTTAAAGTTTGTCTATATTTCTCTAAGTCTTCTTTACTTATCTTAGATCCTCTGTTTCCAGCTATATTAATTATATCTTGATATTTCTTGAAAGCTTTTATTTCTTCTACAGAGGGATTAATAAGATATGGTTTACCATGCTTCTTAAGAAATCTTAATGTAGCCCTACTTCCTGGAGAATTAATATCTCCAAATATAATAGTACCTCCTGATAATTGTATATTTAACTCTGTTCTTGCATTATAATCACCACTAGAGTGTTCTTTTATACCATATAACTCAGCCAATTTACGTTGACTACCATTTTCAGTTCTAAAGTCTTTAGGTGCAAATCCTCCTGTAGGGAGACCTAATTCTCTAGCAACTTCTAATCCCATTTGGTCAATTCCTGTCTGAAAACCACTAATTATTGTCATATTGTCAAATCTATTGTATGTGGTTCATTAATTGGTCTATACTTTTCATCACATATAGAAGCATTAACATATATTGTATCAATAGTTTGTTCAATACCTACCCCACAATGTATATGACCACATACATGCAATATAGGTTTTACTTCTTGTAATTTATAATCAAGTTCTGCACAACCAACAAATTCACCTCCTCTGTAAGGAACCCAATCTAATTTAGCATATACAGGACCATGTGTTATAACTATATCCGTATCTAAAGGAATTTCATCCCATACAGCTTTAATCTTAGTTCCTCTAGCACAATTATGTGCCCAATGTTCAGGATAAAAATCAGGAGTAATAGGAGATCCCCATATATTTAATCCATACAATTGTACTGATGAATTATATAATCTAGTTATTGAACCTTCTGGTTTATTTATATTATGTTTATCTATTAACTCATCAAACCATTTGTTTGCACCAGTCTCAGAATCAAATCTAGTTTCTGTGTGTAAATCATGATTACCTTCAGTGATAACTTTATTGGTACATTGAGTTTGCTCATTTAACCATAAAAAGAAATCATCTACTTGTTCTTTTTCACCTCTATTAGTGTAATCTCCAGCATGGATAAGTATATCACATTCTGGTATTTTATGTTTCATCTGTCTATGCTTATTGTGCGTATCAGATATGCAAACTATTTTAATATTCATATTATTTCCATAATCCTTGTTCTATTAGAACTTCTCTTATTTTAGCTGCTGTAGCTTTATCTGTAGTAGTTGACTCTAATCTTTCTAGAGTATCTAATAATACTGGATATTGATTACAAGCTACTACTATATATTCTGCATCTTTTAATTCTGGAACAATATTAAAATGATAATCTTCAGATAATAAAATTACATCTGATTTATCAGAATTTATTATTCTATATTCTTCATTAAAAGATAATATGGTCCAAGGAAGTTTACTTTCTGGTTGTATCATACTATAATCTCCTATTTTTAATTCTTCTTCTAATGTTGGTTGTTTGTTGGATTGATATAGTCTGTTATCTCTACAATATCCACAAGAACCGTTACATCTACATGTACTATCAAACCTTTTTGATCCTGTATATGGTTGTTTATAACTACGGCTCATTTAACATATCTTTTTTAAAGTATCTACTTAATATATTACCATTATAGGTATCTTTTCTAAGAACATCATATTTAAACTGATGTTCAATTTCACAATAAGATAAATACTTTTTACTATAACAAAACTCAATTATTTCTCTAGTAAAATATTTTAATGGTATAACCTTCATATCATCTTTCAAAGGATTACAAGAACCCCAATACTTAATCCAATCAGATTCTTTTACTACTTTTTTAAATACTTTTCTAGTTGGAAATTCAAGTTTCTCTTTCTTTGTTATACGTACTTTACGTGAATGTTGTAAAGACTTCTTACCAATATAAATCTTTTCAGGTCCATGTGAAGACTTAACACGTTTTATAATGTACACAAAACCAACTATCTTTTCATAGTCAGCCATATCTTCTAAACATGTAACTTCTTTTCCTTTATATTTCCAATGAGTCATACAACAAATATATAACTACTTTATTACATATCAAAAGTTTTTAATTCTATCAAAGATATTACACGTGGTCTGATTTCTCTAGGTCCCCTCTCTTTAACTGCTTCAGCTAAGTCTTTTCCTATAGTAAGTAATATACATGGTAAGTTATAAACCTCTCTATACTTCTTCATAGCTTTTATACCAGCTTCATCATTATCAAACATTACAAATACCCACTTATACTCTTTCTTATACTTAGCTATTACAGCAGGAAGTATCATTACATTTTCTGAATCAGCAGCTATAGAATCTACTTTAAGTTTTAAACTCTTCATAGCTCCAATATCTTTTATACTTGATTGTATAATAAGAACATCATAACCTTTTAATTGCTCTGATCCTTGTATATGTGATTTAACTTTAATAAACTTTCTTTCTTTATTCTTAGGTTGATATATTTTATAGAGCTCTCCATCTTTAGTAAAATAACCATACATAAATTGACCTTTCATAGTAAATGAATCACCAACACGTGACATAGTATACTCTGATAAAGGTTTAACCTCATATTCATTTAAGAATTCACTGCCAATATAAAAGTCTGTCCAAAAAGATTGATCATTAGTATTCCATTTACGTATTTTATAATCACTTACTGTAAACTTATCTTGAACTACAATTTGTTTTGTTTCTTCTTCAGGATGAAGTAGTTTATATGTATTATAATCACTTACAATTAATAATGCAGCTTGATTAAAATTTAATCCTTTACTAGCCATTACTAAATTGATAGCACTTCCACCTATTCCTGTAGAAAAATCTTTAAATTTATAATCTCTAGTCTTTTTATCTATATAGATACTCATACTAGGATTATTATCCTGATCATTGAATATTGACTTTATTGTAACCTCTTGACCAGTTAGTTTCTCTTGTAAATTACAGTAGTATTCAAAGATAAATTTAGCTGGAACACTTGTATAATCATTAACAAGATTCTTAGTTGATAACATTATTAAAATTTTAAGACAAAAAAAGGGGAAGATCTCTCCTCCCCTAATTTATCTATTTATAACTATTACAATGCAAACTGACTTTTCTTAGCTGCTTCAAAACCATCTACTGATGCTGCTGGAGTACTTTTAATAATATGTTTAGTATTATCAAACTGCATTAATTTAGAATCATCTTCATCTAATGCAGTAAATGCATATTGTCCACCTTTACTTCCAGGTAAGAACAAATCATGTTGTGTATATCCACCTTTGTTAAGGTATTCTTTACCACCAATACATGCTTTAAAATACTCACCACCAGCTAACACTTCTGATGCCAATGGGATATATTCCTCAATCGTATCAGCTTCAATAGCATCAAGTTGGGATAATACTCCACTTACTTTAGCTAAGTTCTGTAAGCCTCTTAAAATAGATTGATCTCTATCAATCTTAACTCCACTTTTTGTAACATTGTCACTGTATGCATATTGTGACATTCTAACTCTTCCCACTTGTCCTTTATATCTGTCTCCAGATTTAGATACGTTATCTATAAAAAATCCCTCAAAATCATCACCTAAATCCTCTCCTTCCATATTAAGATTAACTTGATATGAACCTTCATTATATCCTTTTGCTAATTCAATAGAATTGATTTTAACTACTTGGTTACCTGGATTTAAAGTTTTTGATACGTTTGCTTGTGGAAGATTGTTTGTACTTAACATATATTTGTATTTATTTTATTTGTTCTTTTAATATTAAAATTGAATTTTCGTCTACATAGTAATTAGGTTCACCTGATAACATATCATTATAAACTTCTTTTACTTCAGCTGTAGCTGCTGCTAGATCTATAAATTGTGCAGCAAATTCTTTCATTGCTAATTCAGCATCTTCAGTTGATATTACATATTCAGTATAGTGATCTGCTATTTCAACTGAAAAACACTGATAAGAACTTAATATCTCATGTGCTGTCTTTATCATTACTTTTCCTCTTTAGGAGCTCTTGGTTGTTCATCCAAATCTAAGAAAATTTTATCCCAATAAGTGTATAATTTATCACCTATTTTTTCTGAGACTACAATTTCCTTATTACTAAGATGTTCTGGTCTTGCACCACATACAACATCTTCACTAGTTTTAAAGCTCAATATAGTTTGATTTTTCTTCCTAAACAAATATCCAATGGAATCTGATTTAGAAGCTATAACTCTTTTTAACTTACCAGTTAAATCAATTTCTGATGAAGTTACTTTATTATCATCTTTATCTAAAAAGATGTCTTTTATGTGTCCTGCTAATACAATCCTTGGTGCCATCTTTTGAATAACAGCTAACACTTTTTCAAATGCTTGTCTTAACCAATGATATCCACTTCCTTCAGGAAGAGCTATAATACTTCCATATTTAGCTTTACCACCTGTTTCAGCTACATACCAATTCTTACCCATTGGTGATCTGCTATACAATGTTTCAGCATATCCTACACACATATCCTCTAAAGCAGTCATAGTATCTACTCCCACATATTCATATGGATAGTTAGCTGCTGCAATAGCTTCTGCTGTCTTTACAATATCATCAACTGATTCAATATGAACTCTCATTGCATTTACAAATCCTGAACCATTTTCAAAGTCTAAGATTAAACAATTAGGTAATCCAGCCAATAAACTAGTCTTACCTGTTTTTGGTTTAGATATAATCACTAAGTTATTAGGTGATTGATCTACATTTATAGTTGGTGATGTTGGTAATTTAAAATCTGACATATATTATAAATTCTGATTTATTAAGTTATTTAACCATGGTCTTGTTGATACTGGTTTCATCCACATTATTGCAGCAAAGTCTGTAATAGTCATGTTACTGATATTATCGTCTTTTATTTCATTTAATGTATCAAAATTAACTTCAAAATCTTTCTTCTTTTCCTTAACTGGTATAGATGCAACCTCTAGATCTTCTAAAGGAACTGCATAAGAACCTGACTGTAATAAATTATAAATATCTTCATAATTTTCAGTAGGCTGTAATCTATATAACTTTCTTTCTTTATCTGTAGGATCAAGATTAGAATCTATAAACTCAAGAAAGAAACCATTGTCTTTCTTAAATTCTGATGGAAATATACCAACAACTTTTTGTCTGGCATCCATAAATTCTTTCTTAAAGTTAAAGTCTGTTGCTTTTGCATTATAATGTTGCAAAATATCTTTATGATATTCTCTAGCATCCAATAACTTTTGTTCTTTTTCCTCTTTAGTAAGAAGTCCTTTTGATGTAATCATATTACGTTCTTAATTTTACTTTTTTAGTTGCTGGTATTCCCATCTCTTTAATACTCATATGTTCAAATTGAGCTTCAAAGAAACATATTGATCTATCACCATTACGTGCTTTTACAAAGTGTAAAGCTAAGGTTTTTTCATCAACAATGTACTGTTCTGGACCATAAATATCTAAATAATATTCAGATGGTTTATTGATTGCAACCATTAAATCTGAATGTTGTAATAGAGCATCTGCTCCAAAAACATCAGCTGTTGTAGGATAATTTCCTACTGTTCCAGGAATCTTTCTTTCCTGTGCCTCAATACTACGATTCATTTGTGTTAATACAATAAAGATAACAGGGTAAGCTCTTTTAAGCTCTGTCATCATCTCACCTAAATTATATAACATTTCAAATTTATCTTTCTCTGTAGCATCCTTTTTAATCAACACACTATGATCTATTGTGATTATAGTAGGTTTACCTTTTTCATGTAGGAATAACAATATTGTTTCCTTCATCTGATCAACAGTCATAGACATATCTACTTGATATATCTCTTTATGTTCACCTTTACTTATATAAGTCTTAATAATATTAATATCAGAATCATCAATTCTTCTATCAACACTTACTAATTCTTTATAAGTCTTACGTACTATAGAAGAGAATTCTCTTACAGCAGTAGTCTTATTACTCATTTCAAACTGAAAATCAAGAACACAAAAGTCTTGATCTTTATTTAAGCTATGAGCTTGTCTGGTTATTTGATTTACTATAAGTGTTTTACCACTTCCAGGTCTTCCACCTATAGTATTTATAGTTCCCCATTCAAGCCCACCAATACCCGCATCATTAAACTTCTTCCATGGAGTTGCTATTGATTTAACAATACCATCTCTTCTATCTTCCATATAAGCTATACCAGCTTTATGAATATCAGAGATATGACTCCACAATTTCAGTTTAGGTTTATCACTCATCTTCCTCCTTTATCTTACACTATATAATGATGTAGATTTTCTTTGTAGCTCTTCCATACCACCCTCTATAAGAAGTTGACAATCCGTAGCTAAATCTGACTCATTATTTTTTGATATATAATATCCCGCAGTTTTCATATACATGTAATCAGATTTACGATATTCTTCTACATAATATGTAGTAGCATCTAAAATTGTATCCCAACTATAACTAGGATATTTAATTCTAAATTCAATCATTTTCTTCTTAAGATCATCTATATTGGTTCTGGCAGCTTTACCAGACGGTAGTTTTTTATTAGGAAATAGTTCCCTATACTCTTCTAAATTTTGCATAAACTCAGTAGTAATTAGATTATTCTTTTTCTTGTTACGTGGAATTACAAATAACTTTTGTGCATCCTCTAATAAAGTATAACCACTTACTGTAAGTTTATTATGTTCATCAATGAAATTCTTCTCTTCTAATACCTTTAATTCCTCTTCTTTGTTCGAAATTAGGTCTTGTGACATTATACCTTCGTTGATGCAATCTAAAAGCACCAACTGGTTTGGTGTCAATTTGTTTATTATCAATAACTTCATTAATTCTTGCATGTGGATATATTTTTGGATTGACTATTGTTGATATCTGAATATATAATTTCTGAAATTCAGTATCATTCTCTAATAAATCATATCCTGCTTTATTATTATAAATAATAGTAGAATGATCTTTATTTAAAAATTTACCTATTTCAACTAAAGTATATCCCATATCCATTGATAACATACAAAATATACTTCTAAGAAGAGTAATAGGTCTTTTTCTAGTTTTCATTTTTATAGTTGATAGTTTATTAACTATATCATCAGGAATAAAGTTATCAATTATTTCTAAAAGACTATTTAAATCGTGTGTTAATAATGTTGGTGTTCTGTCACTTATATCTATCTTAGGGTAATATCCGTACCTAAGAGCAAAATTCATTTTAAACTTATCTATATATCTTTTCTCTTCTTTTATATCATCATCATTCATATGTTATTTATTATATATTTAGGTTTATTAGTTGATTTTTAGTATATTATATTGTAAAGTTATTCACAAATCTACACATTTCAAGTTTAAATTCAAACTATATATTATGGCAAAAAAATTAAGATATTTTGCATTAAAAGACGAATTGGGCTTCCCTATTCCATCTACTCTTAGAGGTTACCTTAAAGATCCATGTAAATGTGAACTTATTGAAATCTTAGGTACTCCAGATCAACCAGATGGTAATGATTCACGTAGATATCATCCTAATGGTCTACATTATTTTTATCAAGTATCAGGAGCCTGTTGTGATGTTTTACCAAACTCACTTATTGCTTCTAAGAAAAGACCAAAAGGTAAATATAGAGAATTTATATTATTTGATAGTATAGCTTAATAATCATGAAACCAACAATAATACTACTATTACTTCTAATATTGTCATCATGTAGTTCAGTTAATCGTACTTTAAAGAAAATTAAAACAGATCCTAAAACATTTAATGCAGTACAAAAGTACTTAATTGAAGATTTAAAGATTTGTGTTAATGATACTGTAACTATTTCTAAAGATAGTATAACATATTTAACTAAGGATTCTATTATTAGAGACACTGTAGATACCCCATGTCCTGATTTTACTAAAAAAACAAGTAATGGTGCTACAGTAACTAGTAAAAATGGGATTCTAACAGTTGATTATCCAGTAAAAACAAAAGAAAAATTAATTACTAGAACAATTACTAATAATATTAGAGATCTTAAATTAGAATCTATGTTAAAAGTAGAACGAGATACAGCACTTAAACAGCTTAATATTACAGAAAGTAATTTAAAAGTAAGAAATTTAGAATTAAAATCTGCAAAAAATAAATTAACCTTTACATATATTGGCATTGGTTTGGTATTATTGTTGGGGATTGGTATAAAAACAGGTTTGTTTAAAAAATTTATCCCTTTTCTCTAATATGATAGCAATGATGAAAAAAGTACTAATTGTATCTTTTATATGTATCGTAGTAAGTTGTGCATTTTCAACAAGAGGAGGTATTACACAAAGTAAACCATCTACAACATTAATACATTTAAAACAAGATACAGTTATAAAATATGTAGAAAGACAACCTCTTTCAAAAAAAGAACAAGCTCAACGTGATACTTCCTTTAGAAGATATATAGCTAGTATTATACAACCTTATACTGATGATTTAAAAAACTCAAATTATAAAGATATATCTACATTAACATTTGTCCTACAAAGACAAAGTAAGAGATTAGATAGTATAAATAATTTAAGATATATAGAAACATTAGAATATCAAAAAGCATCAACAGAAAGAGATTCTTCTTTATTACAATCAATTGTTAAAGATAAAAGAATTGATTCTTTACAATCCGCAGTAAATAGAATTGAAAATACTAATATAGAAGCAACTAAAATATCACAGGGATTGACTAACTTAATAATAACAGTACGTGATTTAGCAATATATTTAATATTAGGTCTTGGATTCATATTCATTAGTTTAACTCTATTTCTTGAGTGGTTGAGACTTAAAAAACGTAACCGATATAAGATATTAAAACAAGATGGTTAATAATGAATACAGAAAAAGAGAAATCAAGTTGGTTACTACGCTTTATACAAATAATGCGTCCAATTTCTGCTGTATTGTTACCAAACATGATAGCTGTACTTACAGTAATAACTAAAGGATACTTAGAATTATCATTAGTACAACGTACATGGTTAGGATCTGTACTTAGTTTTGCAATAATATTCTGTTGGATATTTGGTGGTGGAGATTTATATCTCAAGTTCATCAAAGATAAATGGGCTCTAATTCAAAAACTAAATCAATTAGAACAAAAAGATAAAAATGATGCTACCAAATAAATATCAATGGTTACTTAAAGAAAGTGGACCATTAGAATTAAAAGAAGCTTTAAAGCATTATGGTACTTTAGAAAAAGTAGGTAAAGGATCAAATCCTAATATAACCAGTTGGGCCAAAGAAGTTGGTGTATCAGGTTGGTATGGAGATGATGATATACCTTGGTGTGGTTTATTTAAAGGTGTATGTGCTAAAAGAACTGGTTGGTTAGAAAAACCTAAATATGATCTACTTTCTGCATTATCATGGTTAACATGGGGTGATGCTGTACCTAAAGGTCAAGAATCTCTTGGAGATACTTTAGTATTTATTAGACCTGGTGGTGGACATGTTGGATATTATATTGGAGAAAATGATAATGCTTTTTTAGTATATGGTGGTAACCAATCTAATGCTGTTGGATTTGCATTTATAGCAAAAGATAGACTAAAAGGATGTCGTAGAGCACATTGGAAAACATCACAACCAGCAGGTGTAAGAAAAATATATCTTAATGAAACTGGTTCTTTATCATCAAATGAATCATAATGGAAACAGGATTTAAATGGATTCCAGATAACTTTAAAGGTATATTAGCAGCAACAGTAATTGTATCCTCATTTGCTTATTTCTTTATAATTACTTTTTATGAACGTAAAGCTGATCCTCAAGTAATAATTGCTATAGTAGCTGCAATGAGTAATGTATTACAATATTACTTCGGTAGTAGTCAAGGAGCTAATAAAAAGGATGAGTTAATAGCAACTATGAATGCTAGTCCTACTCCAGTAGCAACAACAAATTCTGGAGATATAAATGTAGATAATAAGATTAAAGAAAAGGGAGAATAATATCTCCCTTTATTATTTAACAACATTTTCTACTTTAATTCCATCAAATATTATAATTTGTTTGTTTTCAACATATTGTTTTTTTACTCCATTAGCAAATCTACTAAAATTTGCACCTTTTACTCCAATAAAATATGTATATTTTGAGTATAGACTGCAATGGTCTTCAGCATCAGTAAGAACAATTGCATTTCTATTAACTTTAGATATATGCTTAACTACTTCATTAATATTTGTACCTCCACCACTTTCTATAGAAAGTATATCATGAATACTTTTTCCTGTCTTATCTACAACTGTATCAAAAACATAAAGATCATTAATAAGGTTTAATTCTTTCATCTTAAATACGAATGCTTTAGCAAAATGTATTTTAGTAATTGATTTACCTTCTTTATTGTAAGATCCTGACCATGCATCCATAGATCCAGATACATCTAAATATAGATCTACCTTACCTATCTTTTTTATATCTTTTACTAGGATGTCATTAATAAATAATTTCTTTAACTTAGGATGAAGTAAATGATAATCTTCTAAACCATCCAAATTATCACTTTCTAATAAATTATTATAAATAACTTCTTCTTTAGAAGAAAAGTAAGATATAGACTTATTAAGTATCTTTTTAATACTTGATTGTAAAGAACCAAGACTCATTGTTACTTTTTTAAGTTCATATCCTAATAATTTAAGACTTTGAAGATCCATTTTATTAATAACATTTGATGGAACAGTAGTTGTTTTTAACTCTTCCCACATTTCTTGTAACTCATTTTCAGTATATATCTTAGAAAGTTCTTCAATATTTTCATTAGAGTCTTTATCAATAGTATTACTTATAATTTTATTCCAACTATTTTGTTCTTCAAGTAAGTCATTTAACTCTTCTAATCCAGCAGATCCACTTTTATCTTTAAGATCTTTCATTATCTCATGAAAAGCATCATTATCATACTGCTCTATAGTAGCTAACATAATTAAATAATATTGGACAAGTCCTCTAGTAAAGATCATAGATCTAATACTGTTATTGTTAGTAATAACTTTTATATTAGGATCATTTGCTTTATCAAGTAATCTATATTTACTACCATTTTGTTCTGTTCTTTGTTCAAACTTTAGATTCTCAATATCATTATAATATATATTATATATATCATTGACAATTGATCTTGGAAAAGATCTCCATATTTGTCTTATTTGATTAAATATGTCATCTGGAGAAAGTATTTCAGTCTTCTTATATTTAGTTATTAACTGAACAAACTTCTTATTATTAGAATTATCATTGATATAAGCATTAATAGCATTAATTAATGCATTACTATCCATCTCATGTAGATAAGGACTTACTAACTCTTTTTTAAAATGGTGTGTCATCATCATTTTGAGCTTTACTAGGATGTTTATTCATTACTTCTGTAATAGCATCTTCAATTATAATTAGATCATCACTGTCAATCTTTTTAGATGCAGTATAACCTTTAATTAAAGCTTCTATTTCATTCATATGAGCCTCAATTCCTACAGGATCAGTAACTGTATATAATACTTCGATTTTATTTAATATACTTTTTACTTCAGTACTTATTAAACTATTATGAAGCTCAGAAGCAGCAGCAGATCCAACTATAATAGATGCTAATCTAATTAATGATTTATCTATATTCTCTTCCCATACTTTACTGATAATTTTAGTAAGCTTTGGAATAAAGGTAAGAGTCCTATCAGAACATTTATTATAACTTACAGTAAGAAACTTATTTAACTTTTTAGAATTTACTTCTATATCATCAATCTCTTCTTTAGTAGGAATGTTAATATCAAAACACTCTTTATAACTCTTTTCTCCACCTTCATAGTATTTTAATACATCTGAAGAAGATATTCTATTAACTACTTTCTTTAGAATAAATCTATCCCAAAATGGTGATCCTTCCTCTTCTTTAGGGATCTCATTGCATGCACCTATAAAAAGCTTCCATTTACATGGTATTTTCTCTTTACCATTAAATATGAACTTCTCATTCATAACACCTAATAAACTATTTCTAATAGCAGAAGAGGCTTTATCTATTTCATTAACAATAATAATTTCTGCATCTGCTATAGGAGTATTTAAAGAGTATTTGTTATTAATAAACATATTCTCTATATCAGGAGTACCTTTAATTTCAGAAGCCTTTGTACCTTCATCAGTTTCTAAGATATATACTTTATCCATATAGTCATTAGAAGCTTGAGTCATTTCTTGTTTATTACTCTTATCTATATTCTGCATTATCCATGCTTTAGCATAATCCAATGCTATCCTGGTTTTCCCAGTACCTGGATTACCAATCAATAAGACAGGTAATCCAGATGAATGAGCTAAAGCCAGCATTTTGAATACTTCTTTCTTATTAATAAGATTAGTATCTATAGTTATATATCTATCTGACTTTGTTTGTTCCATTATGGTAATTGTTGTTCTACTTCAGCTGAATGTGGATATATACCAGGACCTTTTTGTAATAATTCACCTTCTTTAACCATTCTTAAACTAGGAGGAGTTGGTTTTTCTGGTATAACTACCTGATTATCACAAACTTTTTCTTCTACAATTTCTGTAGGTTTAGTATCATCAACTATTTCAAATATATATTTAGTAACTTGAACATCTTTTAATGCTGGATGTTTCTGTATAGTAAGTATCTGAATATCAGTAGCTTCATATTTTTGTTGAATACTACCAGCTCCATTATCATCTTTTTTTAACCAAGATAATCCTGAATTTAAATCTTCTATTAATTGTGTTATGGTTAATTTTACTTTTTCTATCATTTTATGTTCTGTTCTAATATTTGTAAATTATTTAATATATCATCAATATTATAATCTGGTTCGAGATGACATAATTCTGGACTATATTGACCACTATATGTTGATCCAGTTCTATATATTAATCCAAATTCATTTGAATTTACAAGTTTATCTTTCTTAGTATATATATCTATATAAAATGCTGGATTACTTAATCTATCATAGTATGTTACCTGTGTTTCTTTAATAATTGCATAATGACTAGAATTCATGGTTGATATTCTAGGATTATCTTTTATAATAAAATTAAATTTTGCACCTATTTTATAATCACTTGCATCAACTATTTTTGTAATTAACTTATCTTCTACCATTTTATTGGAGTTACTTTATTTTGTTCTAAACTTTCATTTACTTTATTAAATACATCTTTACAATCCCATTCTAATTGATTAGTATAACCAGCAGACATTGGATGTGATATAATATATTTAGTATGTGAATCACTAACCAATCCTTCAAGACTAGCAGCTTCTTTTCCTAAGAAAACAAAAACAACATGTTTCTTATTATTACTAATAGTATCTAAAGTATATGCAATAAATGCTGACCATATCTTCTGATGAGTCATTGGTTTATCTATTTGAGTAGTAAGAGCTGTATTTATTAATAATACACCCTGATTAGCTAAATACCTTAAATCAGTTTGTCTAGGTTCAGGTATTGGATCATATACAGTTCTTTGTATTGCATCTCTCATATATCTTAAACTAGGTTGCTCTTTGTTAGTCTTACTACAACTAAATGCTAGTCCATCTGCTACTCCTAAAGTAGGATAACTATCTTGTCCAATCATTACTACTCTAAGATCTTCCCATTTAGATTCTTCAAATGCAGTAAATACATCTTTTAGTACAGGAGTAAACCTCTTACCATCATTAACTTCTTTTTCTAGATCTTCTATAATCTTAACAAAGTCTGATGAGTATATAAATCCCTTAAGTACTGACGCCCATCCTGATGATTTTAATTTATCTATAAGCTTTTCTTTAATCTCTTCTATGTTAATCATTTCTAAATTCGTATTCTCTTGGTAAAATCACATTTGATGGAAATATAAATGAATGTATCATAAATGCAAGTCTTATTTGTTTTGCAGTATAACCAGCTAATGAACTACCTAATTTTGTTACATAAAATATTTTATCTGGATTTTCTATAGCAAAATTTAACATTTTAACTATACCACCAGCTATTTTATCTAAAGAAACTGATTTCAAAGAGTTATTATCCTTTACAGTTAAATCTTTAGTAATTATAGCATATGATTTACCTTGTAAACCTTCAGCTTGTCCATATATAGCTCCAAATTTTTGTTTGGCTATTAAGGCAGCCCCCTTACCATGTCTACCTTCTGTATTACTACCAAATACAAATATTCCATTATCTGGTAATGATTCTATATTATCTGGAGTATATTCTCTTTCAATCATTTCTTAATGGAGTATATTCTTTTACATCAGGCATCATATAGTCTCCTACAAAAGGAGTAATACCTGCTAAAGTTTTCTCATTTAAACAGTTATCACATATTGCTATAATATGCATATTACCATCTAATCTACTTCCATATCCAGCAGATATTTTATCTACAACTCCTCCATCATACATACCTGATTCAGGTCTGTCTTTAGTTAATGATGGTTCTAAATTTACAATTTCAAAATTGCATATTACACAGTTATAATTCATGGTTTTAATTCTTTTACTATTTTAATAATATTATCTATTGAATCAATAGCTTTTAATTCTTTAACTTTTTTTAATTTTTTAAGTAATGTTGACTGAAAATCTTCACATCCCTCAAAATATGATAATGGGTGTTCACCAAATTCTTCAGCAGTTTTAAACCATTTTTCATCTAATTGGCTCATGGTTTTAATTCCTTAACTAATGTTATAATATTAGGTTCATCACCTGGTTGTCTATCTTCTAATACTTTAAGAAGTCTTTCCTGAAACTCAGATGCACCTTGTCTATAGTATCCTATTCTACCTAATAACTCTGCTTGAGCTATATTTACTTTTGTAGTGTATTTCCACTCACTATCTAAATTTTTCATATTAATTTTTTAATCTTATTAAATATAAAATCAGCTAATTCTTCATAGTTATCAAATTGAGCATTAAACTCATCTTGAGAATATAAATGATTAGCTGGACCTCTAAAAACTAATTCTTTATTACTTCCATAAGGTAATTTCCAGAAGTCCATTCCTTGCCACTGATCTGCTCCACTAGGGCCTTTACCACTTTTATATAAGAATCCTTTTTCTATAAGTAATTCCTTTGTTAATAATGTTTTCATATATTTGTATTATGGATAATATAACTGTTATAAAAAAGGACGCACTTGTTCCATTAAACTTAGGAACAAGTTTTATAAATAAATTACAACAAGCTTTTGTTTATTTTATGAATCAGAAGACTGATGAAGAGGTACAGGCATTTACAGATGCTCTCAAGGGAGAAACTTCTTTAAGTGAATGGATGACTCATTATGAGACTTTAGCTCTTCTAATCAAAGCTATTGAAGACTCAGCTATGCAATCTAATTTAACTGAAGAAAAGGATGTTACATCAATGGGTAGTTAAGTTCATCACCTAAATTATAACATTCTTGTATAGCAGCTGATAAATCTTCTTTAGATGCATCACCGAAGGAAGGGCAGATAAATATCTCCTTTCCTTCTTTTTCTCTAGTAATACATAATCCAGCTTTCTGTTTAATTACTAACTTAAGATCAGATGTACTTATACCAGTATGTCTAGATAAATCTCTAATCATAGCATGAATCTTTGATAACTGGGCTAAGTTAGCATCATCATCTACAATCTCTGCATATAAATCAACATAACTTCCTTCGGGAATAAGTGATTTAAACTTCTCATAATCCTTCGTATCCCTATCTTTAACATAGACTAATTGTCCATTCTCTTTCTTAAGTCTACCAAAAAAATTATAATTCATCTTTAAACTCCTTATATGTTATCTTAGTTTGATCTAAACTAGATAAAGCTTTCTTAACCCACTGTTCATCTACTGTATCCTTATAACACAATAAATGTACGTTAGACATATCATCTGTAGTTAAATTCAAAGCTCTAGCAAATCTTTGTAAAAACTTATTATCTGATGCATAAGCATGCATTATAATAGATGCCTTTAATCCTGGTATTGTTACTCCTTCAGAAAGCTGTAATACACATCCTAGTTTATCTATTACTCCAATTTTAAATAATTGAAGATTGGCTTCACTTTCTGAATTACTACTATGATAAGTATGATCACATAATTTATCAGCTTGTTCTTTAGTATTAGCAAATATAATACATTTATGTTCCATCTTTTCTAGAAGATTCTTAGCATAAACTTCTTTTGATTTAAAGTTCTGCATTGTCTTCATTCTGTTTATAGAAGCCCAAGAAGTTCTGGTCTCTTCTACAGATTTTTTAGCATACTCATAAGCTTTTATCTCATTAGTATGAAAATCATGTTTAGCTGTTTTTACACGAATATCTTTCTTTTCTGATAAAGGAATCATATGAACTATAATCCTATAATCATTTAGGATCTCAGCATCTATTGCATCTTCAGTATTATAAGTATATTGAATAGGAGCATAATGCTTAATCATTTTATATTGCTCACTATGTTTATTTGTTGGAGGTGTACCAGTAAGACCTAATATTTCTCCTTTAAAAGTATACAACTCTTGAGTATTATGACTCATTTTAAGAGAATGTATCTCATCAAATACTATAAGTTTATAATCTGATAGTTTTAATTTATTAAATGATCTATAAGTTACATATTCTATATGTTCATTTAAGTATTGATAGTTAAACTTCTCTATATCATCTTTCCATCCTTTAAAGATGGATAATTTAGGAGCAACTATCAATACTTTACCTTCAGTTCCTTTAACTATCTTATTTATTATTTCAAGACCTATTTTAGTTTTACCAACTCTCATACTCACATTAAGAGTTCGTCTTTTATATTTTAAAGCTTCAGTAATTGCCTCTTCCTGAATCTTTTCTCTATTCTGATTCTGCATAGAATTCTGTATCTGTATTTAACAAAGATACGATTTCTTTTGTTTCTGTATTTACTACTCTAAACTTTCTTCCAGCAAACCTCCAATGTTCATTAATTGCAGTTTTACCTTTACCAGCTAACATTGTAGTCCTAGCTAATTTATTCATTTGTTCTATACAGTGTTTAACTGATAGCATATTACTAAACCATGAGTCTTTAACCCAAGTATCTTTTTTAAACTCTTTATAAAAGAAAGCATGTTCTTTAACTACATTTTCATCTATCATCATAGCTTCTAATTGCCATGGTTTAGGTACTTTCTTCCTTATAACATTCTCTCCTGGAGGAACATCAGCATACTCTTCATACTTCTTCTTTTCTACCTTCTTCATATCTTTTTCTTTTTATTAAGTATGTTTTGCTCTAATATAAAAAAGCTACTATAAAAAGCAGCTTCTTCACATTCTTTTCTACTCTCATAAGGTTTGTTATCTGAAGATTGTCCTTTAAAGGATGTACCATTATTAATAGTAAAAAACCATCTTTTAATATTTACATACTCTTCTCCAAAGTTATATTCAGGACATACTTCAATCCATATTCTTTTCTTATCAAAGAATGTATATAAATCTCTTACTATAACGAAATGTCTGCTTCCACTAGTTACTTCTTTATCTTTCCAAAATTTGAAGTTACTGTATGCATTAGGACATTTTTCTTTAATAACCTTTAAGTCCATTTTCTATATTCTGTCATTTGAAACCACCTATCTCTTAGCATTTTAGCATATGTTAGTGGATCTAATCCATAATGTCCTATACTCCAAAAATCATTACATTCAATTAGTACAGTTTTTTGAGGATTAGGAGTACTTATTACTGCTACATCTATAGTATATGCTATAGGAGAATATGCAAAACCTTTATATCTATAAATCATTTTATCTATAATTGCTATATCTGGAAATTTATCAAATTGACCACTATAATGTTTTAATCCTACTAATTCTTTATTATATACAAAGCCTCTCCATTCAGATACTATATCTATAATATTAGATACAAAAACAGCAGTAGCATCTGGTTGATCAATTAAATAATGAATATTAGATCCATGTTTAATAACACCTGAAGAAAACTGTTTAACTTTTTCAAATGGTTTAATAAAGACAGGTGTAGTAATAGCAGCAACCTGTTTGAGTGTTAGAGTTTTTACTTTTCTTTGTAAATAATCATCTTCTCTTAGACATGCTGGTATATTTAAAGGTCTTGGATATTTTATATTATGCTTATCCATATATTCAATAGTAGGTTCTACATCAGCTACTACTATATTATCAGGAGCATAAGGTATATCATTTACATTAGTAAAGAATATAATTTCTGCTTGTAATTCCCGAAAACCTTTATATGCTGCAAAAATCCAATCAGTTTCTATTTCTTTATTTTTATAAATATATACTTTCATAATTACTCTTCTTCGTATAATAACTTATGTAAGAAATCTTTTTCTTGTTGTATTCTTAATTTTTCTGCTTCTTTAGCTTGTCTTTTAATCAACTGTTTTTCAGCATACTTTCTAGCTGCTTCATTACGTTTTTCTCTTTCTTCAGTTTCTCTTTCATGTCTTTTAATCCAACCTTTCTTTGCTGCTTTAGACATTTTTTCAGATAAAGCTTTTAAACGTTCTTGTTGTTTAATAAGATCAGCTTCTTTCTTAATACGTATTTCTTCTTTTAACTCTTCAGTTAATTCTCTAAAATATTTAAGATAAAAATAACCACTACTATAAGAAATGACCTTTATAGAAGATATTTCTATATTTTGTTGTATATACTTTTCTTTAATTAACTTTATTTGATCTTCAATATTATCTATAGTTGAAAAATAGTCATTACCTATTTCTAGTTCTTCCATTATCTTTTACTAACATATATTCTGGATGTATAAATATAGTTCCAGAATCCCAGTCGAATCCCTCATGTAACATAACTATATTAGCAGAAGAAGATGGTCCTACACTATCATCATTAGTTGATATTACTACTCTTAAATCATTCTTAGATGGGTCATCTATAAGTATGTTATCTATATGTTGCCTTAATTCTCCTAGTGTCATAATATATCTTTAAATTTTTCATATAACTTATTATATTGAATATAATCAGGGTCATCTTGAGCCAATTGTAATCTGGTTTCTCTCACTTTAATAGCTCTTTCTCTATCTAGTTGTTTCTGAATTTTATCAGCTTCATATTTTTCTCTTTTAATCTTTTCATCTTTATTTTCAGATCTATAAAAATCAACTTCTATATAAGCATCATTTTCATTTCCAGCTATATTAAGAACATATTCAAATTGAAATTCATCAGGTGGATATGTTATATAGATATCTTTAAGACCATCATTATAGATCTGTAATACTTCTTTACTTAATTCATCTAAAGAATTATATTCACCTTTTTCTAATTCTATAGCTTTAATATATTGTCTATTCTCAATCATAAGTATTCTATTTTATATGTTGAATTAGCAGTTTTAAATGTAGAGTTATCAATAATCTCTTCTATAGGAGAAGTAGAAAACCATGTACCAAGGGTTAAAATCATAACACATTCTCCAACTCTTAATTCGCTATTAATCATATCTCCAGTCTTTTCATAACCAGTATTTATTTTATTAGGATGATTATCATTAAACTTATCATCTAATATTTTTGTTACTTTAACTTTCATGAATCAAATTCTTTTATTTCTTTACTATAGTAGGATTTAGCTCCACCTAAAAATGCACATACTAAATGCTCCTCTAGAAAATATACTTGTTTATTATCAGTCATTATAAAATATGGACCTGATTTAACACTATCCCATCTACTTTCAAATCTACTTTGTGTAATAATATTAAGTTCTGCTAATCCAGCTGCTAATCTTCTTATTAAAGTCTTTTCACCTAAAGTTTTTTCAGTAAAATATCTCCACTCATTTTCAAACTCAGCTTGTTTATATTGAGGCATATAAGCATTACCTGTTTTTATATATCTAAATTCTATCATTATTGTTTAAACTTTAATTCTTTAACAATATTTTCAAATCCTTCTAAATGATCTTTATGAAGTATTACTTCTTCAAAAGCCCCATATGTAGATTGGTATCCAAATATATATTTAATACCATACTTAAGTCTATCTAAAAAAGATCTCTTAGTTAGATGTACACCTAAATATACATCTTCATCATCATATCTAATAACTACCATATGTTCTAAGCTAGAACATTCACATACTAATATTTCATTTTTCATTGTGAATTTATTTTATCTAGTGTATCATTATACTCTTTAGTATAATGATTATATATATTAACTGCTTTTAATAATTTATATGGTAATTCTTTTACTCCAATACCACTTAATCTTCTATATGCAGTTAAATCAATTTTCTTATTATCTGTTGGTAAATTATATGCAGCATTAGTTAAATGTTTATAATACTGTTGTGATGCAAACTTTATTCTAGTATGTACTTCATTCCTTATCTTCATCTTCATCTTCATTGTATTTATCTAATCTATTATAACTTATACCTAATTCTTTAGCTTCTTTAGGGTGAAGCTCACAATATTCATGACATGCATGACATAAAGGTTTCCACCATTTTTTATCCAAATACAAATCACCAACTCTACCTCTTGAGTGATGTACTTCCGTTGATTCATGTGTACATATAAATCTTATATTAGCTGCACATATAGGATTTGCTACTAAAAATAATAATCTTTCTATACCATATTCTTTTTGTTCTATCTTTCTCTTTAATGAAACTATTTTAGGGAACTTAGTCCTCTTCAATGGTTTATATTTCATAGGTTGAGTAGAGACTGGAGTTTCATATGAATCTACAGCCTCTTTAGTATCTAATTTCAGTTTATTCCAACATGAAATACAATACTTCTCACCCAGTTTGCTTGACCAGATGAACTTTTCTAGTTTACATCCGTAGCATAGTTTTTTCTTATTTTCTATAAGTATTTATTTTAATTCATAATAGTTATTTGGTAATAACTTAGCTAATATAAGCTTTTTAACTATCATATCTTTTGTAATACCTAACTCTTTAAAATCTAATTTATTCTTATTATTTGAATCATAATAATCATAATTAGCTAATTCAGATGCTAGTTTACTATGTGAAAAGAAAGTAGTAAGAAAACTACCTAATTTTTGATGACATATTTCTTGTTTCCACTTATCAAGAAATTGTTGTACTTTTTGTTGATTGTTTGTAATTTTAGCCTTCTTTAGGAATGGGATTTCTTTAACTTCTTCGGGAGTAAATACAGATAATCCATACAATGCTACTCTATAAGCTTGTTGTTGAGCTTTATTTTGATAGAACTTACCTTTGTATTTATTTCCATGTAACTGAATACTATTTAATATTGATTCTTTTTCATAAGGTAGATTAAAGTGTTTACATGTGTCAGTATATGATATTGTTATACCACGACTGTTTGCTGAAATAGCTTTGTTAGGATTGTGTTTCATGTTACATGGATTTATAGTTAGTATAAAAAATAAATGGGGCTGTATTCCTACAAACCCCATTCTGGTATTATTCTGTTATGGTATCACCATTTACTACATTATCTGAGTAGTATCTACCCATCTTTTTTAGATAAGCTATTTCTTTTCTTATCTCTTCACCATTATCATGTTGAATTAACTCATCTTTGTCATTAAAATCTGGTGTATATACAACTTGTCTATAAATTGGATCACCTTGAAAAGTACATATAATTCCTGTATTTCCAGCTATTTTTAGATCATGATCAGGATCTTCAGTATTGAATGGTATTAAAGATTCTTTAATTACTATTCTTCCTTCTAATTCTTGTCCATCTCTATATTTAGCTTTCTTTAAATCATCTAATGTACCTTTAATTAATGCTGATCTGGGATCAAAGGTTAACCAACCTTTGTTACTAATTAAAGGAGTGTTCTGTTCTACCCTAATATAACCATACTCTGGATTATTAGGTGATATTCCTATAATTGCCCCAGTAACATCAGCAGTTATTGTTACTGGACTTCTCATTTTATTCCATAAATAAATCTATGTCAATATCTGGATCTAATAGCTTTTCTTCATCTGTTACAGAAGTAAGATCTTCAAGAATTTCTTCTTCTATATCATCTGGTATCTGTCTTCCTAATACTGAACCATGCCAAGGATTCTCTATATAGTCACCATGATAGGTACTATTTAAATAATCTAATTCTGAATCTGACATGTTTAAATATTGTTCTACAGACATCTCAATAGTTGTCCCGTTTTTTAATGAATAAGTCATTTGATGATAATTTGTATCATAAATGTAAACTCTATTAACTGTATTAGCAATAGATGAGTTTATCTAACGGGAGAATATAGCTATAGTTTACTTCCTTTTTTAGTTCTAATTACACCTTTCCAGTATGAATTAGTCTTATTGATATTTTCTTGACAATTTTTGTTTCTTTCCTCTAGATCTTTAACTACTTTAGTCAAATTATCTCTGTCTTTTGTTATTTCATCTAGTTGTTTATAATATTCAGGAAGTAACTTCCTTTTTAACCATTCTAATGGATTCATACTTAGTTTTTATAGTGAAGTACCATTTTGTTCTCAATTAATTTTATCTCATCTGTGTAAATAGGTTCTTCTGTAGTAAATGAATTAATTGCACTTCCTTCCCATGTTTTAGCTTTATTTCTAACTTCAACAAGTTCAAGATAACACTCACCTCCATCCTCTACTATACTGATTAAATCATCTTCTGTAATAGGTTTATACTTACGTGGTATATGATCCATAATAATTTGGATTGATTCACTTACCCAGCCAATATTTTCTATTTTTATAATCTGATCCTCAAACTCTACAACAAATTCCTTGTTTACTATTTTAAGAATCACTGGTACTTTTTTGTTCATAATTAAAAAGCTGGTACAGATTTCTCCATACCAGCTTATGATCATTAGTAATGATCTTGTTTACCATCAATAGATATAAATTTTCCACCTGTCTTTTTACATAAGGCTTCTAATTCAGGATTATTACCATATAAGGTAATTGCATTGGTCTTCCATGTTAACTTATCAGTTTTAACACTATCTTGACCATCATTAATCACTAAGATTTCAGGTTTCTCAAAAGATAAATCAACATCAAGATTAAATAGACGTTTATTGTCCATAATCTCTTCTCTGATTAATTCAATTACATGTCCAACTTCAGTGTCACCACCAGAAGGAGCAGTACTCAATTCTTTGAAGAACTTAAGAGCTGTTTCTCTATTATAAATGTGTGTGAATTTAAAGTTTTTGTTCTTTACATCACGTGCAGTTAAAAAGAAACTAAAGAAAATCTCACACTCCTCTTTGACACAATATCTAAGTCTATCTGCTAATATAGATAAAACCCAGTCTTGTTTCTGTATCATTGACATACTACCACTATAATCTACCAAAATAATAATCTTTTGTTTAGATTCTTCATATACTACAGGAGTATTAATTACTAGATCTTTACTGATTAATTTGGCTTGATAATTAGGAAGTATTTTTTGATACAAAGGAGAATTAATTAATTCTTCATACTCAACCATTCTTTTCTGTTTGTGTATACGAGAATTAGTTACTCTTTTCTCAGAGATGATTTTCTTTACATCAAAGGTTTTACCAAACTTTTCAACCATAGCAATCTTATTCATAAGATTGATTTTCTTATCAAAGTCATCCAAACCTTCTTTACGATCAAAGATTTCATTTAGAGTAGAGGATTCAAATATCTCTTTCTCAGGGACATGTTCCAAAGCTTTCTCAATATCTACATCCATTAACTCATTTCTTCCTCTTTGACCACCAACTCCACCAGATGCATCATGTTGTTTCTTTAGTAAAGCTAATAAATTTAAAGCCTTATCTAAAGGAGACATTCCAGGAACATATTTGTCCCACATTTTTGCATAAAACTCCTTTGACTGGTTAGCTTGTTCTAACTCAAATGCATTAAGTTTAGTTTCATCTGCAAAATATGGATCAACATATTCTTTTTCTTGAATCATCTTATGATAATAAAATCTAGATAATTCTTGAGCAAAGTGGACATTATTAATGCCCAACTTTCTCATTTTTAATCTCCACTCAACATTCCACTCACTTGGTGTCCAATACCAATCATGGTCATTAATATAAAACTTCTTATTATCCTTCTGTAGCATGTTGAATCTCTTTACCTTTAGTTACTAAATAATTCTCAAATTGACTTGTGTTTGCATTAATAGTTTTCATTAAATCATCATCAACTTTTTTAGCTTTTAATGTTTTAGTTTCACTATCAATACTACGCAATAATGTTTTAACATTTTTGATATTATCAAGTGTATCTAATTTAAGAGCATCACATTGAGTCATCATAGATTTAACACTATCAATAATAACATCAACTTGCTCAACTGTTTTGTATTTAGCAATTTCAGTTTGAACCATTTTCTGGTTTTTACCTGCAAAATCTGCAATAAATTCTAAACAGCTATAATCACCTCCATTTGCATCAAGAATTTTAGCTGCTTTAACAGCAGTCCTTGGTGATACAATACTATCTGCTTGAGCTAATTTCTCTAAGATATATTCAAGAGTTTTATAGTTTTTACCAAATAGTGTTTTGAACATGAATCCGTAAGTAGTTCTGTTATATGAATCCCATTCTACTTTTTGCTCTAAAGGAAACCTTTCCATCAATGCTTTTAATGAATCGTTTTTAGAGAATTCATCCCTAGTACGATTAGTACAGCAGATGATAAGTTTAGTTTTGATATGGAATACTTGACTACCATTTCTAAATTTCTTAGAAGTGATAATATCTTTCAATTGCTCTAAGATATAATCAGGTGCATCCATTAACTCTTCAAAAATTACATACTCATGATTCATGAACGAATTTTCAACTAAGTACTCTAACATACCTGTATCATTGAATTTTTTAATATCCATACCACCAAATAGACTTTCTGTAGTAGTACCGGCACCCATAGTTTTAACAAATGGAGTAATTCCTTTGTTATGTAAAAACCATTCAACAAGTTCTGACTTACCATGTCCACCTTTACCATAAAGAATGATATTCTCATTGCAATTAAAAGATAATTCTAAAGCTTTTTTAGTTGGATCAATATATACAAATTTTGATGCATCAATTACTGCTGCACTAGCAGGAGGTGTTCCTGGTTTAATGATTTCTTTCTCATTAATTTTAGCTAATTTCTCTTTCAATGCTGATTTGTTTTGTGTAGTTACCATAACTTATTTTTAATTTGTTTTTTTTTAATTTAATGTTTAATGGCTTATGCCTCTTCAATGTTAATTGATTTATAAAATTCATCCTCATATATTCTACCAGTGATATATTTCACTATTAGTTCATGACCTCTTTCAGCAGCTTCATATGATGTATATCTGAATTGATCTTGATCATGTGAACCCCCAAATATCATTGTTTCAAATAATATTGGGAGTCCAGTACGAGAATGATTGTGATCTATAGCTAAAAATACTGTAGATACTTTAACTTTATGATCTAGTATTTCTAGATTTGTAACGTTTATTATATTTGATCCAGCTGGAGGCTCATTTGTTTGTACAACTTTCTTACCTACCAACTTATACCAAATCATTAATCCGCTAAAGGATTAAGTCTATGAGAGTGTTTAATTAACTGAGTTGCTTCAGCATTAAAAATATCTCTAACTGTTTTAGCATCACTGAAAGGAACAACTTTAATTGGATGTTTTCTAGCTCTACCTAGAGCAACCTGTCTTCCTATTTCTCTTTTAAATGTTTCTCCTACAGAAGTATTATTTCTAGCACCATGTAATGAGATTGTCTGTTCTTCATAATTGACAATACCAGCAATAGTAGTTCTAGAACGTTTTACATTTTTCTTAGGTTTTGAGTGCATAAACACTTCTCTAATTGTAGTTTTCATATTATTTATTTTTAAGTTTAATATTTGTTAAGTAATCATTGATTCTATCAATTTTACCTTGCATTTGTTGTTGTTTCTTAATATAATTGTTTTTCATTAATACACTATGTGCTTCAATACCCTCAATACACTTCTGTTTTGTAGTATAAAAAGAATTGTATAAATAAGCTATATTATCAATGTAACTATTAACTGTCTCTGTATTTCTAGTTATTTTACTATGTTGATACTCAAATGAAGTAACTTCAGGTGTTAAACCAGTTACCTTCCATTCTTCAATTTTTGGATACATACCAGTTGAGAATCTATATACTATTTGACCTTCTTCAATTTGTTGTGTCATTTTAAATTGTTCTTAATATGAACTAATTTATTTCTATAAGAAGTATCAGATGCATATGTATGACTAATATAATCCAACCAATCAGATTCACTATTCATATTCTCTGTATTAGATACAAATGCTTGAAATAATGCATAATCAATAACAGCTTGTCTCCAATGTGAATAATAAGCATGATTATCCTTTTCACCTAAAGCAGTAGTAGGTCTTCTTACAGGTACTTTCATCCCAAAAAGATTGTTACCTTCTTTAAAGATTTTACTAGTACCATTAGCTGATTCTAACTTCATCTGAGCTAAAGCTACTTTAGGATATTTTACATTTAACTGTAATAAATAATCCATCACCTTCTGTTCACTATATGAATCATTTAAATCATATACTACTTGAGTTTTAGTTTCAGTGACTTTAATAGGAACCTTTTGCATAAGATAATACATAAATCCAATACTGATAAATGCTATAACTATTCCTCCTAACAATCCTGTAGCCCACTGTCTATGTCCACTGTCTTCTTTATTCATTCTTTTTAATTAAGTGAAAGGGGTATCCATATCTCAGATACCCCTTAATATACGTTACTTTTGAGATACACGTACTTTTCTTTTTATCCGTTTCCAGATTATTGGAGATTCATGGTAATACTGTTCCATTAAATCGGCTTCTCTATAATGTTTCTTTTCTTTTATAACTGTAACAGAACCTCCAGGATAAATAATTATCCTACGTTAAAAGTTTTGCCAGCAATTTTCAATAACTCAAGAGTCTGAAGATTTACATTACGGATAGCTTCTTTACCTGATTTAAGTTTAGAAGTTTCTCTAACTTTAACATAACCTAAATCTGAAGGACCTTGATCTTTCAACCATTGACCATTAATAGTACGTAGTTTATTACCTTTAGTCACAAATACAGCACTGAAGAAATGACCTTTATTATTTTTCATCAACTCTAAAGCTTGAGTTCTACTAATATTTTTTGTTTTAATTTCAGCAGCAGTTAATTTCTTAGCTGGAGCATCATTAAATCCCATTTCAGCAGCTTCTTTACTAGTGATCTCTTGTACTTGTGCAGGTGTTACTTTTACTTTTTTCATATTTGTTATTTATTTGTTTAATAATGATTGAATTTCTTTTAACTCTTTTTCTTCACGTGATTCCTTAGACTCTAAAGCAGCTAATCTTTTCTCTATGATCTCAAGTTGTTGTTTCTTTTGATTAATAGTTACTTTTTCAAATCTAGCTTGAATATCATCTACCCAATCTTCTACAGGAAATCCTTGGTGTTTATATGTTTCATTAAATCCTAAAATTTCAGCTGCTGCTGAATAATCAGCTTTTAATCTCAATAATGTACCTAGGGATGTTCCTAATACAAATGGATCAGTTACAGTATTTAGATTAACACTACCATTACCTATATTTAAAGACATATGAGTCTTATAATTAGGTCTTTCTATACTAGCTATTTCAGCTTTCTTTGTTTTGACAATCTCTTGTAATTCTGCTACAACTTTGTCTTTGTTTTCTTTTTTAGCCATTGTTATTTGTTAAATATTACTTCTTTACCTGAATCCATTTTCAACCATAATACACTTACTAAAGGTTCTATTTCAGATTCTGTATACCATTTAGTATGTTTTCCATTTATAACATCATTATGATTTTCCCTATTTTCTTTTTGAATAATAGTATCATTTTTTATAATAAGATCTTCTATGGGAACCATACACATACGATAACCAAGAGGTTTTTTTATATCATCTATCATTCTACCTAACATCCAACTATCAGTAGCTCTTTTTTGCTCATAAGTTTGTTTACAATAAATATTATAGTGTTTATAAAGATCTCCTACTTTATGGCAGAATTTACTTCCATCATTAGCTTCAACCCAACCATAATTTCTATTTTTTGTATTAAACTTAGCTGGTTTTAAGAAAAACTCTTTTGGTTTAGATAAGTTAAAAGCACAAGTCTTCTCAAACTTCTCAACTCTATTTGCATAATCTGATATAGGTTTATCATCAATTGTAGCAGCAATAGAAGTTAATCCAGTTTGAGTTACAAAGGCTCCAGCTTCATTCATAAAAGCATATACTTTTCTAAACTTAGCTTCTTTTTTATAATAACCATCAAAAGTAAACCACATATGTCTTCCCATATAAACAAGTTTTTCTTGTCTCTTAGTTTCATATGTTCCACCTTCTACTAGATCTTTACTGGCTACTTTACCAGATTGAAGATTAGTAAATACTTGAGACTTTTTATACTCATCACATGCAGCAGGAAGTAATACAAGTTCAGTTCCTTCCCAGGAATAAACAAATTCACCTTCTAATCCTTTACCCTTATAGGAATTACTATTTTCAAGTATAAATAATAGATTAGCTATACTAATCTCAAATTCAAATCCTCTTGGATCATAAACTCTAATAGTTTCTTTTCTAATGTTCCATGATGAACTACTTCCAGCATAACCTCCAGCTCCTTTATTTAATACAAATCCTTCTGTAGGAGTATTATCATAAACATCTGAACCTAATCCTTTACTTATAAAATGACTCTCAAATTTTACTTTACCATCCTCATCTAATAAATAATAATTATTAGTTACTGCATTATAAGGTTTATTATGTTTATAGTTAGGATTTGGTACTTGTTGAGTTATATATTCATCTTCTAATTGACACCACCCTCTCCAGGATTTTTCTTTTCTAAGTACTCCTTTAGCATCTGTATATATAACATATGCTAATCTTTTAGTGTAAGTATCAGATCTCTCTTGATAACCTACAGTAATTGTTTTTGGTATAACCAATTGTGTATTACTCATCTTTTTTTAGTTTAATTTCTAATTTATTTAGATCATTTATAGCATTTTTTATATTAAAAGGTTCTTCATAAGGTTCAAACCAATCTGCACATCCACCTATAGTACCTATTGTCTTTCCTCTTTTGTTATAAATATTAACATCAATATAATTTTGTTTACCTGAATCAATTACATTTATAATAGCATATCCAAATTCTTTTTCTAAATTCCAATCAGATCCAGCACCTTTTGAATATCCTTTATATCCTAATTCATTTAATTGAACTTTATCACCCTTTTTCACTTAACTTAAGTTCTAGTTTGTCTAGATTAGCAAATACATCTTCAAGACTAAATTTAACTATACTAGTAGATACATCTTTATATCCTTTATTAATCTTTTCATTATATTTCTTATCCCACATATTCATGGTATAATAATTAATTTGAGGTTTTGTCCCAATTCTTCCATAAGAAACCATTATACTACCAGTAACACTTTCTTCCATTTCGTAATATTTATTACTATTGGCATCAGTATATATTAATCTTACTTTATCTCTCATATTATTCTCCTATTATTTTTCTAACTTCATCAACATCTCTGTCATGATTCTTTTGACTAAATCCATAGTCATCTCCTAACATTTTAATTAATGTTACAAGTTTTCTTTCTCTTTTAGGATGCATACCTGTTTCAGGTTCTTCTATAAATATTCTAAGATAAGATTGTTTTTTAGCAGCAGCTCTTAATGAACCTCCTACTAATTGGACTAATCCTACTATATGAGTTACTTCATTATTACTTTTAAGCCATTCAAAATAACCTTTCATTCTTACAAACTCATCTGAAGTTTCTGTTAAAGCTCCTGAAGTTAATGCATCTACTATAGCTTGGTTATTTGGATATTTATGTTTAGCTATATCATATTCGTCTTCTTCTAGCATATAATATACATATCTATATAAGTATGCTGATATCTGCTTTCCATTCCAGAATTCATCTCTCCAATAATGAGCTTGCATTACTCTATCAGCTATCATAACTTGAACTATACTATCATTATCCTGTAATAATCCTTGTCCTGACTGATTAAGCATTACAATTAATTCTGGCTGCCTTTCTATAGGAGTTTCTGCATCTAAATAGTCTGTAAACTTTTGCATTGATATAGGAGAACCTGGTCCTGCTATACTTAAATCTCCTGATGCCATTATTCTTTAATTAATTCTCTAACTTGTTGTAATTGATATTCAGTGGATTCTTCATACTCTTTTTGTTTTATGTCTTCTTGAGTATTTAGACTAGCCTCAAAATCATCACTACATTTTAAATGTGTATCATAAGCTTGAAATTCAGGATAGAATGTGTGGGTATTTGCTGGAGCTCCTATAGGTATAGCTCTTCCACAATATTCACAAACTTTTTCTTTTCTACCCTTCTTTACACTTCTTACTTCATAATGGTCTTCAGCCATTAAATATTCATGCTTTTTCATATTTCTTTTCTAATATTTCTAAATTTTCTAATATAGAATCTATAGGATCTGGTACTAACATTATATCAAGTATAGTGAATGAATGTGATTGCATTGTTTTGCCACCTGATGTAGGCTTTGTTTGAATATGATCATTGCTACTAAATTCTTCTACTCTATAATTTGTATATGAATAATCTTTAAAATATCTAGTACCAGGTATAATCGTAACTATATCTCCTTTATTAAACATCTTTTCTCTAGTATTTCTAAATCTTTAATTATATCTTCAATGAAATATTGATTTTTTAGAACAACATCTTTTAGGTCAAAACCATGTAATTGTCCTAAACGTTCACCAGATGTAGGATAACAATAAACACTATGATTACTATTTTCCATACGATCTACTATATAATCAGTATCACTATATTCATCATAACATTCACGATCTTCACGTACTACAATTACATCTCCTTTGTTAAACATATCTTAAAATAAAAAGGGTCCCGATTAAAGGACCCATATAATTACTCTGTTTTCTCTACCTTTTCTTCAGGCTTCTTATCACTAGATTTACCTATTGAATCAAATGCTTTTTTAAGATCATCCATAAGTGACATAAATGATTTACTATTAGCTCTAGTAACTTCTGTATTTCTTTCTAGTAACTCAAATAATAATTCAATATCATCTTTAGCTCTTATAGCCCATTGAATAGTCTGTATCATAGCCCATGCAATAAATATCCAACCTAAAGTAAATATATAACTTACTATTTTATCACACTGAGCTTCAGCTACTGATAAGGGTCTGTAGTGCCAACCATCTTTTATAAGGAAAAACACTGTCTCACCAATCCAAAATAGTATTACAATTAGTAATATTATACTAGCTATTTTATATGTTCTTTTCATTTTGTTTTATAATTATACCTTCGTCTGTAAATAATATGTTATCTGTTTTACCGTTTTTTGAAGCTTTAGTTAATTTAACTATATTAAGTACTATAGCTTTAACTTGTTTTCCTTTACTATCTCTAACTCTATCTTCTATATAATGAGTTATTTCTTCCATATCATCATAAGAATCTATTGTAGTACCATGTAATATAACTTCTATATTTCCATGTCCTTTTTGATCTTCTGATGTCCAGTAGTAAGATACAAAGTAGTAACATTCATGTTTAAATGCTTCAATTAGTATTTTTACTATATAAAATAATATAAATACTGTAGGAATAAATCCTATTATAATACCCATATTATTCATCTTTCTTTTCTTCAGTTGTACTTTCAGGATTGTCCTTAGACTTCTTCTTATCTTTCTTCTTAGCTTTCTTCTCTTTCTTTAACTTCTCAGCCTTTTCTTTAAAAGCTTCAAGTTTTTTAGCCATGAATTCCTCAACTTCTTTGATATCAGTTTCATTAGGTTCAATTTCTATAGGACAGTATTTACCTGAAGCATCATAATTATTATCATCAAGAACTATATTGACAAATTCATTGAAATTAAAAGATGATTGTCTAATTTGGGCTGTTACTCCAGTAAGTGTTTGAAGTGGTCCTCCAATAGCTTTACTAAGCATTTTCTTTAATGCTTCAGGTAATTCATTAATTTCAGCTTCTCTTTCACCCAATTGTTCTGAATGTTTAATAGCATTTTGAATATTAAACCAACCATCAGCAAATATCATTGTCATATAGAATTGTTCTACATAATTTCTCATATGAAGATAAACTCTTTCCATAACTCCTGTCATAGTTGTCATGTTAGCTGGTGCTTGATCTTCATCAAATAATTCTTTAGCTAATATAGGACAAGCTAATGCTTCAAATAAGATAGCAGATCTTACATAATGTACTTCTCTGTCTGTCAATCCTAATGATGCTGACAATCCTTTTGCTTCGTGATCAAATTGTGGGACTACTAATTTTTCCATGTTATTTTTGTTTTATGATTTTCTTTTCTAATTTATTTAAATTTACTAAAATATTATGCATTGTAGTTTCTATACTTTTATCAACTAGCGATAAGTCCCTACATCTAACCATGTGTTGCTCAGCTAGTAATACATTAAATTTCGAGTATATATCCACTAAAGCAAAATCTTTTGGTTCTCTATAGTCAGTTTTCAATATACAATATCCATATTTACTCCAGTCTACTGTATTATCTCTATCTTCATCTGAGATATACATTTTATCTCCAATATTTATACCATGCATACTATTTAAATTTATCTGCTAAAGCATCTAGATCTGCAAACATATCTTCTAATGAATAATCAATTGTATCTTGATAAAATACTAAATCATGTTTACCAGCTCTTCCTGTTCTATATACATATTTCTTTAATGGATGATTATGTTGATCTATCCAGATAACTTCACAATCTTCATTATATGTCCCTGGAGGAGTTACTATTACTCCATATATAGAATGTATATCCTGATCTCCATATTCCCAATCAGGACCTTTTATAACTTTGTGTCCTTTTTTAAAGTTGTCATTTTTTACTATATCTCCTTTAGTCATATTCTTTTATTAAAATATTTTCCACCATTTCTTTTTAGGTAATTTATATTGAAGTTTATCAAGATTATTCAAAATACTATCAAGATCATAATCTGGAGTATTTTCATAAAGTGTAACATCATAAAATCCATCATAACCTATACATAGTACATCTTCCGCAATATCTATCTTTTTATCATTAAGATTATAACCATTTACATATACTACATTATCATTAACTTTATTAAATCTTATTACTTTAAAATATTCAACTAAACGATATTGATCACTGTTCACTATTGTAGTTGCCCATTTAGATAATCTTGTATTAGTTTTATCAATAATAACTTTAGTACCTACTTTAACATTATTTGGTGTTGCTACTATCTTTTCCATTTGTTTTTAAGTTTATCTAAATTACTCATAATTTCATTTATATTATAATCGTAATAAGGTATACAATCTTCTTGTCTAGGACAATGACCACTAATCTTTTCTAATAAAATATTATCTATATTATAGGGATCAACGGTATATCTTTTATCATCTGGTTCTTCATCAATTGATAGTACTATCATATAATCAACTAAATTCCATTCCTCACCCTCATAGAAAGTGCTATCCTTTAATCCCGATTTTACTTTATCCTTGAATTTTATCTTACTCCCTACAGTTATTTTCATAAATATTAAAATAGAAAGTACAACAGACCAAACCTATAAGGGTAGTATTCCAGGGAACCTATAGCTTATATTAGATCTGCTGTACTTATGGTATATTACTTAGTTATAACTCGTATTGAAGATTCTGATAAATATACATCACTTACTTTATTATCTACATGGATTTTTAAACCATTAAATTCAATTATAAGATTAGTTGTATTCTCTTCTACAGGAAGTGGTGCAACTTTCTTAGCTTGTTTAGCCATTTGCATACGTTCTACAAAAGTAGAATCATTTGATTTTGATATACTTTTACTAATTAATTCTTTAGCAGAGACTATTTGTCCATTCTTTGCTCCATTTATAATTGTTTTTCTTGTATTCACAATTCTGAATACTGATGTTGTAGAGATGCCAACAGCTTTAGCTATTACTTCTAGCTGTTTACCTAGACCTCTCATTCTGATCACTTCTCTGGTGATCTCTGGTGTTACTTTTGAATATGTCATATCACTTTATTTAGTGGCATAGGAGGGCAGATTCGAACTACCACCAGATTCTTCAGCGAATCTTACTAACCATTTATACGACTCCTATATATTATTCAGATTTAGCTTTAGCTATCTTTAATCTATTTATTTCTCTTTGAGCTTTAATCTTCATTACAGGGTCATATGCTACAAGTAATATCTTATGCCATAGTCCCATTAATCCAATTATTACAAAAGATGTAAATAAAAAGTTAAAAACTACATACTGTGACACAATTATATATTGTATATCTGAAATAAGTAACAATACAAATACAACATAATGTCCAAAACACCATGGACATGTTATAAGTTCACCTAAGAATTTATTTTTATTATAAATCCAATTTCTTAATCTTTCAAACATTCCAGATATTGTAACTGTGAATGATATACCAGCACAACATAAACTAGCTGCTAATATTACTAACCAATTTTCCATTTAATTTTTGTTCTAAGTTATTTAAATCGTTTATTATTTCTTCTATATTATATTTGATATATAGTTCAATATCTTCATGTTTAGGTTGTCCTGCATGTAAATCTTTGATGGGTAGACCATTGATATAAAAACATCTAGCACCATAACTTTGAGTACGTACTATATCAATAATCATATATTCTACTGATTTCCATATCGCACTTCTATAATATTCATGATTACTAGCATTTATTAAAGATTTAGTATAATCATTAAATTTAATCTTATCTCCTACTTTAAACATTTTTCAATAAGTTTATCTAAATTATTCATTATTTTACTGATATTATATGGTTCAACTTCTTCAAAGTGCCTAATCCATCTAATATCTGTTCCTGAACTAGATATATAATTATGATATTGATCATACCAATGTACATGAGGTCCAAAATTTGGATTGAGTAAAATAACATCATCTTGACAAATACCATAATGAGATGTTAATATATCAGTACGACTTATAGAATTTAAATCTTCTATACCTTCATATGTTAATTCAACTCTATCTCCTTTCTTATACATATTTTTCTATCAATTTATCTAAATTTTGCTCAATCTCTTTGATATCATATATAATATCATGTTGAATCCAATCTTTATAAGATCCAGTAACTATTATTTTATTATGATTATAATCATACCAAGTTACATCTATATTAGATTCCCTATAATATGTTATTATACCATAAGCTGAATTTTTAATATTAATTTCATTAGGATTACCAAATACTTCTATACCTTCTTTAGAAAGAACTACTCTGTCATTTAACTTAAACATTTCTTCATTAGTTTATCCAAATTCTCTTCAATTTTCTCAATAGTATAAGGTTCTTCCCATTCAATATGCCAACCATCTCTACAGCGTCCACTTTTTCCTACATTTTGATTAAGATCATTATACCAAGTTATATCAGAGGAATTTATTTCAACAATTCCATATCTGGAATTAGCTATACTATCCCATTTTATTAATTTAAATTGTTCTCTTCCTAAATCTGTTAATTGTCTTTTTTCTCCTGGAATCATAATGTAAAATTAAAAAAGGGGACCTTTTGAGTCCCCTATCTTACTAATGTATTTCGTCAGAGTCATGAAAACCTTCCACTTTATCTCCATCATTTAATGGAGAATCCCATGGAACAGTTCTTGTAACTTCAACATCTTCTTTTCCTCCACACCCACAGAATTGATCCATAGTTACAGTTAATCTAACTTGTCTGTCTTCTTGGGATATTTCAGTATCTATAACTTTAGCTTTCTCTTTAGAGAACTTCTCTTTAAGAGATTCTAAACCACTTTGTTCTTGATCAGATTCTTGACCTTTACGCTTTTGTAGTGACATATGATGTATTTATTGCTGTTATTGCTTTTGACATATCATCTAAGGTTATTCCTTTTTCCTTAGTTTTTGGAGTAGCTATTACTCTAGTCATGGTTTTACGTATAGCATCTTTACAGATAGCTTCTATCATAGCTCCACTAACTTTCTTAGCAGCAGGTGATCCAAATAAAGATGAAGATGCAAATTCTGCCAAATCTGCAACAGCATCATGAGTTTTAAGTTTCTTAAGATGAATCTCAAATATCTCTAATGCATCAGGCTCTGTAGGACGTTTGATCTCAATTTTAATATCAATCCTACCTTCTCTAAGAATGGCTTCATCAATAGCATCTTTTTTATTTGTTGCTAAGATAACAATTGGATTATTACCTTCAAAACCAGACATCTCACTTAAGAATGTTGGTACAATAGTAGTTTCTACATCAGATGATCTTCTGCTACCTCTTGTAGGAAGTAATGCTTCAGCTTCATCAATAAACATAATAGCCTTTTTACCAGTACGTTTAGTGTAATCTCTACATTGTGCAAATGAATTCTTAATATCTTGTTCAGTTTTACCAACATACATAGATAACATCTCACCACCTTTCATATACTGAAAAGCTTGTGGATCAATTCTAGTTGCACCAAGTACTGTAGATGCAATAGCTTTTGCTATATATGTTTTACCACAACCTGGAGCTCCATATAAAAGAATACCACAGATAGGTTGAACACCCAATTCTTCTGCTAACTTAGCATTTACCATAGGAAGTTCAATAGCATCTCTGATAATTTGAAGTTGTGATTTAAATCCACCTATATCAGACCATGAAATAAGATCAAATACTGGTGGTTCGATGATAACTTTAAGTTCTTCAGGAACAACACATGCTATAGTTTGACCTACAACAATAACTTCTGTTTCTTCAGGTAAAGTTGGATCAATTGGAGATCCATCAAACATACTAACTTCAGCAGCATATACCATTGATATATCACTTCCTATAGAAACTCTATAATACTTTTTACCATCATGATCAAAAGGACCTGCTAGTATCTTACCAAATCCTTTTTTATCAGAAAGAGTCTCTTCTAATAAATTCTCATATTCTTGAACCTTAGCTTCTAATTGTTCAATAATTTCGTCTTGTGTTTCAGCCATGTTTTAAAGTTGTACGTGTTTTAAAATTTTATTAGTTAATTTACCTATATCTTCAGGTAATTCATTCAAAGCAAAGAATCTATACTCAGTATGTTCTCTGTTAGGAAATTTCTTTGTTACTTCATTTTCTTCTATACGTTCGTGGGATACAAATACTTTAACTAAATATTTTCCATCACTAGCAGTTACTAATGTATCTTGTATTACAGCTGGTACGTAACCAGTTTCTTCAATACATTCTCTTACACAAGCTTCATCATCTGTTTCAAAACGTTTAATAGTACCATGTGAATCAGTACCATATATCTGATATTTAACATCATCAACTATGTAATCTACTTTTCCACCAGGGAAACACCATTCTGATCCATAAGTATGATGCTCTGGTCTTTTTAGTAATAACACTCTACTTTGAGTATCCATTACTATTAATACAACTGATCTTTTCATTATTCAGCGATTGCAGTATATGCTCCAGAATGAATTACTGTATTGATTAAATAACCATTATCAATTTTTACCTGCCACTCTTTTTTAAGTTTAAACAACTTAGCTTTATCCTGTTCAGATTTAGTATAGATACTTCTATCTATAGGTTCTACTTTGTTTAAGTTAATCATTCTTTGTAATAATTCTCTTCTTTCTTGAGCTGTTGCTTGTTCTGCTATTGTCATACTTATTTTTAATTATAAAATTAATTTATTTGTTTTATTTTGTAAGAAATCTACTAATCCTTGTAATTTATACTCATTCTCTGGTAAAGATATATAATACTCAATAGCTGAGTGATTACCTTGTTTTCTAGCTTCTCCAGCTTCATCAAAACATGTTGCTGTAGCTTCAGCTGGTTCTGGTGAACCCTCATTAAAATCACTATATATACCTCTTCTATATGGTATAGCACATTTAGCAAATAGATCTCTAGCTTCATCATTATAACATGATCCAGTAAGCTGTCCATATATACAATATTCTGCTGATAAACCATTAAGATCATCTAGATTAATTTTATCTAGTTGTTCTTGAGTAGCATTTGCTCTTAATAGAGCAGCTTCTCTTTTTACTGCATTTTTTAATTCTTCAGTCATTATCTAATCTTTTAATTTAAAATTATCTTCCATTGTAAATACTCCTTTATGTCCAGGAAACCAAAATATAGATTTATTAATATCTTTTTTATTAACAATTATATCTTCTATAGTTCTTTCTTCTCCCTTCTTAACTGAGTACTCATCTTCAGTAGTAGTAATATCATCTAATGCTACTATTTTATCACCTATCTTAAATTTAGGTTGATCTATTGTATATCTTCCTTTTTTATTAAACTCTTCAATTTCACTTTCTGTAGCTAACCTAAAATAGATCTCTTTATCAGCTTTATAGTAGCTTTCTGTTGCTCTTCTATCTATAAATCCAATAACCCAATCACAGCTAAACTTACCACTGCTACCAGATATTGATACTCTATCTACAGTTCCTTCTTTTATACTTTCATTACCATCAACACTATTCATATCTAGCAATGCTACTATGATAGTATTATTTACAAATTTAGAGTTTTGATTCATTATCAATTTCTTCTTGTGTAGCTAATCTGAATTTATCTATCAACTTGAAAGCTTGTGTACTATTAGTAAACCACATAATAGCTTTACTAATATCTTTAGTTTTTATAATATCAGTTATTACTAATATTTTACCAGCTTCAAAAGATTCTGGAATAATACCTTCTACAGAAGAAACCTTACCTGTAGTAATAATTACGTCTCCTTCCTCAAATGGTGATTCAGGTTCTACTATTTTTCTTCCTTTCAAAAACTGTTCTTTCTCATCATCAGTAGCTAATCTAAAGTTCTCTGATTTATAACATCCTTTTCCAGGGACTGTTTGATCAAAGAATACTACTTGATTATCTAATGGTGATATATTTTCACCTACATAACCTTCTCTTATGGAAACAGGTTCTTGATTAGTAGATGATTCTTGATCTATAAGTGAGACTACTATATCTCCTATTTTAAATTCACTCATATTTACTTTCTAATATCTCTAAATTCTTAACTATTCTATTTATATCATATTGATAAAACTCTATTTCACACTTGTGTTTCTTATTTGATCCATCATATATACCCCAATCACTAGTAAAGTTTCCACCTATTTCTAACCAATTAACATAAAATTTTTCAGTACCAGGGTCCTCATATATATAAGTTAAATTATCCTTTAATATCCCATACTTATAACCTATTAAATTTTCATGTACATGACTTAAATCTTCGTTAAAATATCTACTATCTTTATCAACTATAAGCCTAACTTTATCTCCAGCCTTAAACATTATATTTACTTTCCAGTTTATCCAAATTACTTATTATATCTTCAATTTTTATTAAATCATACAATTCTACTTCAATACCAAAATCCTTATTTTCTCTATAATTAACATTATAAGTTTTTGATCTAGAACCATCTTTTAATATAAATTCACCTTCACAAAATGAACAATTAATTTTATCTGGATAAGGTTTATGTTTATCAACTTCAAAATATTGATAATCTATCAATTCAGTAAATTTTAATCTTCCATCTGGATAAAAATATCTAGAATTTAAAGTCTTGACTAATTTTAGTTTATCACCTTTTTTAATCTTTAAGTCCATTTTCTAATGTATCTAAATCACTAATAATTTTATCTATAGAATACAGTTGTATATGTTCAATTTCTACTAAATTACCATTAGACTCGATAACATACATATTAAGTGGACCTTTAGTATTTATAATTTCTTCTTTAGAATTATACCAATTTACTCCTATAGTAGAATTATCTTTTATCCAATCTTTAGCTATTTCACCATATTGTGAATTATAAATATCATCAGATTCATCTATTATAGTGTTAGGATCATTAGATAAGTTATATTCAAAGTTAAATCTATAACCTTCTATATCACATTTCTTTAATACTACTCTTTCTCCTCTTTTAAACATTACAATTTCTTCTCTAATTTATCTAAATCATCAAACATCTTTTCTATTAAATAAGCATTATCATAAACATCAAATGGTTTCTTTAGTAACTTATATCTAGCAGCTTCTGTTGGGGTAGCTGCTCTACATTCATTATCATAATTATTAGCTGGGTTTATAAAATGTACACGTGTATTTTCTTTACCATTACTATCTAACATAGGTAATAAACAGTTATAATTTTTTCTTTGTTTATATACATGATTAACTTTCAAATATTGATCTTTAGAAGATATATAACTAGTATTTAATTTAGTTATTACTATACATTGTCCTTGACTAAATCTATTATTCATCTTCTTTAAATTTTAATTCTAATATATCTAAATACATATTAATATCATCTATTATATATGATTTATCATTAATATCAAAAGGTTTCTTTAGCTTTCTATATCTAATTATTTCTTCTTTAGTTGCTTCTCTATAACTTTCTATATAGTTAGTGTGAATACCAGAATTTATTCTACCAAGACTATCAAGTCTTGGAAATAAATATCCATTGTCACTTTTTCTAGATATATATATGTGATCTTTAAATATATTACTAAAAGATTTACCATATCCTTTTTTGAATTCTGTAATAATATAGTATTTACCTTGTTGAAATATTGTATTATCTTTTGCCATACTTATCTATTAACTTATCTAAATTCATATCTATTACTTCTATGTATTTTTCTATAGGAAAAAGTTCATTTACATCACAAGTAAATACAGAATCTTGTGTAAATATTCTATCATCAGCTATAAGAACTTGAGGAGCTCTTGTCAAGCTTCCAGCTGTAGTTATACAAACCAATTCACCTATATTATTCTGTGACTTATCTCCTTTATATTTATCATACCTAACAATAATAGCCATATCTCCTACTTCATACTTTGTTTTCATATCTATGGTTTTTACATGGGATTGCTCCCATGTCATCAAATCTATCTTACGATTGTATCCTTTGAAGATACTAGACTAGAAAACTCTAAATGATTTATGTAGATTATCTCTATCTACAATTTTAATCTTAATATGAACTTCTGGTTCATTATTTTCATTTAGCTGTTCATCAACAATTAACATAGTTGGAGAAAGAATACTAATAATTTTAGCTTCCCATTCACCATTTACTCTAAGATCTTTAATTGGCTTTTTAGGATCAAAAACAGGTAAAGCTACATCTTCAAACCATACTTTTTCAGTACCATTCTCATTAATGATTAATACATCATATTTTTTACTATCTTTTTTGATATTAAAATATTTACCAAAGATTTTAGGGTCTTCATTATGGATATTAACCTCTTCAACAATTTTCTTTACTATATCAATAGTAATAGTTTTAAGAGTCGATAAGAAATCAATTGTAGCAGTTCTAAGATCTTTATATTCAAGTAGATCATCTACAATCTCCTCTATTGTCTCTAAAGGAAGATCTTCATAAGTCCTATGATATCTAATTCTTCCTGGTCTTTCTAGAAGATTATCATTAATATAAGTGCTATTTGTTGTCAATAAGAATACTCTTCTATATTGATTTGCAAGTACACCTTCCATTACTGTAAGTATATCAGCATTGTTATTATAGTTAGCAGGATACATTTTTTCAAACTCATCAAATACAAGAGTAACTGAATAAGGTATTTTACTAATATAATCTGCTACACCTTCATAAGCTTGTGGAATAATAATAATAGGTAACTCAAGATGATTAGCTATTAATTTTAATTGAACTGACTTGCCAGTACCTTTTACTCCATTTAATAATACACCAAGATTATCTTTGGTAGCATTAAATGTTTTCTTTACACGTTCTGTAAATGCTTTTTCATCTTTACCATATATTTTATGATTTACATGAAAATCTTCTGCTGATTTCTCTAAATAAAATCCTTCTTTAGGAGAGAATTGTAACACATATAGTGCTACTTGTAGAGGGTCTTCTACATTACTTACTTCACGTAGGAAATAATTATTTCCTGATTTAAAATATTTTTGATCCATGTTTTTAGTTTAATTAACCTGGTTTGTTTTAGAACTCCCCAGGTTTACGTTTAATTATTTTAACTGCATTAAAAAGTTAGTACCAGCACCAGCTACTGTAGTTGGATATGTACCATCCCATCGGCGTATTCTTTCCATCTCAACTAATAATGGGGTAAGTGTAGCTTGTTTTAATCTATTAGCTTCAGATTCTGCTTTAGCTCTAACAATAGTAGCAGCTGCTTCACCTTCTGCTTTAGCTTTAATTACTGTAGCTTCTGCAACAGCTTGTTTAGCTTGATTCTCAGCTTTAAATCTAGCTTGTATACTAGCATTCTTAGCCTCAATTGCATCAGCCATTGATCTAGGTGGATCTATATTAGATGTCAATTGTTCTAAATATATACCTCTGGAACCAAGTTTTTCCTTTAATACAACTTCAACTTCACTTTCAAATTGAGATCTTTTAGCCATCAATGAGTCAGATGTATACTTAGGTACAATAGCCTTAAATGCATCATATACTGCTGTTTGAATATATCTACCTTCACCTTGTATCTCCTGTAGAGAAGATCTAAATGTTGTATATATTCTAGGAACAGAATCTGACAATACTCTATATTGCATTTTTGTATCAATATTAAATTTAGCAGCATCTACAGTATTAATTGCAAATGGTTTGTAATCTACATTTTGTATGAATGTAGGAAATTCCACAATACGTGTAGTCCAGGTATTATACCACACTCTTCCTGAAACAATAGTGATCTTATCTACACCTCTATTTGTTCCATAAAGATTTAATTTAATCCCTACATTTCCAGCATCGACATTCTCATAAGTAAATGGTTGTACTGCTAATATGATAATTGCAATAATAAGAGGTACTAGAATCTTTATAATTGTTCTAGCTGGTTGTGGAATACCTGATTCCTTTTGATCAAAGTTGTTCATTGTTTAAGTTTTTGATTAATTGTTTAATTGGACCATATAATAACACCATTGCTATTATTACTTCACCTACACCTATATATACTTCAAGGTTAGATGGTTGACTAATATGTATAATACCAAAAGATATTACTACAATTGCCAAAATTACTTTAATTAGATTCATATTAATATCTGCTTATTCTTACTATTAGACCTATTTTTACTAGGTTTCTTACATCATCAGTTTTCATCTTTCTAATATCTTCTTTAGAGATATTATCCATTTCTTTATCACTACCTGAATAAAAACTAGCTTTATCATTATCAAGTAAATCCATTACCTGATTGAGATTGTTAACTTTCTTCAGACTCACCAAAATTGTATTCAAGTTCAATATCCCTTTTAAGTAATTCTGCTTTTATATAATGTACTGGATGTACACCTACATTCACTATTTCACAACCAGGAACATCTTTACCACTTTTAATAAATACAGCTTTAACATTATCTGATTCTAGAAATTGTAATGCACCTTCTATAGTAGCACTAACTGCTGATTTAAGAAGATCATCCACTTCTTCTTGAGTATACTTCTTTTGTATACCCCATTGTTTTTTTAATTTTTCCCACATAATTTTAAGTTTTAACAATACCATGGTGGTAATTCACCATCAAAATAATAATCTAGTATTTGTGACATACTTACTTCTTCATATACAGCATCATATGGTAATTCCCATGTTGTACGAAATGATGTTCTTCCATCTCTACGTATAACGAATGTACTACACAGATTATCCTTTATATCAAAAAATTCAAGTCTAAAGAATAATACTTGAGTACTATCTCTATAATAATAAAGGCTTCCAATTTTATAACTACTCTTCATATATTATCTTTCTAGCTAGTTCTAAATCTGAATTAGTAAATACTCCCTCTGGAAAAGGTATAATATTACCCTTATTATCACATAATTCTGCATAATGACCATTCCAATATACTATTCCATTACCACTACTTATAGCTAAGTCAGAATGTTTATAATTTTGATGATGATATTTTTTAAAAATAGGCAAACTTAAATATGTTAACCTATTATAATTATCTACAACAGCCACACGAGCATTAAAATAATAAGTATCTTTGGTATATATCTTTTTACATATTTCTATTATTTCATCTACTTCCATAAATCTTCAGGTTTAGTTGCTTGAGAAGTTATTTGATATTTAGAATAATCTTTTCCAGTAAATGTTTTATTCTTTATCTTATATTTTACAAAGACCCAAGGATATCTGATACTAGTTACTATACCTTCTTGACAATCTTTAAACATTGGACTTTCTCCTTCTAAAGGTTGAAGATGTCTTGGTACATAATATACCAGATCATCTTTATTAAAATCTGTTATTGTATTATTACTTCCCATTTTGTTTAAGTTTATTAGTGTTATATAACATAGTTTCAAGTAATGAATCAATTTCTGTAGTAATGATGGAGTCATATAAATCACCTCCATATTTTAATTCAAATGAGAATAATACTTGTCTTCCGTCATGATACATACTATTTCCATTAGAGGCGAACATTTTAGTAACTCTCATTAAATATTTTCCTCTTTTATCAGAAAATTCTAAATCTACTAATTCAAATGTTAACCATTTACCTTCATCATCATTTGCTAAATATCTTTGACCTTTATTTAGACGTAATTTAGTTCCATTACTTTTAACTATAACATCTCCTTCTTTTGCTGAACTCCATAATTTACCCATAATTTTAATAAAAAAGCCTATACCAATTTCTCAGTATAGGCTAAACCATAAAACATAAACATTATCTTTAAGCTACTTCTCTTATTTCTATAGAAGCATCATATACTTCTATTTCATAATTGTATGAAGAGTCTCCTAGAGACTCTGTAACAACTCCATCTTCTGTTTCAATAAGTAGTAGTGTTTGACCTTTACTATTCTTTATAGTATGGTCTAAATAGCCTTCAGGCTTATCTATTATTTGTCCCATTATATTGTTTTTAAATATTCATTAATATACTTATCAGATTCATACCACATTTTAGCGTTGAAATCTTTTCTATATTTATTATAGATTTTAGAGATGTCCTCCATTTGCACACTTGTACAATTAAATTGAATACGATTATCAGTTATTGATATACTAGCTTTACCAGTGATTTTATTAAGTAATTGCATTATGAATAATACATCACCTGTATCCTTAATAGGTATTTGATATGATCTAGTATAATCCTTCTTAAAAGTCTTTTTAATAGTATCTTGAAAGTTTAACTTAGGCTTCTTCCAATCTACTCCAAGTTTAGTAAGTATATCTCTAGCATTCTGTTTTTCACCTCCAATACCTCTGTCAGCTAATTCTCTTAATTTAGCTATCTTTTCAGCTGACATTAATTAATTATTGGATAATCTAATGGAAGAGTTATTCTTATCATAGTTCTATATACTTCTTTCTCTAAAGGAAGTGATTCATGAATAAATTGAGATGAACCATAATATACAGTGTTAGGTTCAAGGATAAATCCTTTATCTAATTCTATATGTCTACAGTCACCACCTATTCCAGGTTCTCCATTAAATGCACCATTCCATCCTTTACAACCAGCATAGTCTGATACTATTAACATACCACCATCTGGATTATTATAAGATAATTTATGAGTATCACTATCTAAAGCTCTACCATTTTCTCCTACTTTCCATCCATTACCACCACCATTTCCACTAGATCCCCATCCACACATTTCTGGTATATAATTACCATCTATATGAGCTCCACCTCTTCTATGGGAAGAACCAGCAGGAATCATTTTACCATCAACAGTTAGATATGCTATACCTTCTTTTATAGGAAGAAAGTTAATCATACTCATTACTAATTCTAAAAACTGTTTAGGTATAGAACTAAGATCTGATAAATTAAATGGTAACATTTTAATCTCACCTTCAAATGAAGGAAAAGATACTTCTATTAATTTCTTTGATATTGACTTTATCATATTATTTAAGTTTAGCTTCTAGAATATCTAGATTGTCCATAATTGTTTCTATTTCATATGTATCATCCTTATAACAAAGATGATATTCTTTATATTTATCATATTTACCAATTAAAACCCCACGTATGATGTGATCAGAATCTTTAGTTTTAATTAAAGGCCACCAATTTTCTGTATCTTTAGCACCATAATGTATTTCTTTTATATTTTCAGGAGCTATATAGAATTCACCTTCTATTTCACTACAGCCTGAGTGAAAGTGAGAATTTCTTCCTTCTTCACTAAATATTACTATACGTGTATGATCTATATTATTCTCTGTTACTAATTCCATATTTGTTTAAATTAAAATGGTCTACTCACCTTTCAGCTTTCGACCAACTTAAAACATATCTTACTTACCCAACCAATATAGAAATAATAATACAGCAATATAAATTGCTAACATTAAAGCATATATCTTATTGTGTCCCATTGAATGAAATATTTATCTTTTCCTTTAGTACAAGACCATTAAAGTCTAATACTTCAGGACTAATTGATGATAAAAAAGAAAACATATTACTTAAAGATACAGGAACAGATTCCTTAGCTTCTGCAATAGTTTTCATTGATACTATACCTGATGATTTAGATAAAGTAATAAATACTCCATCTAATTTAGTTGTGATAGTCTGACCATTGTCAGTTGTTACTATCTCATTGTTTTTAATTTCTGATACTTTCATATTAATCTGTATAAATTATTTTTCTTGCTTGTTCTAATTGAGAATATAAACCTTTTTTAATTAATTTAGTAAATGATAATCTGAAAGCGGTATTACCTATTTTTGCAACATCCTTATTATAATCAATATCTATTACTTCATATTGAATAGTCTTATCTCTAGATAAGTTATTTTTAAACCATCTATGAGTACTATCATGCCCAGCCCAATCAGTAATAACTATTATATCTCCTATCTCTATCTTATCCATAAATATTATAAGTTTATAAATATTTAAAGTTTAAAGATCACCTAAAGCCTTTATAATAGTCTTTTTAGCTTTAATTCTCTTTACTTCTTTATCTTCTTTAGATATTAATTCAAATGGTTTATAATTAGGATTTTTAATTATAGTAATTTTATTCCATAAATAGTCCCATACGTGCATATGTAATTGGATTGTTTCTTCATAATTTCCCCAATAGTTATAACTATTACTATCAACTTCAATTGGCTCATTAATTACTTCTATAAAAGAATTCCAACTCTTTTTTATATCAAAACTCCACAATAAAGGAAGTATAAATACAAATAACAATGTGATTGGATACATGAATAGTAATAAAAATAGACTAACTATTAATCTACCTATAAATCTTATTATAATTCCCATTAAAAGAAGATTTTACAGATCCAATAAAATAATTCAAATATAGAGAATATTACAAGTGCTATAATAATAGGAGTCACTACTATATTTTTATATTCTTTTTTTACTGATTTACTAATAATTACATGTTTACCACCATCTTCTATATATTGAAATATTAATCTAATAAGTCCAATAATTAATGCAACTAAAATCATAATAAGTACTATACCTATATGATTTATTAATACTAATGCTAACATATGTTTTTTTGTTTTTAAGTTTTTAATCTTTGTAAATAATTTCTCTTGCTTCTTGTAATTCTCTACTAATAACTAATTTTATATATTTTACAGAATAAACTGTATTCTCTATATTTACAGTATATGACCCCATATATTTATCATCAAGATTTATACTTTTTATAGTATATACTCTATCTAATGGGTGTGTGGCTTCTAGTATTACATTCTTACAATTAGAATTATCTGTATTATTACAACCATAACTAGTTATAAAAACTTCATCTCCAATTTTAAAATCATACATGATTTTCTAAATATATATTTGTTAAATAAGTCATTATAGTACATAGATCTTGGTTAGCTTCTTTAGAAAAGTTCTTAACACTATAATCAGCTAATATCATTCTCTTAACTTGATGTAAATGAGCTTTATCTAGATTGTCTAACCAATTATCTGCTTTATCTCCACATATAGAATATAGAGCATAAAATGCTTTTCTTTTAGTTATCATTTCTCTTTATATTTACTTGTAAACCAACTCCCTATATATGATGTTATCCATATTAATAAAAAAGATACACCTATAGTAACAAGCATATCTTTTGTAATAATAATATTAAATACTCTAAGTAGAATACTCATAAATATTATAAATATTAAGAATAACGAAAATGATAAAAGGTATTCTACTATAAACTTATAATATCTATGTGTCTTCATTATTGTTTGGCTTTAAGTATAACTACTATTTTTCTTAAACTATCAAGAAATAGTTCATTTGAATCAATTAAATTGTTAGATTCTTTTATATAAAAATCTATTCTTTCTCTTGTTACAGTAGTATCAGTACTTTTTAATTTGCTTTCAAAATAATCAAGTTTAACATCATTAGCTGTCAGCTTAGACATTAAAATCTTTGAGTTAGCTATTAGCTCAATCTCTTGTTTTTCTTCTTTAGATAGCTTTATACAGCTTCCTAGAACTACTATAATAAGTAGTAATAATAAATTTTTCATAATTGATCTGGTTTATATAAATATTCTCTTATTTGTTCTAATTCTTTATTCTGTCCATATATACGTTCAAAATCACTATATGTTATATATGTAGTATCATCATTATATTCGTCTCCAATATATAATATATTACTATCAAGACCACTATCATGTAGTAATATACAAGGATAATTATAATCCCAATTCCATCTATTTAGTTCACGCCATTTATACCCTAAAGAAAATAGTATATCTTGTAATGATTCATGTTCTTCTTCATTAAAACAATGAATAGCGTATCTTTCTTTAATCATTATAAAGCCAAGTTCTTATCTTATTTAACTCACTTTGTACTCCAGGAGTAATTATTTTTGATAATTTCTCATTGCTTTTTATAGTTGCTATCCATCCTCTCTCATTATCAAATTCTTCATGAAGATTATTACCTCTACATATAAACCAATAATTATCATTTTCAAAACTTATAAGAGGATTTGGAGGAACTGTGATTAAATGTTCTAATCCAGGTTCATATACATCACAAGGATAAAAAGTAGCTCCTTCAGTAAAGTTATCTATAACCCATTGTTTTTGTTCATTATTCATCATACAGCCAATTTCTTATATCTTGAAGATCTTTATCTCTATTTTGTTTATTTTGGTCAGTAGGATAAATTAGTTTCATATCATGAATATTATGTATTTTATAATGCATATAAGATTTTTTCCTACTTATCTCATTACTGGTATATATATTATTTGTATGATTATAATTTACCATTATATAATCAGTAACGTTTTGATATACATGTGATAATTTACCATTTTCATTCTCATTTACCCATACATAACCATGGTCATATAAATAATCTATAATATCATTAAAATTATCTTTAGTAGCAGGTATTAATATTTTCTGATCATTGTTTATCATATAACCATTTTCTAATATTATTTAACTCAATACTTCCTCCAGGGGTAATTATAGTTGCCATTACACCTCTATGTTTAATTCTTCCATACCAACCATACTCACTAGCTAATTCATCCCAATCATCTGATAAAATACTTCTAACTATAGTAACATTACCATCTTCGTTAAAATAAATTACTGGATCTTTAGGTACAGTATATATATATTCTTTTAGATTATAATGTTCATTGCGACTAATAATATGAGCTGGAATAAATTGTGTACCCTCTGTAAAATTCTCTATAATCCACTTTTTATCTTCATCAGTCATTGTATATTATTTTTAAAGCTTCTTCTAACTCAGCATTAATACCATATTCTGATATAAACTGAGATATGGTATATATTTGTTCATCGTCTTTTAAATCATTAGTCCTTAATCTTATTAATATATATCCCTTACCTGCATCATTTATAACTAAATAAGGAAAAGATTCAACATAGGCGGGTATAAATGGTTCTACACCTGGTGATCCGTTCTTCCAATAATAACCTAAAGACTTTAATAATTCATTTATTTCTTCCCA